CATATCTGGCGAAGTAGAAGTATGAAAATTTGCAACGTTTCCAGAGCCTAATCCCCATCCGCCACTTTGCGATACAACGTCATATAGATAATATTGTCCTGCTTGTATGTGTATTGCTGATTGTGATTTTACTGTTGACCCAGTACCAGTAATAACAGTTGGTAATGTTAAATCACCCGTTGTGTCAAAGGTCCAATGATTGGCATTTACTGTGGCAACAACAACATTACCACCATGATCAATCTTGACAAATTGATCGTCATTGCCTAGATACAGGTCAGTGGTGCCACCGCCTGCGGTCAAGTGTATGTGATCACCTTCGCCTTCAGCAGTTGGATAAATTAGCAATGCTTGATAAACGTTGGCTCCGCCTGCGGGTGTAATTCGAATAGCACCACTAATGCCACCGCCTTCTGCAATAGTGCCACCAGCTGGTAGTTGTAAAGAACCATCTGTGCCAAAGGTCCATTGATAATCTGGAACCGGCGGCCCTCCAGCAACTGCACCTGCTTGTATTACCACACCAGTATTGCCATCTGCTGTTATAGCTGAAATCTGTGTTGGGTTGGAAACACTGTCTGTCCACGCGATGCTTGAGCTCCCATCAGCTCCAATTGACCCAAACCCTCCGCTATTTATTATGCTGGTAGTTCCAGGCAATCCACCAGGCAATGTTAGTTTACCATCTGGTTTGAACTGCCATAAGTAATCGCCTACTTCAATATTAACAACACTTGCGTTCAATGCTGCCTGCCAAGCATACCACGCATCTCTTGCGTTCTTAGCTTTAACAACAAGGTCTGCTGGAGGCTGATTAAATGGTGTCCCTAGATACTCTGTTAATTCTTCATAAGTTAGCGGACTACTTATTGGTAGTGTGCAACCCCACGGATATCCAGAACTATACTCATTTGCTTGCCAGACTTCTTCTAGTATCAGCTGTTCTACCTGATATCGAGCATCCAGACCTGCTATGTCAAGTCCGGTTATAAAATTTAAAGCCTTCTCCGATTCTAAATTTAAGTTGTTGACGCTGTGTAGCACATCAGTGCCAGTAGGGTCATTAGAGGCAAATGTTGCTCCTGTTCCATTGGGGGCTGGGAATGTTAACTTACCATCTGAGCCAAATGTCCAGCCTTGTGAATTGTCCACATCGGTCATTATCACTATGTCAGCATTGTCTGATTTGAGTGAGAATGCACCCCAGGTTTGTGTTCTAATAATACTAGAGTCTGGCAACTTTGTTGTGCCATCGTCGTCAAATGTCCAAATATTATTTTGAGTTGAAAGTTCAGGAAAGTTAATACTAACAATGCCTGTTTGGTCTACTGGTATGGTTCCATCTATTCTACCACTATAGCGTTGTCTAGAAAATTGATCGGATTGACCTGCCGCTGTAAACAGTTGACTTAATACACTATTAAATGTTTGATTACCAGAGGCAGTTGAATAGGTAACAATAACTGTTCTTCCCAAAGCTAGATTAGTTAATAAAACATATATAGGAGCAGGAGCCACAAACAGATTAACTTCGATTTGCTGACTATTACGTTGACGCCATCCAGGGATAACACCAAATCCAATAACAGTTTGGTCGGTTGAAAACTCAAACCCAGAACCATTCCTTATGATATTATCAGTAGTTAAAGTTTTACTTGTTTGAATACCTAAATTAGAATCTGAGACTTGTGAAATTTTGTTATCTGGGAATGTTATTGTACCATCAGTGCCAAATGTCCATTTAGGTAATCGTGCAGTACCAGATACTGATACATTTGTAATCACATCATTAACTGTGGTAACACTTAATAGGCAGTCGTTGGCAGGAGAAGTACCGCCTAAGTCTACACCCGATATTGTATAAGTTGGATTAGTTCCGTTTTGTATAGCTGGAGGATAAACACTGGCTGAATATGTCCCATCGTTGTTAACATTAACGATATTAATATAAAAATACCCAGCATAACCACTCAAGTGAACACCATTTACGCTACCATTGCCACTTGCAAAATAAACGTCGTCAAACGGACCATATGTAGCAGGTAATTTAGTTTGTATTGTTAATGGTGTATTAGATGTGGTAATAGCATTGTTAGGAAATGAAGTTGTACCATCTCCGTCAAAGGCCCAACTGTATCCAGGAGGACCTCCAAAGATTTCAAATGCATGATCAGCGCCGCCAATTTTGATTTGACTGTTTGGTGCAACTGTAGTAGCAAAACTTCCAATGCGAAGTCCAAGATCGCCTTCCACAGCAATCTCACCATAGCTTTGTATTCTTAATATACCATCGGCACCAAACTCCCAACCGTTCATTCCATTATCTGTCCAAATGGTTACAGGTTTATCTGCGTTAGAAGATAATAGAGGACCGCCATTTGAATCACCAAGCAAGCCATTCGGTAATGTTAAACTACCACCTGCTCCAAAAGTCCAACCGTGAGCAGTATCACCGTTGTAGGTATATATTAAAATATCTTTGTCAACAGCACCGTCTATGATAAATGCACCTGGTCCGTCGGCAGTGCCAAGAAAGGTGCCTTGTGGGAATGTTAGTCCACCAGCATTATTAAAATGCCAAAGTTTTTGATCTGTATTATATTTTGTACCAATCCAAGCACCGTCGCCGTCTACCCACATCCATGAATCTTCATCACGACCTTGTGGTCCGGCAGTAATACCAGCATAGTTACCTGCTACTGATTTTAGTGTAGCACCGTTGATTGTACTTTGATCCGGCAATACAACAACGCCACCATCAGTAACTTCTAATACAAAGTGATTGTTAAGTGCTAGGTTAGCGGGTCTATTGTATAGTTTGCTAGTGGTAATCTTTCCAGCATCTAATGTGTCGGTAAAGCCTTGGCCAAAGTCTGATATAGATAATCCACCACCTGTTCCACCGCCTAATACTGTAGTACCGTTGCTGTCTACAATATCACCACCTATTGGCAATGTTAACTTGCCATCTGTGTTAAAAGACCAACTTTTAACAGTGTTACCATCACTAGATGAGATATACGCACCGCCATCGTTTGCTGTCCACATCCAACTGTTTCCATTTAGACTAGATAATCCTGCATAGCCGTCGTTTCCTGGATTTGCCTGCAAATAAGTTCCGTCTTGACTGTCACCAATAACTTTACCTCCGGAGGGGAATGTCAAATCACCGCCTGTTCCAAAGAGCCAATCTTTTCGACCACCTCCAGCATTTGCCGATAATCTCACTGCACTTTCTGCTGATGTTAAAATAATTTCATCGCCGATGGCAGAAATTTCGCCGCCCTGAACGCCAATATGCACTCCATCATCTGCTGGAAAGGTCACATATGGACCTGCTCCGCCCACATGCAATACTAACTCGTGAACACCGTTGATTAGTCTATCACCAGTGCCGCCTGCACCTAGCAAACTATCAACGTCTGTTAGTTGATTAACGTCAAGTGGAATAGAGGGTGTGTTAGTTAAATCTAAATAACTGCCTGAAAATAGAGTTGGTCTATGAACTAGGTCAAGATAGCTACCACTAAACAATGTTGGTCTGTTAGTTAAAGACAGATAACTGCCGTTAAACAGAGCAGGCTTGTTAGTTAGATCAGTCCATGATCCTGAAAATGTTGTGTATCCAGCATCATTAGTCAGCTGACTTGTCAGTGTTGGTATTGTAGGTTTATGTGATAACTGTCTATAATCGTTTGATGTTGCTACTGCTGATAGTATGGGTTTGTTAAGGATTGAACTAGGACCACTGGCAGCTGACCAGTCTGATTGTACTGGATCGCCATTAGGTGTAGCAACTACATCTCCGTTGACTGTTATTGCCCCTTGAACATTAACCGACAGCAGTTTATCACCAATATGTACACCTTCAGGGCTTAGCCATAAGGCATGCCAAGTACGATCAATACCGCCTAGATCGTGTTCTCCGCTAGTTGCGGGTCTAACATTAGTCGCAATGTTAAGCAGATCAAGCCCTACATAAAGCTCGCTAAAGTTGTCATTTATTTTGCCAAAAGCAACTCGTACAGTATCGCCGTCTCTACCGTTAGGAGTGCCCAGATTAATCAGTTGTTTTGCCATTTTATAGTAGCCTCATGCTCGTTACTAGTATTTATTGCATCCGATAAATATAATACTATGCCAAGACTAAGCCTTTACCGTCCCGAAAAAAGCAAAGATTACAAGTTCTTTGACCGCACTATCTATGAAATGTTTCAAGTGGGCGGAGTAGAAGTCCATGTACACAAGTACATCGGGCCCGTAGATCCTACAGATCCATCAAAAGCACTTGGTGCTACAACTATTCAAGATGTGCTGTTTTTAGAAAATCGTGATCGCAAATACGATCTAGACATCTATACACTTCGCGGACACTATCAAACACAAGACATTGACTTTAACCTAAGTCAGTTTGGCCTATTCTTAACCAATGACACGGTGTTTATGACTGTGCATATTAACAACTCAGTGGATTTGTTAGGACGTAAGATCATGCCCGGTGACGTATTTGAACTACCCAATCTACGTGAAGAATACATACCCGATATCAATAACCTACGCAACTTTGCAGCCGCAATTAAAAAGTATTATGTAGTAGAAGAAATCAATCGTGCGGCAGAAGGATTCTCAGCCACATGGTATCCACACTTATATCGTATTAAACTAAAACCTATTACAGCAAGTCAAGAATACTCTGATATTCTTAATCAGCCAGCAAATACAGATACCTATGCAGGTGCATTTGATCCTGATAAAACTTATTATCCAGGGCAAACTGTCATGTATAACGGACAAATTTATACAGTTATAAATGCTGTTGGTCCGCAAGGAACACAGCTAACGCCGCCAGATCCTGCCGCCTGGGCCGCAAGCACTGAAAATACACTCGGCGATCTAATGAGCACTTACAATATATCATTAGAAGTCAATGCGGCTGTGGTTGCAGAAGCAGAAAACGATGCTCCACTAAGTGGCTATGAAACTAGTCAGTATTATACACTAGCAGTTGATCCCCTAACTGGTCGCAGTTTACTAAACACCGTTGACGACACCGTTGACAGCGTGTCTGATATTGATGGCAATGTAAGTGATATTAATGCGCCTCCTATTAGGGATGGCTATAAAGGTTATCTAATAGACGACGGTGCGCCTCCTAACGGTCCACTAGCCAGTGATGCACAATTTGGTTTTGGTATACAATTTCCCTTTGGTCCCGTTAAAGGCGATACTTTCTTGCGTACAGATTACTTGCCCAATAGACTGTTTTTATGGGACGGAAGTCGTTGGGTTAAACAGGAAGATAACGTGCGAATGACCATGACCAACACTGACACACGTCAGACTCTCAAGACCAGCTTTATTAATAATACTGCTGTCAGTGGTATTGACAAAGCAGGTTGGGATACTCTTGTTGTTGGCAAACCGTTTGATACATCAAGCATTACTACAGTATTCACAGTTAATCCTAGTAGCGTTATTATTGTTACTAGCCTAGATTATAATGCTAACTTTAGAGTTGAAGCCTGGTTAAACGAATCTAGCCAAGCACAGAATGTTACAAATCAGAATGTTAGCGGCAAGTTTGGATTTACTATTCCTGAAACAGTAGTAGAAGGTACAAGAATACGTTACACAGTATTTGCTAAATTTGTTGAACAGCGTCAAGCAGTCAGCAAAGCACTAAGAAAAATTAAACCCGAGGCGGATCTATAATGCAGTGGTTCTACGATGGACAAATCCGACGTTATGTTGGACAACTAATCCGCATGTTAAGCGGCTACAAATACCAAGACGGTACTGGTAAGCAAATCGTTGTGCCTGTGTTATATGGTGACATGAGTCGTCAAGTTGCTAGTATATTGAATAGCAACAGCGAAAATAAAATGCCAAGTGCTCCACGTATTGCTGTTTATATTAGCAATGTACAACTAGATCGAACACGTCTTGCAGATGCTACACATATCAGCAAAGTGAATATTCGAGAGCGTGAAAAAATATACGATAACACTGGCGCATTTATTGGTTACAGTCAAAATCAAGGTAGTGGTTATACCGTAGAACGCCTAATGCCTACGCCCTACAAGCTGACAGTTAAAGCAGACATATGGTCAACTAACACAGATCAAAAACTACAAATCATGGAACAGATCATGATGATGTTTAATCCCAGTTTAGAAATACAGACTACAGATAACTATGTAGACTGGACTAGTTTGAGTGTGGTTGAACTTACTGACATTACATTTACTAGTCGTCAAGTTCCGCAGGGAACAGAAAGCGAAATAGACATTGGCACATTAACATTAGAAACTCCTATCTGGATCAGTGCCCCAAGCAAGGTTAAACGTCTTGGTGTTATTCATGATATTGTAATGAACATACACGATAATGAATATACATTTGAAACACAAGAAACTGTGACAATTGGTGGATTTAATATATTTGTGTTCAATGAGGGCGGAAATTACTATGCAGAATTGCTAGATCCAAGCTCAGTTATAGAAGCATTGCCGGACATTGGCGATACGCTATGGAAAAAACACGGCAATGATTTAAACTGGCGTTTACTATTAGATCAGTATACTAATTTTAAAGCAGGAAGTAGTCAGTTGTTTTTAACGCAGCCTAACGGCAACGAAGTTATAGGCACAGTAGCACTTAATCCTGTAAATGAAACTAGACTAAGTATTACCTTTGATCGAGACACTTACAATACTAACACAGTTATTGCAGGTCCTGCACGTAATAGTGCCAACTGGGGTACTGTAGATGCTATAGTTAATCCTGAAACATATAATCCAGGAACTCCCTTAGAAGGCCAACGTGTGTTATTGTTAAATGATATACCTGAAAATACACCAGCATGGAATACGTTTACAGCAAGTGCTAATAGTATTGTAGAATTTGACGGCACTGTGTGGACTAAATTAGTGCCACCCGAGGGCATTGTCTATACTACAAACATTCGCACTGGCGTACAATACAAGTACGAAGACGGTGAGTGGACTCGTGCATTTGAAGGTGACTATTCAAAAGGATCCTGGCGCCTAGTAATCTAAAATAAGTACATACATGTCAGAACAGATTGTATGTAGTGGCGCCTTATTTTACGCTAAATCAACTCGCAGATTTCTCCTGCTACAAAAAGCAGAAGGCAAACACGCGGGTACATGGGGCTTAGTTGGTGGCACTAACATAGAAGGCGAGTCTGCGTGGCAAGGCTTGCAGAGAGAAGTTGTCGAAGAAATAGGCACTATGCCTACTATTCTAAAAACAATTCCATTAGAAACTTTTGTATCTAACGATACTATTTTTAACTTCCATACATACTTGTGCGTTATAGACTCTGAGTTTATTCCTACACTTAGCAACGAACACAAAGGTTGGGCATGGGCAACAATGGATCATGCTCCAAAACCTCTACACCAAGGACTTCGTAACAGTTTTGGTAACAAGATTATTCGTACAAAACTACAAACAATCTTTGATATAGTAGATTTAATCTAACATGTCTCAAGTTATACAATCTTCAGTAAACTTAGCCGAGCATCATCGAACATTTATCGAAACACAAGTTCTCGGAAACTACTTTCCTTGGTATTGGGTAGGCGGACAAACTGTAACAGTTCCTCCTTCGCCGGTTCCTACAGGACAAAACTCCCCATACTTTAGTCACACTCTCCTTCGCCGCCCTGAAGACAGAGACGGCACAGCTAGCGATCGTAGCAAATACTTAGAGCCATTTATTGAAATATTCCATCAGTGGAGTTTGGAAAACAATATTGCCTATTCTAAAATATTGCGAGCAAACTTAAATCTAAATCTAGTATCATTAGATGGGTTTACTGTGCCACATGTGGATCATGATTATCCCCATTCTAACTTTATCATGTACTTAGATGATTGCCCAGATGCTGATACTATAGTTTTTTCTGATGATTTTACACAGTACGATTCGTACAAAGCTATAAAGTATACCGCAATAACATTTAATGCACAATGGCATGCCCATAAATATCCCAAACCAGGAACACGCAGAACCGTGTTTGTTCTAACATATATATAAGATGTTTAGTTTTTTTAAAAAATCGCCGATTGTTTTTGCATGTAGTATACCTGCGGTATTACATCGATACCCAGTTGAATTAGCATCTAAAGTAAAACGCAGTTGGATTAAATCTAGTGTGGCTGCTTATAAACATCAAGTACAGGCTATTGGAAAAACTCAAAGTGTGGCAGGCACAGCAAAGTGTCCCGGATTACATAACATAATGGGAGAAGGTTATATTCTTCGGTCATGGTTTGACTTAACTGTACAAACTACTAACGACGAGTATTCTTTTAATTGCACATTTCCGGCAGGCATGTCCAGTGTCTGCAAAGACAATAACTTTAATGAAGAACTAATATCTTCATTTTCAGGCAAACAACCAAACTTAGCAGTTCCGGTCTCTAACGGTAGTATTAAATCGTTAATCAAGATCAATACCCCATGGGCTGTAAAGATTCCCAAGGGCTGGAGTATGTTAATGTTGCCAGTTAGTTACGGCGATGATACTCGATTTACAGCAAAGCCAGGTATATTTACTGAGGGCGAGTTTTATACTATTAACCCTATAATTGAATGGCATGTTAAAAACTCTGTAGAAAAAATAGAAGCAGGTACTCCGCTATTGCAGATGATTCCAATTCGATCAGAGAAGGCGGAAGCAACTATTCAACTGTTTGACAATAGTTTTTATTTAAATCAAAAATATGCTAATTACGAAACTAATCACAAAAATGTTAGGAGCTAGTTATGATATTACCAGTTAAAAATCTACTAGGCAGTAACAAACTAATACATCTGCAACAGCAAGTTCGTGCCGAAGGCTTAAACTGGTATTACCTTCCCTATATTGCTTCAAAGACTGATACTCGCAATGATTACTCTGGAAGTTTTGGCCACTTAATATATCAGCATCAGCAAGGTGCTATTAGTGCGCTATTTGAAGTTACAAATCAAATATTATTAGATGCACTTGATGCACAAGGACAGCGACTAGAGAAGTTGTTTCGTATACGATTAGGAATGATTACTAGAGCTCCTTATAATAAAGTTCATGCACCACATATTGACAGTGACGGGCCGCATCGGACTGGTATATTTTATCCTTATGATTCGTCGGGTGACACCATTGTATACAACGAGCAAACAGTTAGCGATACATATACTGAACAGTTTAGACATAGCCCAACAGAGAATGTATGGTTTGATTTTGATGGGCGCACATTCCATAGTTCCTCTGCGCCCACTGAGCACGAAACTAGATTAGTATTAACTTTTAATTATCTTATATATGAATAACCCCATAGTTGAATTAAATGTGTTAGAACAGACTAACATTTTAAGAATTAAATCTGCTTTTACAAAAGAACAGTGTTTAGAAATTACTAAACAAATTCTTGATTATAAAAACAATGCACCACTTGAGTTAGGAACTAATCAAAATGCTAATCCAGGTTGTTGGTTAGGTAGGCCGCATTTTCACGGTGGTTTTTCTCCTAATATAGAACAACTACTAATAGATACTTTCAAAGAATCCTGCGATTTATATTATCAATCAATGCCTAAGCCTGCTAATATTACTAGGCCTAACATAGATAGTATCGATGCAAATAGTTTAGAAGTATGGGCTTGGGCTAATGTCAACGAGCCAGGAGCAGAGAATAGGGAACATATGCATAATGGCGGATTCATCAGCGGTGTAGCTTATTTTCAAGCAGAAAATACCGGATACATAGAGTTCATGCCCTACAACTACACATATAAAATGACACATCAAGCATGGCCCTATACTGGCGTATCGTATTACTACCCAGAAAACGGTGACATTATATTGTTTCCAAGTTTTCTGTTGCATAAGATTGAAAGAAATCCCAGTGATAAGCAACGAGTCAATATGGCCTTTAACGCAACGATACCCGGAGTTGGCGGTCTTGCATATTAAAACTAGTCCAAATCTAACAAAATAGAATCTGCATTACCTTAAATAAGCAGATAGGAATTTTAATCAAGATAGGAGAAAAAATGATAGACTTTATTCCACTTAGAGATCGTCTTCTTGTTAAGAAAATTGAGGAAGATCTTAAAACTAAATCTGGTCTTCAATTATCTGAAGATAGTAAAGAACGCCCAACAAAGGGAACCGTATTAGCCGTTGGCGATGGAAGGATTACTGACGACGGTAAGCTACTCCCAATGGTTATTAAAGTAGGTGATGTTGTTGTATACCCAAAATATGCAGGGCATCCAATTAAATTTGATTACGTTGAGTATCTAATTTTAGAAGAAAAAGAAGTTTTAGGAATTAAAAAAGGAGATTCAATAAATGGCCAAAATTAATCATAGAGTGGTAACCTTTGGAGAAGAGGCTAGAGATCGACTAGTTAAGGGTGTTAATGTCTTAGGCGATGCTGTAAAAGTAACCCTAGGACCTAAAGGTCGTAATGTTATCATACAACGCCAATTTGGTGCACCACATGTAACTAAAGACGGTGTAACAGTTGCTAAAGAAATCTTTTTAAAAGACAAGTTGGCTGATATTGGCGTTAGAATGATTAAACAAGCTGCCAGTCAAACATCCAATGATATCGGCGACGGTACAACCACTTCAACAGTACTAGCACAAGCTATGATTCGAGAAGGTATGAAATATGTCACTGCCGGTATTAGCCCTATTAATTTAAAGCGCGGCATTGATAAAGCTGTTGCATTTGTCTTAGAAGAATTGGATAGAGTGAGTAAAGAATGTTCAGATCCAAAAACTATTGCTCATGTTGCTACAATCTCAGCAAATAATGATACAGAAATGGGGCAACTAATTGCTAATGCATTACAGCAAGTTGGCCCTAAGGGCATAGTAACTGTTGAAAACGGGACAGGTTTGCATGATGATTTTATTTCGGTATCAGGACTGTCTTATGATCAGGGATACTTATCCCCGTATTTTGTTAACGCAGAAAAACAAAAGTGTATTTTAGAAAATCCATATATTTTGATATGCGATCGCCCTATTTTAAATATGAACGATGTGCTGGCAATATTTGAAAAATTAGTAGAAACTAAAAGACCATTTGTTGTTATGGCCGAAAGTGTTGAAACGGACGTATTAGCTACACTAGTGGTAAACGTAGTACAAGGAAATATTAGAGCATGTGCTGTTCGTGGTCCGGACTGGAAAGGTCGCAAGCGTAGTCAGCTAATTGAAGATATTGCTATTTTAACAGGTGGTAAAGTTATTTCTGATGCGTTAGGCACACGAGTTGAAAACGCAGAAGTTTCAGATTGTGGACAATGTAATCGTATTGAGATTACAGCAGATACAACTACTATTATTGGTGGGCACGGAGATAAGATTAAAATCCAAGAACGTGTAGCATCAATTCAAGAAATGGTTGAAGACTTAGATCAGTTTGTTGATGTGTTTACTGATGACGAAATGCAAGAACGTGTTGCTCAACTAACGGGTGGTGTTGGTGTTATCCGAGTTGGCTCGGCCACTAAAATAGAACTAGGCGAAAAGAAAGATCGTATTGACGATTCATTACATGCTACAAAAGCCGCAATTAAGTCGGGCGTTTTGCCAGGTGGTGGAGTTGCTTATATTAGAGTTTGTAAAAAACTTAAAGCATTAAAAGGCAGTAACGAAGAGCAGACTGCAGGTATTCAAATTGTCCTACGTGCTATGGAAGAACCCCTGCGTCAAATTGCTAAAAATGCAGGCGATAGTCCAGACGTCATTGTTAACAAAGTGGGTGAAGGTGACGACGAGTTTGGTTACGATGCTAGTAATAGCACATTTGGCAATATGTTTGATATTGGTATTATTGATCCAACTACGGTTGTAAAAACCGCGTTGATTAATGCTGCCAGTGTTGCCGGATTGTTATTAATTACAGATTGTGCAATTTATGAAGATGAAGATGAACAAGATTTATCTATTATAGGTCCTAGCACACCTGCCGGGCAACCTTTGCCAACTCAATACGAACAGTAATAAACTGTAGTAATAAAAAAAGCAACCTTAGCGGTTGCTTTTTTATTGACTAAAAAGTCTCCTTATGGTTTTTCAGGCCAGCGAACTTCCCATGGGAATGTCAGTTGATTTGGTACATCTCTTAAGTCTGCTCTATACCCCTGAAACGCTATCTGTTTTTCGCTAGATAATCTCGTTTGTCCCGCTGGAGTTTCAGTCCAATCAGATGCGATTAATAGTTGATCGCGTTTTTCGCGAATTTCGGCTTCAAGCTCTTCTTGCTCTTTAGGCTGAGTTTGAAAACTGCCCATGCCGTGACTAAGTTCTCCGTACTCGCCAGCTTGTAACTTTTCTAACAGAGCTTTAGAAAACTCGTTACGTGCTCGTTTCCATGCTACGAATTCTACCGGGTTGGAGCATCCTTTAAATAGAACATGGCACCAAATAGTGTCTACAACACCGGTCATATGTTCTCTTACTGGAACTTCAACTACATCATCAATTGTGAATACTTTTACCATAATATCTCCGTAAATAACTTTACTGTGTATTTATACTTTGTATTTATGTTTCCAACCAATTCCCGGTCGGTTATCAAATGCAAATTTAGGATAAAAAGGACCGTTTTTATCAATATAGTGAAAAAATGCTTGAACTTGATAGCTACCCGGAGAGGCAACAAACGGATCTCTCCAATGCTCAACATCACACCCTCTATAAACTATGATATCGCCCGGATTTTGTTTGATACATTGTCCAGGGTTATTTCCGCTAATAAATTCCCCGTTTGGTCCAAAACTTACTTTTGTAGATTCTTTATCAACGTACATGCCCCAGTTATAACTAGGATCAGAAACTATATAATTATTGCCAAGGCATACTGTTGTACTAATTTCGCAACTCTCTCGGTCTTTGTGTCGTTTTAGATCTGCACCAGGGCGATATACTCGATAATAGGTATACGTAGGACACAGAGATAACCCTGTATTTTTTTCCATAATGGGTAACAAGAAGTGAAGTAGTGTTTCCATTAAGGTATCAGAGTAAACAGAATGAACTCCTGCTACTTGTGCGTCTGCGCCTTCGGGAGTAAACTCACATTCTTCTTTTAACAAAGCATATTTGGTTGCTACTCTGCATATGTCGGCAGGTAATACTGATTTTAAATCCAAATAACTGTCTTGTTTAAATTGTTCAGGGTTTGTCATTTCCATGGTTTTCCTAAATTCCAACACACTAGACTAAATCTAGTACCCTTTGTAACCGGCGTTACTTGGTGATGTACATGTGAAGGGAATACTACTATAGATCCTTTTGGTCTTATTTCTGTGCATAAATGATATCGGTCAGGACGGTGAGGACCAAGATCAAATCGTAGATTACCTCCAGAATACTGTGCCGGATCGTTAAGACTAACAGTAACACTTAGTTTTCTAATTTTACCTACCATTTGTTGATTGGTTGTTCGATGAAACTCTTCGGGCATTTCTGCGCCGCCCATGTCAATCATTGGTGTGCCGTCTTGATTTTTATGAATAGCATGAATCTCAGGATCAAAATTGTCATAAACGTGTTCATTAGCATCAGTGTGCCAGCCATAAAATTGACCTTTACTATATTTTGTAAACTGAAAATTCTCAGTATAATCCCAATCAAAATTCCACCCTGCGCTAGCATTCGCTTTATGTATATACGGCCATATCAGTTGGTATAATGACGGATCATCTAAAAACGTCACATTTGAATCTCTAACATAAACTGATGCAGGATCTATCTTTTTTTTCTGTAGACCAGATACTGTATGGTCCTGTACAGGGACTGTACTATTTTCATTTTTTTGTCTCCAGCCGCCCACTGTTGCATTAGTGATATCTTTTCCAAATGTTTCTTCTTGGTCGGCCATCTTATTAAGACCAATTTCAATAATTTGATCGCAAACCTCAGGCGGAATAGCCGAAATAAAAAACCAATAATAGTATTTTAAAATCACTTAAACAAAGCTCCGTGTACACTACCAATGATGAATTTTGCATTGCCTTTTGTAATTTTATTAATTTTAAATGCAGTGTATGATGGAAATACCAAACAAACACCCCTATCATTAATGCCGGCATTTTTGGTGTCTACATTTAAAAATTCAATCTCGCCGCCATCGTATTCAGTTGGATCGGTTAGATTAATAATAAACGTTAGTTTTCTAGAAGGAGCCATTGGGTTTAATTCCATGTGCCAGTTATACTCATCGCCTTCTGAATATTTAAAAATTTGTGGAAAATCTTGATCTATGATTCCAAGCAAGTTAAAATCATATACATTATCGTTGGCATCTTTAGTAACTGTTCTAATATCTAAAAATGGAAAACCCTGTACATCTCCACGAAGTTTTTGTCTACTTGCTGAATGTAATGCTTTGTCCCCAACTACTTTGGTGGGCAACCATAGTTCCTCAATACAGCTATTTAAAATAGTATCGCACTGCTCAGGAGTAAAGACATCTGATTTATTAACGGATACAATATCTAAAGAGGCAAGTTTGGCAGTTACTGCGTAGTCTGTGAACTGGTCGGTATTACTTAGTTCTAAATTTTCGTCTGACATAAAGTCACTCCTGTAAAATATATTGTACTTATCTGTATTGATCTGGGGGAGAAATATTTTTGACTTATTGCATATACATAAATATTTTTATTAACTACAAGGGATATTAAATGCATATTGTTATAGTAGGAGGCGGAACCGCTGGTTGGGCAACAGCTCTATTAACAGCTAGTCGACATCCAAATCACCAAATTACAGTAATTGAGTCTTCAAAAATTGGCATTATAGGAGTTGGTGAAAGCACCACTGGAAGATTGACAGATGTGCTGACTAATTTTATCTACGATTTAGGCTGCGACCATGACGAATTTATCGTTGAGACTGGTGCTACCTTAAAATATGCAATCAAACACAAGGGATGGACCAGCGACATAGACGATTATTATATTGGGCCAATCGACGGATCTTGGACCAAAGACAGCATTCCAGACCCTATGTTTAACTGGGGTATTAATAATTTAACCGATAAAGAACTGATAAATGTATCGCAATGTGGTTTTTGGATTGACCAAGGCATGTCAAACTTCAATAAAGATAATGTGTTTGATAATTCTAGACATGCAATGCACGTAGATGCACATCTTGTGGGGAAATATTTTAAAAAAGTATGTTTAAGAAACAACAATGCTAGGCATATTGACAGCCAAGTACTAGATGTAAATCTACATCCCGAAAGCGGAGTTATCGAATCTGTAGTTCTGCAAAATGGTGACACAATCAACGGCGATTTTTTCATTGACTGTTCTGGATTTAATAAAGTGTTGATGAATAAGTTAGGCGGTAAGTGGGTCAGCTATCAAGACAATTTACCAGTCAACACAGGACTACCATTCCAGTTAAAATATCTTGACGGAGAAATGCCAGAATCCTATACCACTGCATGGGCACAGAGTGCAGGATGGATGTGGCAAATTCCCCTGATGGATCGCAAAGGCTGCGGTTATGTGTTTGACGATAGATTTACAACTCCCGAAAAAGCACAGGACGAGATTGAAATGCGTCTTGGTAGAAAAATAGATCCTATCAAAGTTATAAAGTTTAATACCGGCAGACAAGAATCTGCATGGATTAAAAACTGTATAACCATTGGACTAAGTAGTGCATTTTTAGAACCATTAGAAGCTACATCTATTCATACAACAATAGTACAAGCACAGTGGTTTGTGTTTGAGTATCTAAAAGGTACCGTAGAAGAAACTATAAACGAAGGTTCACGACGATTATACAATCAGCGTACTCGTACTATTTTTGACGATACTCGTGATTTTCTAGTAATGCATTACATGGGCAATCGACGCGATAGTGAGTTTTGGAAGTACATTGGAACAGGAGCAACTAAAACTGAGTTTGTAGAAAATTTAATGTTATCAGCTAAAACAAAAATGCCAACTGCCGCAGATTTTCCGCAGTATAGTGGAAGTGCAGGTTGGGCGTTATACAGTTATGTAATGGCTGGTTTAAATTTACTAAACAAGAAAGGTGCATGGGATAACGAGATGAGTCACAAGTTACCAAAGTACGGAGAATTGCGTTCATTATCTACAGAGATGCATTATAATATGCAAGACTTATGGACGTCTGAGATGAAAAATAGACATTCATATAATGATTTTATAAAACATTTTAGACAACTACGGAAACAATATGGCTTTTCAGATATCTAATATTAAAGATGAGATCTTAGTAGTTGAGAATGTTGTTCCGCTACAATTACAAGATGCTATTATAGAAAGAGTACAAGGTGATCAGCATTTTCCCTGGTTCTTGTTGCATAGGATAGGGCATCCTGATTATTTTGGGCCTGGTACAACACCTAACTATGCAGATTCCAATATCACAGACGATGTTGGGTTTTTTCACATGGCGTTTGATGGCAACGCCGCGAGCCCGCATTATGACTTTTTTAGATCTATATTAGATTTTTTTGCGGAAAAGGTAGATATCAAAATTAAAAATATACTTAGAATAAGATTGCGATATACTCACAAAGGACAACATCACTCCAATAGCAAGTATTCAGCGCCACACGTTGATTTTAACACAGGTCAGCCATATTATACACTAGTGTATTATGTGGCCAACAGTGACGGGGATACTATTATCTTTGATAAGATTTTTCACCCTGAGCAAGAAGTATACGATCCAGCATTTGCCGATCCACTCCCTGAGCTGTTAAGAGTCACTCCTAAAAAAGGTTCTGGTTTATTTTTTAACGGTCATCGATATCATTCCGGAAACTATCCAATTGACTACAGTTCTAGAATAGTCATTAACTTTGATTTTGAAATCACGAAAAATTAAAAGATAGTGATACTCGGCGGTCGTCTTCGTCTGTTGTCATATTTTGTTCTACATAATGACTGAGATGGCCGGGAAATAATATTAACATTCCTTCCGCTGGTACAAACCAATGTTCTGTATTAGTTCTACTGTTGTTAGTGTTTAACTTTTCATCGTAGATAATTTTAGTTAAAAAATTCATTCTGTCAGCTTCATTTTGTGCCCGTGTAAAATATATATTTCCACTATCTTTAGGAACTTTTAAGTAGTACACTCCACTAATAAAAGAAGAGCCGTGAGTATGTTCTCGGTTATATGTATATTTTGGATTTACATTATACCAATAACTAATTTTATCAGGTGAACAGGGTAGTTGCCAAGATTTAATAACTATTTTTGCGGCGGGAACTATATATTTTTCAAAAAGTTGCATTACGGGGTAGTTATCATAGTTGGGATTCCCCATCGCCAATGACTGCCACCCGCCAACATTACTTCTAATATTTCCCGGACTAGTTTGTTGCATTTGAAAGATGCTGTCAGTAATGCCCTGATTGTCCACTCCTTTTAAATAAGTAGTAAAGCAGGAAGAAACAAATAGTAAATTTTCTTGTAGTGTAGTCATGAAAATATTTATAAACATCGGCCTTTAAAATGAACAAACTTGAAAAGATATCAATCATCGGTGGCGGCACGGCTGGCTTTGTTGCAGCCTTGATTTTAAAGACTAGATTCCCTCAAAAAACTATAGAAGTTATACGATCTACAAAAATTGGTATCATTGGTGTAGGCGAGGGCAGTACTGAACATTGGACAGAGTTTGTAAACTATATCGGTGTTAATCCCCGTGCAGTAATCTCCCATTGCGATGCTACATTTAAATCTGGAATTATGTTTAAGGGGTGGGGGAAGCACGACTACTTACATAGTATAGGCCCAGAATCTGATATTAGAAACGGGCAATACCAAGCAGTATACGGTAAACTAATATCAGAAGGTGCACCAAAAGAGCTGTTTAATCCAAGCCTTGCATGGCAGAATAGAATATTTGAACATCAGCTAGATCCAAATGAAATTTTACCCTACAATCAGTTTCATTTTAACACTAACAAGCTGAACGAGTTTCTCACAACCGTGGCTAAACTAAAAGATATTAATGTTATAGATGATGAAATCGTTGATATTGAACTAAATGATCAAGGCGAAATTAAAAAAGTAATAGGAGAAAAACAATCCTACGAAGCAGATTTTTACATTGACAGTACAGGTTTTAAAAAAATATTAATTTCTAAGTTAGGTGCTAAATGGCAAAGTTATAGTGAATATTTAAAAATGAATTCTGCTATAGTATTTCCAATAGAGGACACAGAAGAGTATAATATGTGGACTGTGGCGCAGGCAATGGACTATGGCTGGATGTTTAAAATACCAGTTTGGGGACGTAGCGGCAATGGTTATATATTTGACAGTAACTATATCACACCGCAACAGGCCCAGGAAGAAGTTGAAAAGTTTCTAGGACACTCTATCACTGTTGGTAAACATTTGACATTTGATCCGGGCGCTTTAGATCAAGTATGGATCAAAAACTGCTGTGCTATTGGACTAAGTGCAAGTTTTGTAGAACCGTTAGAAGCAACTAGTATTGGCTCAAGTATTCAACAATCATTTTTATTAATGCATCGTTTACCGAACTATAATGAAAAAACTATAAAAAGATATAACAAGGATGTTTCTGATATATTGACCAATATACGAGATTTTGTTATTCTTCATTATATAACCAATAGAAACGATACAGATTTTTGGAAAGATGTTGCTAAAATAAAACTTCCCGATAGCTTATCTGAGAATTTAGAAAAGTGGCGCAACAATCTGCCTATAGCAGAAGACTTTCGCGGAACAACTGATTATGTCATGTTTAGAGAATCGCACTACATACATGTTCTCAACGGATTACGATTGTTTAATCAAGAAAATATTCGTCGAGAATATAAGATGCAAGCTCTTAAAATACAAGAGTGGGCCGACAGTGTAGTTAGAGAAAAACAAACATTTGAAAAACTCCACCCAAGTATTGGGCATAAAGAGTTTATAGGGCGCACACGTAATCTAGTTAAAAAATAATACTTGATTAATACGATGTATATTAAAAAATTCATTGGATGAAATATCCATCCCATGTAAAAATTTTGCGCCGTCAAACATTATTAGTCGATTAAACTTTCCATCTAACTGTTTTATAATTTTATATTTGTTTTTTGGACGCCAGGGTGCAAAATGCTCAGGCGTATCCCACTCGTCTAGAGCAATCTGCTCGTATAGGTTGGTAACTCCCCCGCTGGCATTTAAATATATAATAGCATTATAACCCAGATCTCGATGCGGGCCCCAATAGTTATTTTTATAGTCGTTAAATTCTGTATCAATAAACTTAATGCAGTTTGTGTTAACTGTTCCAGGAGATCTTAGTGGTTGATTGCATATTATTGATAGCCCTATGCTAATTTCCTTAAACTGTTCATTATAAAAATTATGTCGACGATCTGTAAAATGTATATTATTAAATGATGGCGTTTCTTTTTCTTTCCAAAGTTTGGCAGGCTCTGTTAGAAACAAATAAGATAATAACTCATCTGGATATTTGTAAAAATCATCCATGATATATATGTTGGAGTCTTGAAACTTTTCTACTGTTATATTTTCAAGATTGTTAGTTTCAAAAATTTTATTTAACATGCTAATTAAAGTTCATTGCTATCGATATTCGATTCTCAGTATTTGTTCCAGGTTCTACCATGTGACGAAGGTATGATCTAAAAATTAATAAAGATCCAACTTTAGGAGGATATCCTATTCTTGAAAAACTCAACTGGTTTCTTGAGGGTATATTTTTTATAGGGCACATGTCAGGTTCTTTAGGATCTTCAAAAACAATTTCGCCTGACCCTTCAGGCGCACTAACATAATATACTGCACTGAAAACAGATCCATTGTGTGTGTGAAATTCTTGAAAGTTTTTTCCGGTAGATACATTTGCCCATGCGCCACCGTTTATATAGGATCCAGTTGACCCGTGCATTTTTGAAAATTCGTATATATGCTCAGTAACTGCGACTATCAGCGGTTTGAAAAGCGGATCAGTTCTTAAATCATAGGTACAGTGTGTATTGTACGTGTCACCGATCCATCCGTCGCCGCCATTGGGAATGGTTTCTTGCAATTTTAGTATAGCAGTTTCCCATATTTTATTTTGTTCCTTTGTGAATAAATCAGATTGATGATATATTGCCACTGGAAACCATAATGCTACTTCAGCCATTTTTATCCGCCCATATATTATTTTGAGTCATGCATATATCTCATATATTGGATAGTTTGCGTTTTTTTTAAAAACTGTAAAACTATTTTGTATTTTTTTGTGCGGTTCTACAAACGTTATCATTTCAAACTCGTCACTTAGCTTGTTTTTTAGTTTAATCTCTGCTAAAAACAAGCGACCAAAAGCATTACCTGCTGTACTATGTATGATTATAATGCCACCAGGTAGTAACTGTTTGTAGGCACAATCAAACAAGTAAGCATACTCGGCGCCACTGCCAAAGTCTAACCAAATAAAGTCATATTTGTTGTGCTGAGTACTTATAGTTTTTAAAAACTCAAGACCTTCGTCAGTAACAAACTCAACTAATGTGTTTAAGTTTTCTTGTTTTAATATTTCAGGAACATCGTCAACTGCATAATCTTGATTAAATGTATCAACAACGGTAAATTTAGGATTATATCTGTTTTCCATAAACGCATTATCTTTGTTGTTTATAAAAAATTCGTTGGGTTGTTTACTGTAATCTTCTTTTTTGATATCGTCGATTGCCTTTGCTAAAAATAAAGTTGAGTATCCTGCACCAATTTCTAATATATTTTGAGGACGACAGCATCTAATCATTGAATACAAAAATACAGAAACTTCTTCTGTTAAGAAGTTTTTTGATAAAAGTTCAGTGTATCGTGTATTGATTAATGACATGTTATAGGGGTTCTAAGTTAATATTAAGTATTACTCGTCTATTACTATTGATTGGATTACTAGCAGTATGATATCTAAGTCCGTTAAATGCTATTAGCCTATTTGCCTTAGGTGAAATACGTTGTTTAGTAGTAAATGTTGTTGGCCTATCCAATATTGTAAATTGTTGATTAAAAAACCAAGTATCGCCATCAGAGTCGTTAAGATAAAAGATTAATACATCGTGGGGACACGGGTAATCTACATGTGGAATATTATAATTTTCAGATGTAAATCCAACCTTTGGAGTTTTTTGACTTAGTCTAGCTCTCACTAGATGATCCCTTGTGTATCCTAATTCGTCTTCTAACCGGGCCATAAAAATATCAAGCCATTTATATGTAAAACTCTCAATACCAGATTGTCGGTCATATATTATATGGTGCAGGCCGTCTGTTTCAATGGCCATTGGATCTATTACATGATTTTCTTCGGGAGCGATTGATACCGTTTCAGCATAGAACCATGGAAACTCTTCGCTAAGAACCGCGCGGTGCCATCGATTAAAGTCGTCCAGTGGCAAAAAATTATCTATTATGTGCATAGTTTAATATTTATAAAATATTTTGTGGGGCTGTAAAAAAATATAAGTACTACTATGAATCACTGTATACTTGCTATTATTTAGGATCCAAAATGTTTGATATTTTTTTTAAAAGAAAGAAAATAGTTATAGACTGCTTTACTACCAACATAAATGCTCATAAGCTATTTCCTATACAACGTGCCGCAAGATTTTATCCAGAATGGTGGAAGCAATTACCAAAAAGTGAAATGATAGAAAATAATGTTGGTTTACTAGTTGAGCGGCCAACAATAAAATCGTGTAGCGGGATTAATAACTTGTATCAAGAAGGATTTGTGATCCCTTTATGGAGCGATGTAGTTATACAAACACGTGGCTTGAACTATTTGTTTACATTTGCTGATGGTGTTAGTTCGTTACCTTATCACAATTTAGACCAGTTAGGTTCAGATTTTTACGGATTTCTAAATATCAAATTTGATTCTCCTTGGAGAATACAAGAAAAAACAGGTGTTAAGTTTATCTTTATACAGCCTAGTTGGAATAATCCGATAGATTTGTTTAACAGCCATGCACTTCCGGGAGTTGTTGAATTTAAACATCAGCACACTAGCAATATAAACATGCTGATGTCTCGCCAACAACGATATCAGTGGGATGCTGGAAGGCCGTTGGCCCATGTAATACCAATTACTGATCAAGATATAGAAGTCAAAACACATCTAGTCGGCGAAGTTGAAGCTAGAGCTATGCAAGTTTTTAACCAACGTTCTCCATTTTTTTCAGGTTCGTACAAAAAGACTAAACAAATTAATAAAGGAGTATGTCCGTTTTGAAAATATCTAGCATAGTAATAGTTGGTGGTGGAACTAGCGGATGGCTCACAGCCGCTTACTTGTCAAATGCCTGTCCGGAAGTCTCTATAACAGTAATTGACAAAGAGATAGGAACTCCCATTGGAGTTGGGGAAGCTACCTTATTAAATTTTAAACCATTCATGGAAGAATGTGGATTTGAAGTTGATGATTGGTTTTCTAAAATAGATGCTGGTTATAAATCTGGGATTTTATTCACAAACTGGTGTAAATCAAATCACGAAATTTGGCACCCGTTTTATAAAGGAAATCGAACAGTATCGATTGGCAATACAAAAAACAAACCGGTATACATGCACGATGTATGGTCAAAAGCACAACATCTTGATTTTAAGAAATACAGTTTAGGCTACTACGAAGCATCTATTGATCACAATGTTGTTGATTCGTCAAGTTTGCACAACTATGCTTTTCATGTTGACTGCGGCAAGTTGGTTACATACATTCAAGAAAAAATAAAAGATAAAATTAATATTATTCGTTCAGACGTTGTCAATGTTGTAGTTAATGATAGCGGCGGGGTCAAGCATTTAGAACTAAAAAATGGCAGTACAATCACTACTGATTTGTTTGTTGACTGTACTGGGTTTAAAAATCTATTAAGAGCTCCTAAAAAACGAGTTGATTTGACGGATCGCTTATTTGTCAATACCGCAGTGGTATGCCAAGTTCCTTATAAAGATCGCCCTGAAGAATTTAAACCATATGCTGTTTGTGATGCAGTGGATCATGGATGGATATGGAAGATAGGTGTTAGTAGTCGTATAGGTAGCGGGTTAGTGTTTAACCGTGATCTTACCAGTATCGATGAAGCCAAACAATGTTTTGCAGATTACTGGAAAGGCCGAGTAGATATAGATAAAATTCGAGTGATTGATTGGACTCCGTTCTATAATAAAGATCAGTGGGAAGATAATGTTGTCAGTATTGGACTAAGTGCTGGATTTATTGAGCCACTGGAAAGTACAGGAATAGGGTTAATCACTGCTGGTATCACACAATTAAACAATGTTGTTAGAGAACAATATTATGACCAAGACAATGTTGATTTTTTTAATCTACAAATGAAATTATATTTTGAAGACTGTGTTGATTTTGTATCAGGACATTATGCTAACAACAACAGAACAAGTAAGTTTTGGAATTTTGTCAAAGATAAATTTGAGCCTTCTGAAAAAATGAAATATTTTATTGAACATCTTGCTGACCCCACTATCAATATACCCTACAATGGCAAGTTTAACTTGATATTTGCAGGGGTTAACTGGTCGCTGATGTTATTACAACTTGGTTATCCTGTTGCTCCAAGAGATATCGATATCACAGATGAGCAAGCTGAAGAACTATTGATCAAGAACTATTTAAAATATGAAAAACATAAACATGTATGGTCTCGACCACATAGTTTAGAAGTAGATAGATTATCAGAAATAAGTAAATTATGAAAATAGTCAAATGGTCGTTCAATACCAGTCACGAATGGGATGTTGACCACCCGGAGTGCATTAAACCATTAGTAGATGGAGATTATTATCCGTTCAAACATCTAACTAAAGAAGCCACTGCTGTTAGAAAAGGCGCAACATTTTTAAAATGTCCGGCGCATACTGATTTTTTAAAAAATACATTTATATTCTGTGCTCCGTTTGACATAACAATAGAGCTTGATATAAAAGATGAAGGTGCAAGTAGGATATTTTGTGAAAACATTACCCAAGAACAATTTGAAAAATTAATTGATATGCGATTTTTATACAATGTTGACCGAGGTATTAATCCTTATCCGATTGTGGGTATTGATTGGTTGACTACTTTTCAAACTGACGAGTCTATGCTGTTACAAGTTTTTCCAGCTTTCATGCATCGTAATGATTTTACCGAAAAAGCAACAGTAGTCCCGGGGGAGTACGATATTAGCAAATGGACTAGGCCCGTTGAATGTGTTTTTGAAGTTCGATCAAATGTTGAAAAGATTGTTATTAAAAAAGGTGATGCTATTTCTTATTTTAAATTTCACAGTGATGAAATCGTTAAACTTGAAAATCAACCAACACCGTGGCCAGATATACATCAGTGTAATGAAATACGTAATCAAAATGTATTCCGTCCTTTGAAAGAAAGATATCAGGCATTGGTTGAAGACAATAAAAAAAGGTGTCCGTATGATAAGCAAGATTAATAATATTGTAGTTGTTGGTGGTGGTAGTGCCGGTTGGATAGTGGCTACTACTCTGATATCTCAGTTGCCCAATACTAAAATTACAGTGATTGAAAGTCCAAACATACCAACTGTTGGGGTAGGGGAAAGCACTATCGGTGGCATACGTGCATGGCTAAGATTAGTTGGAATAAAAGACAATGATTTTATGTCTGCTTGTGATGCCAGTTACAAGCTAGCCATCAAATTTAATAATTTTTACAAACAAGATTCAGGGGCTTGGTATTATCCGTTTGGCGCTCCCTATTTGAAAGATACTATGCACGGGAGAGATGACTGGTTTATTAAAAAAACGCTGTATCCTAACACCCCAACAGAAGATTATGCAAACACGTATTATTCTCAAATGGCTCTAGTTAATTCTAATACAATTCTTACAAACAATTTAGATCTAGATGGTTTTGATTTTTATAATCATACAGCATTTCATTTTGATGCGGCCAAATTGGGAATATGGTTACGTGATCAATATTGTAAACCAAAAGGTATTAATCATATCGCCGCTGAAGTTGTAGAAATAACACAGGATGATTCTGGAATTAAAGAACTTATATTGAGTTCAGGTGAAACAGTAACAGCTGATCTGTTTGTGGACTGTACTGGATTTAAATCATTGCTACTGGGAGATGCACTGCAAGTTCCATTCAAAAGTTATGAACACCTATTGCCTAACAATCGTGCATGGGCCACTAGAATTGAATATACTGATAAAGAAAAACAATTGGACTCAGTTACAGACTGTACTGCGTTAGATAACGGCTGGGTTTGGAATATACCTCTATGGAGTAGGATTGGCACTGGCTACGTTTACAGTGATAAATTTATTAGTCCAGAACAAGCCAAACTAGATTTTATTACACATTTGCAATCAAAAGGGTACGATACTAAACATTGCGAATTTAGAGATATTAATATACGTGTAGGCATGCATGAAAAATTATGGGTTAAAAATGTAGTGGCTCTAGGTCTCAGTGCGGCTTTTATTGAACCATTAGAAAGTACTGGATTACTTACTACGCACGATTTTGCTAAAACTTTGTGTAATGTGTTATTACGTGGTAGTGTTAGCCAATGGGATCGAGACGAGTTTAATTTAAAATGTGAAGATGAGTTTAACTACTGGGCACAATTTGTAAGTATGCATTATGCATTGAGTCATCGAGACGATAGTGAATACTGGAGAGCCATTAGTAGGAAATCATTTACAGACTTAACACCATTTGTTAATAAAATGCAAACTCAAGGTTTGTATTTTCAAACTATGTATCAAAAAAACTTTGTAAAATTTTTCCAAGACGACAACGGTATTAATTGCTTGGCGGCAGGAATGAACTGGAATCCCAACGACTATGTAACATTACGCAGTATATTTGCTGTTGGTACAGATCTAAGAGAAGAGTTTGGTCTAATTATTATGCGATTAACTGAAAGACAAACAAAATGGAAAGAGGCTGTAAAAACAGCCCCTAGTCTATATCAGTATCTTAAAGATAAGTTTTATAGTTAATACTTGACAATAACAACACCCGATCCACCGTCTGCACCATGTTGTCCGCCGCCACCGCCACCACCAGTATTAGCACCGCCAGTACCGCCTCGTGCTGTAGGTTGTCCGTTTTGACCGGCATTAAACGACATACCGCCACCTACACCGTGTCTAGTTGGAGGAGCACCATATGGTCCAGCATGGTGACTCGATCCACCACCGCCACCACCAATGCCGCCATTATAGTGGCCAAACCCGTAGTGTGCGCCACCTGCGCCACCACCACCAAAATACATAACGCTGTTTAATATATCACTGGCAGCACCTGCACCACCATTGTGGTCACAGCCGTTAAAACTGCTTCGACGATTAGTTCGTGTATCTGGAGCATCGGTGCCGCGGCCACCTGCACCACCACCGCCACCGCCCAGGTGAGCGTTGTCAGTTTCTTGATTGAAACGAACACCACTTCCGCCTGGAAATCCTTGACCCGCAGTACCAATACCCCCATAACTGCGAGTACGGTTATCAACGCCGTCACCAGTATTAGCGCCGCCGCCTCCTGTTGCACCAGAGCGACCCGGGGTATCAGTACGACCAATGGCACCCGGACTAGAATGACTCCAACTGCCACCTCCACCGCCACCCAGTGCAGTTAATGATCCAAATACTGAGTTACCGCCATTTGGTCCTGCCACAGTAGGACTACGTCCGCCACCGCCGCCACCTACTGTGACAGGAACTCCGCTACCGTTTGTTACTGCATAGGATCGACTTTGAATGACTCCGCCACCGCCGCCACCACCGCACCAGTCATAGCCACTTGAGCCACCACCACCGACTACTAGTACTTGCACATTTCCACTAAATGTTGGCGTAAATGTAGCAGTACCAACTGTGCTAAAAATATGTACAATACCGTTAGTCGTGTAAAATATGCTGTCTCCGCCTGTGCCGATTAAGCCTGGTGAAAAGCCAGTTACTGGTCTCCATGCGGCACCGTCATAAAACTCTAAAGTATTAGATCCACTGGCTGTGCTGAATCGAATCTTTCCGGCAGCGCCTGCTGTACTTTGCGTTTGATTTGGCAAAGTCACTGCGGTAGTATTGTTAAACGTGGTATTTTGTAATATTGCCATTTTTTATTCTCTATTAGTATCTTACGATCACAATGCCTGCACCGCCGGCTGATCCATGGTTGCCATATTGGTACTGTGTTCCGCCGCCGCCGCCACCTGTGTTGGCTCCACCATCACCTGCATTATTCTGTGCTGTACATGCGCCACCTGCATTTAGTGCCATGCCGCCACCTGGGCCATTAAAAAAGTTTGCGCCGGGCTGACGTGGGTTTCCGTGTTGTATACCAGCACCTCCACCTCCACCAATACCGCCTGCGGCTGCTGTAGTTCCGTTAGCTTGGTGAATAGCACCACCACCACCGCCGCCCCAGTATAGGGTATAACCTAAAATATCACTGGCTGCTCCTGGTCCGCCATGTCCAAGACCGCCTTCGTGTGCATCGTCTGCGGCATTCATGCCAGCTCCGCCAGCTCCGCCACCACCACCATTTGTGTGAGTATTATCGCCTTGGTTATTAAATCTCACACCACTTCCACCTGGGAAGCCTTGACCTTGAACGCCGAGGCCGCCAAAACATCGTTGACGGCTATCTGCAGGACCGTAACCGTATGGGTTTCCAGATCCATGGTCAGTAGTACATCCACCACCACCCGAACCACCAGGTTGTCCTGCTTGACCGTCCCATGATCCGCCAGCTCCGCCACCATAACTAGTGATTGAACCAAATACTGAATTACTGCCAGTGTTTCCTCTATTTGGAAAACTTGGACGAGGGGCTCCTGCTCCTACTGTAATAGGAATACCTGTGCCGCTTGATACTGAATATGCTCTGTTATAGATTACTCCACCACCACCACCACCGCCACCAAGGTGAGATCCACCACTTCCGCCACCTGCGATTACTAACACTTCTACGGTGCCAGTGAATGCCGGTGTAAATGTAAAGTTACCCGTTGAGGTAAACATGTGTACTACGCCACTGGCTCTGTTGGCATTATTTGCAGTTGAATACATGATAGTATCACCGCCTGTGCCGATTGACCCTTTACTGATACCAGTAACAGGTTTCCATCCAGTAGCATCATAAAATTCTAGTAAGTTACTTGCAGTATTAACACGAATCATGCCGGCTGTAGGCGAGCCCGGTCTATTACCAGTAGTACTAATCGGTAATGTTACAGATCCAGTTTGATTAAAACTTGTTGTTTGTAGTTGTGCCATTTATTCTTCTCTGTTAGTATCTTACGACAACAATGCCGGAACCGCCAACGTTTCCACCACCACCGCCACCACCGCCACCACCGCCTGTGTTGGTTCCACCTGCACCGCCGCCAGTGCCGTGTGAGCCGTTTTGTGTAGCATCACCGCCTCGATTTAGTGCTTGTCCACCACCAAATCCGCAAGCTCTTGGTAATGGAGTTCCAGGATAATAGTGGGTAGCTCCGCCACCACCACCACCAATACCGCCTTCGTCACCACCGCCGTCACAAATATGTGCGCCTGATGCGCCGCCTCCGCCCCAGTACAATACTTCACCTAAAATATCACTGGCTGCTCCGGGGCCACCTTGACTACTCATTCTGCTGTTACAATCAGGGGCATCACATCCGGGGCCACCTGCTCCGCCGCCACCGCCGGCGTGGTGTGTATTTTCACCGTCATCGTTGTAACGTACACCTGATCCGCCTGGAAATCCCTGTCCTTGAGTTCCTAATCCGCCTGAAACACGGAAACGACTGCCGTCTGCACTAGTACATCCTGCTCCGCCACCTGATCCGCCATTTCCGCCTGGGTTAGTTTGGTCCCAATAGCCCGAGCCGCCGCCGCCATAACTGGTGATTGATCCAAATGTTGAGTTTCCGCCGGCAGCAACTGCGGCAGGTGTACCTTGGTTTGAATTTCCTGCTCCACCGCCACCTACACTGAGAGAAATTCCTACGCCTGCACTAACTGGGTAAGAGCGTTGGAATACCATTCCGCCACCGCCACCACCGCCGTTCCAACCACCACCACTGTTGCCTCCTCCGCCGATTACTAGTACCTGTACATATCCAGTGTGCGCTGGAGTAAATGTTGCAGAGCCCACAGCGGTAAATGTATGACAGATTCCGCCGTTGCGTAATTGAGTAGTGCCGCCGCTGCCGATAATACCGTTACTGTATCCAGTTACTGGTCGCCAGTTTGTACCGTCGTAATATTCCAATAACCCAAAATCAGTATTGTAACGCATCATTCCGGATGATGGACTTGCTGGTCGCTGTGCTGTTGAGCCTGACGGTAATGTTAAGTCGGTAAATGAGGATGCTTGTAGCTGTGCCATTTTTACTTATTACCTTTTGTTTTGTTCTTACCTTTTAGTTGATCAATTTCTGCTTGAAGTGTTTTAACACACTCGATTAGATAAGCACTAATCTTAGTATAGTGAATACCATAAGGTTTACCTTTTTCATCTAATGCAACTAAATCTGGAGCGAACTTGTAAACTTCTTCAGCAATTAAACCTGCTTCGTGTTTTTTATTATCTTTACGATCATATGTAACACCGGTTAACTGTAGGATAGCATCTAATGCACCGTTGATTGGATTAATATTTTCTTTAAATGCAATACTAGAAGTTTCAACTAAACCAACTGTATATATTGTACCGCTGACACCTAAACCGCCTGTAACGTTTACTGAGTTAGTGGCATCAGTAGCAGTTGTACCTTGTCCGCCTTGCGTAAATGTTGTTAAACCGTTGGCGGCCAGTGTAGTAAATGCGCCGGAACGTCTAGTTGATCCGCCGATGGCCATGTTGTCAATAGATCCAACAGTTCCAGGGCTAATAGTAACTGAACCAGTGCCAGAGGGACTTAGTGTCACGTTGGCATTTGCAGGGCTAAATGTCACTGTGTTGTTAGCGCCTAGGGTTGTAAACAATCCAGATCCGCGTGTAGTAGCACCAATAGTGCTAAAGTTACCAGCGGCTGCGGTAGTAACGCCAATAGCGGTGTTATCAATACTACTAGCTGTTGTAGGGTTAATAGTTAACGCACCTGCTGGGTTAATAGTTACTGTGCCAGTTCCTGTTGGACTGATAGTCACGTTGGCATTTGCAGGATTTAATGATACTGTAGACGTTGCTGTTAGTGTTGTTCCGCTTAATGGGCCACCAACGTTAACTACTGCTACCCAGTTGGTCCCGTCGCTGTATACTACCATTGAAGTATTAGCGGCCATAGCTTGCGTAGTAGCGTTGCCAGCAGTTCCGTATCCAATAAATTTGCCAAGACCGACAGTACTAAATGACAAAGTAACTACGCCACTTGTAGCATTGTAAAATGTCTGGCTGCTTCCGTTGAATAATACTGGATCACCGATCGTTACAGTATAAGGAGCAGTGCCAGTAAATTTAGTAAAAATACCTTGTGTAGGTGAATCAACTGACGCTGTTGTTGTAGTTGTAGTTGATGGTAATACCGTATTATAACGTGCCATGTTTTATCTCTCTTATAGTTCTAATTATGATGTTGCAGTTTCAATGCCGTAAATGTTAACATTCACTGCGGCAGTTGAAGCATATGCAACAATATATTTTGCACCGGTTGCCGCAGCCATTACTAATCCAGTACGTTCAAATACCCCTTTTGGTGGAACTACAGTATCGTATTCAATAGCTTCGCTAGTAACCAATGTTCCTGTAGGTGAACCTGCGGTTCCTAAACTAGTACCAATATACAAACGAATAGTTGCCGCTACAGTACCTGTATTGGTAAAGCTAACGTTAACTACGCTGTATGTGTTGTTAGGTACTGTGTACGTAGTAGTAGCAGTTGTTGCTCCTAATGTACCTGTGTATAAAATTCCTGTTGCCATGTTATTTTCTCCAAATTTTTATGTTTATCGTTGGCCAAAGAATACAAGAGCTACAGGAGCCCCATCTATTCCACCCTGAAATGTCATCTTGCTTGTTATCAAGATTTGTGCATTGTTAGTATTACTTATCGTATTTCCAGCAATATATATCTGTCCCGAAGTTATTGTATTTACGTTTAATGAGCTCTGGCCTCCACCAATTTGGGCTGTAATAAACGCTTTAATAGCTTTCTGCGTTGGAACTACGCTGTCACTGTTAGCTGTAAAGTAGGGATCTGTACTGAACTGAGTAATAGTTGCTGATCCAACTCCTAAACTAACTGATCCAAGTGTCAAAGATTGTAGTCCTGACAAATTAAACGCACTAGCGTTCAATGTAGCAGTACCAGTTGACTGTTGAACTCCAAACAAGTTACCAACGTTGAAGTTACCGTCTTGATCAGTACTTGTAAAGAACACTCGTCCACCACCTACAAATAACTGTTGGTTAGCTGATACAGCTTTAGTAGCATCAACATACGGATAGTTAGTTGCTGAGAAACCACCTGTACCAATATACAAGAAGTCATGTCCAGTTAAACGAACGTTACTATATGACAAGTTAGTTGTAATCAAGTCATTGTGTGTAGGTGCTAATAGTGTTGACAATCCAGGATTAATCTGGAATGTAGCAGTATAGTTACCCGGGATACCTAATATATTAGTTACACTAACTAGTTTGTACCAACGACTTGTTCCAGTAATACTACTAAACACCACGTTACAACCTGCTGTTGGGATTTGATATAATCCGGTCACGTTGACATATGTACCTACTTGATATAGGTCAGCATATCCGTCACCTAAGTAACTTGCTGTAGCAGTTGTGTTAGCAATACCACGATTAGCAAAACTTGGATTACCTAAAGCACCATTGCCAATACGTGCTGCCAATGGCGCTGTGTTAACCTTGTTAGGGTCAGTTTGTGTCATGATTGGACCAGCAAAATATGTCATGCTAGTCGGTGTTGACGCTGTTAGTGCAAATATACTTCCGCCTGCTACAGTAGATATTTGGAATGTTCCTGCTAGACCACCTGTACTTGTTGGTGTGCCTTTAACAAAATAGTATGTTCCTGCAACGATGCCGCCTGAGCTTGCACCAAATACTATAGGTTGATTTGCTGTTAAGTTTGTAATATTATCAACTGTGATAGTACCAGTACTTGTTGTACTTGTTGCTGTAACAATACCGCGTGGATAACCACTTCCCGGTTCAATCATACGAACTTCAGTAACTGCATTATTGACAATCTTGATACGACCTTGTGCTCTTGCACCAGTTCTAATTCTAGTAGCTGTCTTACCACTTGTATTAGATACTGCTACCCAAGTTGGTACACGACCTAGTGTAGCGTCAACTGGATTACCAAATGCTAAACCTAACCAGTTGCTTGAACTTGGCATGCCTGTTGCATAGTAGGTCCAGTTTACGCCGTCTGGACTGGTTGCACATGCTTGACTTGATGTTGCAATAGCTATAAACAAGCCTTGACCGTATTTAATTCTACTCCAAGTTGTTACACCGTTTGCGTACAATGGATTATTTACTGCGGTAACCCATGTGTTATTTGCGGCATATGACGGACTTGTGGTCCATGCACCTTGTTGCCAGTTAATGGTATAACAAATAGTACCGTCACTAGCTAATGCAATGAATCGGCCGTTACCGTAGGCAATACTTGCCCAAGTCTTGCTTGGCAATGTTGCACCAGCATACCATTTTGTCGGATCTGAACCAGTGAATGAACTTACGGTTCCTCCAATAGCACAGAATACTCCGGCGCCGTAGGCAATATAACCATAACCGGATGAGTTAGCGGTAATGTTGCTTGATTGATCTGACCAAGTAGTACTTGACAAACTGCTTGAGCTACCTGGTGAGTATGATACTGCCACTGCTGAACTTGTTCCACCAATTGCGATATACAAGTTATTACCATACGCTAGAGATCTAAGGTTAGTTTTACCAGTATTACCAGCAGTAGACGACCATGTTGCTCCTTGGTCTGTACTGTATGCCGCAGAGTTTGTAGAAGTAGAAATAGCCATAAATGCCGCGTTTGCGTCAGTTACTGTTACTGTTGGAGTTGTTACATACCCGTAGCCTGTTTGTGATATGGTATAACCAATCACACCATAGCCTGCGGCATTTGTATTTGTATTAGCTCCAGAAACTGCTAATGTACCAACATAAGTTAATGCCACACCGTATGTACCGCTTGCTCCAACACCGCTTGCTCCATATCCAGATTTACCATAAAATGAGTTAGTAAATGTTGGCTTAGTAGAACTAAATGTTCCGCTTCCGCCTGCTAGATAATAGTTGGTTACAGCCGGACTTACTGTTGTGTCGACTGCTGAGTAGTATGACCCGCTTGTTGCGGCGCCGCCTGAGCTCCAACCAGTGGCAGTGAACGGTGGTGCAATAGTTACTATTGGTGATGTATAGTACCCAGAACCATATGTTGTAGCTGTAATGCTTGATAAACTGCTAGTAACTGCTGTAACTACTGGGCTTGAATATACACTACCAGTAATGATCATGTCAACTGCTTGTATGGATCCGTTTAGTACTCGAGCTGTTGCAGTTGCTCCTGTTCCATTAGCATCTGTAATCACAATAGTCGGCGGTGTTAGATAGTTATATCCACCGTTAACTACTGTAACACTTATAATTTGTCCTGCTACGTTAGTACCGACTGCGCCAACTACCGCAGATAGTATTGCGCCACTTCCGCCAAGCCCGCCAACTACAGGTGTAGCTACTGCATTTTGGCCGCCACCGTAAACAACTCTGCCCCAAGTAGAACTTGCATCTGTTGGTAGTGCGCCGCCTGCGGCCCATGTTGTGCCATCTGTAGTTTTTGCAGTTGAGGCAACACCTGTTGCATTTGATATAGCAACGAATGTGCCTTGACCGTATGCCACACTAGACCAAGTTGTACTAACTGCCGCTGTCATAGTGATTGCAGTACTTGTAAATCCTGGAGCAGTATATGATAGTGTTGGTTCAATAGTGTATGCTGATGTAGCATCTAACAATGGTTGAATAGTAGTGCCTGGAACAACATGATCCCATCCTGCTTCGTATACAGGAACTGCAACGCTACCACTTAAATCTGTACTTGCTAAGTTTTGACTTACACTAACAGTCCAAGTTGACCCTGCGCCGCTACCTGATTGATTAGCAACAATATATGTGTTGGCTAATATTGATCCGCCTGTTAGTAACATACCTGGGTAGATTGTACCCGATGTTAATCCGCCCACAGTTAGAGTCGTTCCAATAATGATCGACGATGTTGTTACTGCGGTAGTTGCACTAGTAGCTGTTAATGTAATACCAGTTCCAGCTGATGCATTAGCAGCCGATGTACAAAGTTTAAATGTAGTGCCGTTTACTACGTTTGCAAAATAAACTGTTGGAGTATATACTGCTGTAGATCCCGAACCAGTTACACTTAACCCGCCAATGGCAGCGCCCAAGTATATTGGTTGCCCTGTAAACATAGTTGCTGTACTTGCTACTGTAAATACCGTAGTTGAGTTAGTTGTGATTGTTAGTGTTGCAAAGTTTGGTCGAACTATGTTAGCAAGTTTGCTAGACTGTGCGTAGCCGATAATATTAGCAAACTGTCCAACACCGGTACCGCCAATAAGCTGTATTCTCATACCAATATAAGCTGAACTTAGTTGAATATCCGAGTTAGCAATCGATACTGTTCCTACGGTACCAGTTTGTGCTACGTTACTTGCTGTTAGATAGTTACTACCACCAATACCTTGACCGTTGTTTAGGTCAACTAGACGTGTTTCAAATACCGCTGAATCACGGAACTCGTCCTGTACTGTTACGATATTATATCCTGCACCATTGATAGTTGGGATCGCATTAGTGTATGCATTACCTGCATTTTCAAATTCTAAGCGAAGAATTTTATCTGTGCTGTCAGTTACTACGTTAGTAATATATGCTGGGTTAGCACGATTATTTAAGCGACCATAGATTGGTGTTTCATATGAGTCAATACCTTCAGCAATAACACCATATGTACCATATGAACTGTTACCGTTTGTAGCACGGATACGTCCACCGTATTCTGCTAAGTAGCCTGCATATGAATAGTAGGCAAACACTGAAACAAGTTCTGTTAACGCATTTGAACCAGTACACCATACTCCAATACCGTCTGAAATAATAGTTGTATAGTCGTTAGCAACAATAGATTTGTTACCGCCAGCATGTAACGCCGCATCAATCTTCATACCACTACAACCAGCGCCAAATAGTGTCACGTTCTGTGTATATGGTGAACGATTGCTAATCCATGCGCCACTGTCCTGTGGTCCAAATCCTGCGTCAAGACTTGAATACGAACCTGCTGTAGGACGTTTGGTTCCTAGTGCATTAGGCAATGTCATTGCTCCAGAAAGACCGTTTAATGTCATATTTCTTAAACCAGTACCGTTACGTAGATGGAATAAGTCATTGGATGTTGACCCTGCTTGTGCTGCCAAGTATATTTGTACGGCTCTTGTTGATTTATAGTTACCAGTTAGTGCTAAATCATAAACTAATGCATCAATATACTGATTAGCATCACGGATACATTTTGTTGAGGACATGTAATAACTAACAGTCATAGTACCTAAACCACCTGATAATGTTTTAGCAGTCTGCGGTCCTGTGCCAGGTACTGTTGTTGTAATAGTAAATGTTGTAGTGCTTGGTGTTGTTAATACCCAATATACTGTGCCTAGTGCAATAGAAAGATCAATAGATGACCCTGTATTACTAAACACCACTGGGTCATTTACTGTTAAGTTATGTGCTCCGCTAGTTGTAATGGTTCCATTTGACACTGTAGTGGTAACTGTTGCAGTGTATATAGATTGCACATAAGCAACCATTTCACTAGCTAAGAATGTTTTATTAGCACGGATAACTTCTGCACCTTGTATTGTAGACAATGTATTATTGTAACCAGTAACAGAACCATATGATCCTGTTGGGTTGTTCCAAGGTTGGATAGTACCGTTAGTGTTCTTATCACAAATACCTTGATTGATTGGCATACCGGCAGTAGCTGTGGCTGTTAATCCTGTTAAAGAATTTGTAATCGTTAATGCAGTACCGCTCTTATAAGTAGCTGTAACTGTGATACTTGTTCCGGCTGCTGGATATGTTCCAGCTGTTACACTGTTAATCCAATAGATATTACCCGGAGTTAGACCACCAGCGGCATCAAATGTTGCTGTTAGTGTTAAGCCAGTAGCATTAGTTAGTGTAATAGCTGATCCACCAAATGTTGCGGCAATGGTAATAGTACTACTTACTATTGATTGAACATAATAACGTTGGTTAGCTACAATGCTTGAAGCTGTGCCGCTTGCCTGTGGAGCATATCCTGTAAACCAAACACGTTGTCCTACAGCTACGCCAGTGACACTTGACAGCGTAATTGCATTACTTGTAATAGCTGTTGCTGTTGTGGTAATGTTTGCTGGTAATCCAGTGAAAGTAATTGGCATGTTAACATACATGCCAGCATTAGTTGCTACTGTGATCAAGTTTGTACTTGTAGTTACGGCAGTAACTGGTATAGTTGTTCCGCTAGCTGTAATACTTGTAGTTAGAGCAAGTCCGCCGTAGATACCATACACAACTGCTGTCATTGCTCCAGTAGCAGTACTGTTAATAGCAAATACTGATCCAAGATATGTTTGGCTAACTGTAAACTGTGTTGAGCTTAATACTTGTTTAATATAGTATGTGCCAGCTACAAGATTACTAATACTTGTTCCTGTAAGTGTGATAACTAATCCCGGAACATATCCACTTGTACTACCTGCTGTAAGAATATTAGTATATGTAGTTCCGTTTAATACTACACTTGTAGTTACATTAATAATACTTGTAGTAGTTGAGGCTGCTGACTGATTATAGTTCAATAACCATGTTGTTCCACTTCCTGAAACAATGCTTGTTCCATTAGCTATACCAGTTCCTGAAAGGGTCATGCCAATAGCAAGAGTTCCTACAAGAGTGGCAGCATTAACAACTAGCTGTGTGCCAGTAATGGTACCAGTAAATGTTGCTGTACTTGTAGGCTGTCCATAAATCTGTGCGACCATTTCGTCAACCACAGTTTGTGTTTGTACAACAGCACCGTTTGATGCCAATAGTTTTACACGCTCACCGATAAATCCAAGAGCGCCATATGTAGAATCTGCAAGGCTAGTATGTAATGTAGCAACTGAAGGAACTAAACTGTTATATAAACGTCCAGATTGAATACTTTGGAAGTTGCCGCCAAACAATACGTCATATGCTAGTGCTGAAACTACATATCCTGCATCACGGTTTGTTAATGTTAGGATAGGGCTTTCATTTTGATAGAAACGTGTGACCCATGATTGAGCATCGTTAGCAACTTCGCTTGCACGAGCTTGGATAGCATCGAACGATCCTTTATTTGCTGTGGTTGCTAGTGCATATGCTCCAGATACTATTGGAGTAATAGCTAGTGTAGAACCAGTAGCTGTTGCTGTCTGACTTATGCTAACTGTCCAAAGCAAGTTAGAACCTGCTGTAATATAGGTGCCTACAGCAACCGATCCGCCTGTAACAATCTGTCCAATTTTAACAGTACCTGTAACAGAACTTACAGTTAGTGTTGTCCCACTGATAGTACCAGTAAATGTTGCGGCTGATGTGTCAGGAGCGCCATTGTTAATCCAATATAGTATATCAGCAACCCGAGCCTGTGCAAATGATGCCGATACCGCAGATCCAGCTGTACCAGTTGTATATTGTGTAGTGGTGTTTCCTGTGCTACGTGTTACACTTGTCTTCTGAACAATTTGTCCAAGGATAACAGATAATCTAGATACTGCTTCTTGCACACCAAGTAGATATGGTGGAACTAATTGTGCAGTATTCAAACTGTAATATGAGCTTCCGGTAATCAATGATTGGCTATTACATCCATATGTCATATCATAACAGATTGCGTCAAGCATATTAGTTAAGTCGCGCAATGTTTCTGCTTTGTAAGTATCACTGTAAGAACTCCACTGTGCTGAGCCAGTTAAAACTCCATCTGTGTTCAAGAAACTTACAATTTCATCTTTGATAAACTGATAGTTAGCTTGAATTAATGTTACTGCATCGCCATAGTTTGCTAGATATGATGAGTTATATCCAGTAACCGTTGGCATGCTGATTGCTGGTTGGTGTAACAACCCTTTTGGATAATTTGGATTTGTTGGGCCAGTGATAACGCCGCCGCCTGCAAACATATCTTGAATAATTCTAATATTAGTTACAACAAGATTAACCGCTGATGTATTTCCAGTATCGCCTGCAGGTAATGTTTTTACCTGTGTTGCTGTGTTGCCACTAGTAGCTGTTACGGTGCTGTTGGCCACTAGGTCTGACAGTACTGATTGTACACGCTGTAATGCCACTGCTGTTTTAGGTTTGTCGCTAACCAAATATTGATTAGCACTTGAAACTTGAACAATGGTACTACGTAACTCGTCACCAACAATGGCAGTATATGTTGGAACTACGATAGGACCGTATTCGTTGTATGTACCAGTTTTTAAATAAATTGTTGTATTTGGACGTAATAGTTGAGGGATACTTCCATAAGAGCTTGCTGATATTGAACTAGTAATAATACTTGCTAGTCCTTGTACTATTGTTAATGCACTGCTTTCAACTACAGTAGTTGCCACACCGGTAATATTTTGAATAGCTTTTGTGCTAACACCGTTTACTGTTTGATAGTTAACTGCCGGTGCTGAGTTAGACAGTACCGCAGGGAATAATGTGTCTTTTAAGTATATTAAACTTCCTGCAAATACTGGCGCTTGTTGCGTAGTTCCTGTGCTAGTGAATGTTGTTAGTGTTTTAAAATATGCTTGTGTTGCAGTTTCAGTATATAAGTTGCCGCCGTGAGTTAAGTCAAATATAATTCCGTCAACTACTGTTCCGGTGTCGCGTTCAGCTTTGCTTTGTACGTAGTTAAAGGCTGCAACTGATGCTGTGCTACTACTAGCACTGATTGCTCGAGTTATACCAGATTGATACGCTTCGCTAATTGTAAATGTTGTTGTAGAAGGAATTGTGTTTACATAATATACAGTTCCTGCGGTTATGCCGCCGGTGGCTGCTGAGAATGTAATAGGCATTCCGTAATACATGTTAGCAGTAGTTATCTGACTAGTGGTGCTTGAGCCGCCAACAATAAATGTATTTCCGCTTCCGCTAGTGCCAGTTACATTAAATGAATAGTTAACTTGAATAAAGTTGTTAACTTCTTTCATCATAAACTGTTTGTTAAGTTTTAATAATAATCCGGCATTGGTATTTAGATAACCGTCTTCAATTTGTCGGCAAGCATATAATAATGTTGCCCATGGTTTATCTAGTGTTAGGCCTTGTCCGTTTCCAGTAGTATCAGTACCGCTTGGAGCAACATAAACGATGTTTTGTAGTTGTCCGTAGTACGACCATGCTGGCTGATTACCATTAACACGTAGTACTTGTCCGTCTGTACCGATTGGTAAACGTACAGGACCAGTAGTACCGTAGTATACCATGTCACCTTGTGTTGTCAATGCGCCTGTATCTGCTCCGCTTGACAAAATATTCCAATAAGTTGCAGTTGTGTCGCTAATAGGATCGTTTACACCAGTAGAACCAATGTGAACACTGATACAGATGTAACTGCTGTTTCCATAATAAACTGCATCGCCTGCAACATAAGTAACACCTGTTTTCCAAGTTGATGCATATCCGCTAGAAACTGTAACAGTGCCAATAGGACCTGTACCACCACCGCCAGTAATAGTTGCTACTTTAACAATTAGATCATTACCTGGAGTTGCACCGCCTAAGGCGCTGCCTAAAATCTTTAATGTATCATTGACTGTATACCCTGTTCCTGCAGTACTACCAATAACTGCTGAATATGCAGTTCCTGTGCGGGTCACAGTGAATGTTGGGCTTCCGCTGCCAGTTGCACTTACGTTTGAGCTTGCAACGTTTGTGTAGGTTGTGTTAGCGGACGATGCCCAACGGATACCAGAACTTAATTTATTCCAGTATGTAGAATATGGAGGACTTGGATTAGTTGTAGCAGTTATTGACTGACTTGTTGTAGTACTTGTTATAACAAATACTGAGCCTGCAAGCCCACTAGGTGCTGTTGCACTGACTGTAAAGTGTGTACTATCAACAATAGTTTTTACATAGTATGTTGCAGTATTGCTTAATCCGCCAACTGCTGATGCAAATGTAACAGGTATGTTAACAGATAGAACGCTTGTATTACCGCTTGTTGTAATTTGATTAGGACGAGTTGGGTCGGTACTGATAGTTGTACCTGTAACAGTTAATGTTTGAACACTGTTATCGACAGTAGCGGCATAGGTATAACCGCCTAATGTTACAACATTACCAATCTTATAAGATGTAGCTGAAGTCCATTCGCCAGAATATACTAGTCCAGGTGTAAATAGTTTCCAATAGGTAGTTGCTGTACTTGGATTTTGTGGGCTTGCTGATCCATTATTTACTACGGCAGTATATGTATTACCGCCATATGATACAACATCGCCTGCTAGGTAATCACTAGATGAGCTCCATGCGCCGCCAAATTGGAATCCGTTGACAAAAATAGCAAACTTGTCTGTATCAATAGCTGTGCCGGTTGATGTATGATAAGCAGTGCAAATCCATAAGTTTGCTCCGGACTTGACAACGTCATTTATTTTATATCTTACACTGCTACCGCTCCAGTTTCCAAGATATGAAAGACTCTGATTGAATAAATCCCAGTTTGCACTATCGGCTTCTAAGCCACTAGCGGCTGTTGAAGCACTAGTATGTTGTGTTTTACAAACGTAACTACTTCCACCGTAGTAGACTAAATCACGAACTTTGTATCGTGTACTGGTTGTCCATGCACCTAACCATTTGAATCCTGCAGAGAATGTATCCCATTTACTTAGATCATCTTCTAAGTAAGTTTGACTAGTATGTGCTGTTTTACAAATGTAAACAGTTGCTCCCCAGATGACAATGTCGCCTGGATTATAATAGGTAGTACCGGCCCAGGTATTTCTCCATGTTGAACCGTCAGCAATCAAGTTCCACTTGGTGACTCCGGGAATGCCTGCTAAATCTGTAGCAAATGCTGCCGAACTAGTATGACTTATTACACAAATGAAAGTTTTTCCGCCATTTGTAACAACGTCATCAACAACATAGCTGTGACTTGCTGTCCATGTACCCTGATACACAAACTTAATTCTACCTAATTTAAATTCTGCCATTTTATATCATCCTCTGATAGTATTTATCTTTGTTGTATTTCTTATGTTTGTAATTAACGATTTCTTGCGCTTCTCATAAACATGTCTAATGCTGCCATACCGCCATCTACTTTAGAACCAGGAATATAGACCTTATTAACCATTTTAATGTCGGATCCGACTAGTCCAGGTGCAACCGTCGATTTCATATAGTTTGGACCACCAACACTTATTGTACCTGCAATAAAGTTACCGGTATAGGTATTTGCACCACCCTGACTTAAACGGCCTGTTAAGTAAGATTTAACTGCTCGCTGTGTCGAGATTATTGCGTCAGAGTTGGCTGCAAATGTGTTGTCTGTACTAAACTGCGTTACAACTACACTCGAGTTACCTACAGCAATACCGCCTAGACTCAATGTTTGTAGACCGGTTAGTCCAAACTGTGTTGCACTTAGGGTAACTGTACCAGTTGCCTGCTGTACTCCAAATAATCCACCAACACTAAAGTTACCGTTTTCGTCTGTGCTTGAATAGAATACGTGTCCCTGATTGGTTTCAACTGCTTGATTTTGAATTTGAGCAGTTGTAATATCAGTATATGGATAGTTAGCTGTGGCCTTATTACCTGTACCAACTAACAAGAAGTCATGGTTAGTTACACGACACTGACTATATAGTTGGCGTAACTGAATGGCAGTTCCGTGTGCCGGACTCTTTGCTGTAGTCATCTCAGGAGACACTTGAATAGTTGCTTCAATAAACGGAGCTGTGGTTCCAAATACTGCACTTGCACTAGTTACTTTATAAATCTGACTGTTCCCTGCAATAGATAAGTTGCTGCCAACCAACGGTACTGATGCTAGATTACTGACAATCAAGTTTAATCCTATCTGATATGTATCAGCATAACCATCTCCAGTAATAGTTACCACTGTAGACGTTGTACTGTATCCAGTTCCTCTATTGATAAATGTTGGGTTGGCTATTGCGCCGTTGCCGACTCGAGGAGTTAATGTAGCAGATACTGATACGTTATAATCTATAAGACTGATAGTAGGAGTTGTTAGTGCTGGATCATAGTTTGAGCCAGTTTCCCATAATGACAATGCAGTGATTACGCCCGAATTAATAGTTGGGCGGCCCTGTGCCTTTGCACCTTCACTAATCGCTGTTGCATTTCCTGATTGACTACCGTCGCCAGTTAGTGTTGCAAACACTCCAATGTTTGAACTAGTTATTCCAAATACTATTGAGTCAATACTTCCGTAAGTTAGTGTTCTATTAGTCCAAGAAATACCGTGCTCGCTTGCCCATGCCGATGTACTGTCTGAGTTAATGGCAACAAATACTCCTTGGCCGTATCTTACCTTAGTAGCAGACATATAGTTTAATGATTGGGTCCAGTTAGCGCCGTCAAAACTAATTGCTGAACGTAGACCTGTGCCAGATTGAACTGCCACAAACTTGTTATTACCAAATGACACGCTAGTATATGCTGGTGCTCCTACTGAGAATGTTAACCCACTAGGTGTACCAGAGCTTGTTGTTATAGCATTAGTACCGGCAATAGCGTGTGCATATGTATCTGATAGTACAAATGTTGATTTACCGTCAGTAGCACTGATATAGTATGTGCCGTTTGTTACTGCACCGTATGTACCGGACGGAGTTAAGTTTGCACCAGTGATAACTACCGACTGTCCAACAACTAACTGCGTGGTTGTTGTTGTGCAAGTAAACTGTCCAGCACCACCGGCAATACTAACACCACTAAGTATAACATTGCTAGTTGGTAATGTTGACAATGTCCAACTAATACCGTTGGTGCTCCATGCGCTTTGTCCGTTACTATTAATAGCAAGGAATATTCCTGAACCATATGTTAAACTAACCCATGATCCTATTGAGCTAGTGATAGCTGTACTTCCATTAATATCATCAAAGTGCATTAACAGCATGGTATTTGCATCTGGTGTAAAGGCAAACAATGAGGGCGTAAATGTGGTTGAGTATCTAGAAACGCCTCTAGTAACTCTTACTTCGTCAATATAACCAGTAGCAAAAGTTCCTCCTGTCCGTGATGCTCCTATTACTATAGGGCGTGCCGCATAGGCATTAGCATCTGTATAAGTTGTTGGCGTTAGTGTTCCGTTGACAAACATCCTAGTTATTCCGCTAGACCTTGATATTGCTACATGGTTCCAAGATCCTGCTGAGCAGGCCACACTAGATGTAATCTGATAAGCATTGTTGACAAATAATCTTATATTTCCAGATGTATTCATCTCTAAATAGATTGCCGCATCATTTGAGGTACTACGTTGATCAAATAGTACTTGTTGTGTACCTAATGCAGTTGGTCTCCAGAAAAATTCAATTGTAAAATCTTCGTTATTATAGGCAAAGCGTGTATCACTTGCTACAGTAACGTAACTTGAACCGTTTAAAGATAAACTAGAAATTCCAAACTTTTGTTGTGCAGTACTTATTACCGGTGTGCCGGTTAATGTTGTCGGCGTACTGCTTGGCAAACTACTTGCTGTCCATGTTTGTCCTTGATTTGTTGAGTAGGCTGCACGAGTGTTATCGCTACTAATGGCAACAAAAGTTCCGTTGCCGTACATGATTTTACTCCAAGTAGAAGTAGAAGGTAATGAACTTTGTCTCCAGCCTAATCCGTTTGAATTAGAATATGCCGCAATAGAGGCACCACCGTTAGCTGTTCCCAATGCTATCCAATAGTTATTTCCGTAGGCAATAGTAGACCATGCTGTTATCCCTGTTGGTAATTTTATTGAAGTCCATGTTGCCCCGTCAGTTGATGATGCACCAATAGTACCAGTTGTTGGAATAGCTATAAAATAGTTATTTCCGTAGGCAACACTAGTAAAAGATGCTCCACCAACTAGTGATGTTGCTACTGTTCCTGAAGTCTGTGAATACGGCGGAGCCGATGCTACAGTTCTAGGTTCAATAAAGTATGCACTTGTAGAATCTAGTGATATCACTGGAGGAGTTCCTGGAGTAATATTATCCCATCCACTTGCGGCCATTCTCATATTACCTACACCAGTAGTTAATGTGATTGGAGTTCCTGCCTGTGCTGTGCTGATTGATAAAGTTGGATTTTGTCCGCTTGTTAAGGCAGTTATGTAATAAATGGTATAAGAGTTTACTCCGCCAAATAGACTAGTTGAGAATGTTCCATTCATAGTACTAATGTTTCCAATACTATGTGTAACTACTGTCTTGGCTCCGGTAGTAGTTAGTGTCATTGACCCAGTACCGCCTCCTAATGTCAGCGGTTCCGGGCATGTTCTTGCCTGTATTAAACCACTTCTATTAGTCAATATATACGGGTTTGTTTTATCTGAGCTGATTGTAATTTTATTAGTAACAGCATTAATTGTTAAAATATAGTATACAGTTTCAGGAGCAATGTTACCAAATGTTCTTCCTGCCTGTATTCCGCTGAATATTATAGGTTGTCCTGCAATAAATCCAGTTACGTCATCAACTGTAACTAGGTTAGTGCTGAACTCTGTATTAGTTACAGTTGTTCTAATAATGCTAGATGCAAGATTAAAGCTGGCAGCATCAACAATATTGCTGATATAATAAACTACGCCTGGTTGAATTGCCGCGTCAAATATTGTTCCGCTGAACACTACTGGAGTCATTGGCACTAACGACGTTGTTGTGGCTTTTACTTGATTAATAGGAGTACTAACTGGCGTACCAACAGTTTCAACAGTAGTTAACTTTACAAGAGTCGTAGATATTGTAAAGTTATTTGAGTCAACGATCTCGTTAATATAATAGTTTGTTCCTAGTACTACACCACCTAATGCTACACCGGTGAACTGTATAGGAATATTTGGAACCATATTTGCAGTTGGTGCTTTAATGTATCCAGAATATCTTGGATAAGACATAGTCTGAGAACCAGTTGCTACGTTATTTAGATCAATAGGGTTACCCGATAGCGTAGTTGATATTTGTATTGCATTATTCACATAATCGATATCGGTAATATAATATTGGTATCCTGGAGTGATGTTAAAAGGACCTTCGCCGAATGTTACTGGCATGTTCAATAATAAACTAGCAGTAGGTATAGAAATGGTGTTTATAGTACCTCCAGCAGTGGCAGTAGCAACCACAGTGTCAACAGATGTTGATGTTGCCGTTGTTGTATAGTAAGTTGGAATAAACTGTACTGCTTGATTTACATACCACGGGCTTACGTCAGTTCCTGATGCCAATGTTAGTAAGTTATTAGCCGGTGTTGAGTTATATGTTGATGTTATTATAGTTAACGGATCATAACTTTCTTTTAATACCAGTGCTGTTTTAGTAGCAATACCATTTGAGTCAACTCCAGCGGCATTGTTATAGTATGAAATAAATCCATACTGGCCTGCTCCTGTTCCTGAGTTAATAAAAACACGCATACCAAGATAGTTATAAAGTCCTTGATCAGTTGATGCTAGTTTAATACTATAAGTGCCACCGTCTTGGGCAGTATTTGAGCTATTGGCATATCCTGCTCCGCCGGTAAAACCATTGTTGTCTGTTGTAATCCTTGCATTAAATATTGCTTGACTGCGAGGTTCGTCTCCAGATAATACAGCATTAGCACCTGCTCCTACTACTTCATAGTTTGCATATGCTGTAAATCTATTAGTTGTTGTTTCAAGATAGAACTTTGGAGAAACTGTATTGCCTGATATTTCTACTTGGCTTCCGTAAATTATTGAATAAGTGTTTGCTATAGGTGCATTGGCGCCTTGTGGGAAAAACTTAAATGTTAAAGTATTATTAACGCCTACTGAGTCACTAACTGAGAACCAAACTCTATACCAACCATTTACTAGAGTTTTTTGTGCGCCATAACTAGTTGGTAATATTCCGCCATTTGCTGAACTTGTAAGACTTGTTCCGCTATACGGTGTCACTGTGTGACTAGATACGTTATAGTTAATACCGCTGGTCACTGTAGTTGTTCCAGAAAACACAGCTTGAATATCAACACTTGCTGATGTTCCTGCATATACATATAGACTTAATGTATATGCTTGACTGCTACCAAAAGGTACAGTTCCTGTTGATGCTGAAATAGTAGAAATACTAGTACCTGATAAGTTACCTACAACAATTGTTAAATCATTATCAGTATCTATTCCGCCAAGCACTGACCCTTTAATAAGGATATTATTTCCTGTTTGATATAGTGATCCTCCTGTATTTACTGTTACTACATATGCAGTAGGTGTAACGGTAATATTAAATGTTGCACTGTTGCCAGGAGCACCTTCCTGAGTAGCGCCGCTAATATTAGTATATGTGTACCCTGCTGGATTGATTTCTATAATTTGTTGTATATAGCCTGTACCTTGAGTTCCTGTTGATCCTGTAAGTAACCATGCTTCTGTATAACCTGTTGGTGCAGTACTATTTTTAATAAACGATAAGTTAGCATCGTTAGTCCAAGTTGTAAGAAACTCATTACTATATTTTAGCATATTAGTTACAGGTGTATAATATCCTGAACCGGCATTGTTATAGTTTAACTTTAATAGTTGGTCAGTTGTACCAAACGCACTGGTAACAGTAGCTTGAACTTGTTGTGATTGGTTATTTACTGTTCCGCTTAACGGAACTTCTGTTAAGTCATAGCCTTCACTAACAACTCCAAATGTACCATATGAGCTATTACCGTTGGCTGAACGAATACGCCCGCCAGCTTCTGCAAAATATCCGGCATAGGCATAGTATGAGAATACTGAAATAGCTTCTGTAATCGCGCCAGGGCCTGTACACCAAATACCAATACCGTCACTTATTACCATGGTATAGTCATTAGATACAATCGATTTACTTCCGCCGTTGTGTAATGTACCATCTATCTTGATGCCAGTGGCGCCATCACCAAATACTGTTAAGTTTTGTGCATATGGACTTTTACGAATAATCCAGACACTAGTATCGTTTGGTCCGTTTCCTGGATCTAAACTAGTATATGCAGGGCCGGTTGGTCTTGCAGTTGTATATTGATTAACGCCAGTAATTGTTCCTTTTAATCCGTATAATGACAAGTTACGAATGGTTGTTCCGTTACGCATTAAGAACATGTTCTTTAAACAGTCTCCTGCATAGACTGTCATACTACCGCTGCCGTTTTCAAACTGCACCAGATTTCCGCTAGCAGTAAGTGTTCGAATAGTGCCGCCTACTGATTGATTAGCCGGTACAAATACATATCCGTCAGCTAAGGGGTATCCTATACATAAAGTAATAGTAGCAATACTATTAACATTTTGAGAGAAAGCATATACATAGGTATTATTTGCAACGGCAACACCTGTTATTTTCATTCCAACTGCTAGTGATGTAATGTTAATAACATTTGATATAATATTACTGCCGATAACACCACTGCCTGTAAATGTAAATGTGGGTCCATCATTTATTTGTAATGACGTGCTAGTAATACTACTGCCCACAACATAATATGTTTGTCCTGATGTTATTCCGCCAAACGATGTTATTGCATTGTTAACTGGAGGACTAATAAACTGCAATGGCATTTGATCTGTTAATCCCACAGTACTGTTGACAACCATAGTATTTGCAGTTGCCGGGTTGCCGGTAGCAATAGTGTCAGTACAATACATTGTAATGTTAGTTGCTGGTTGGACTACTGAACTTCGTAGTTCGTCACCAACAATTGAAACGTTTTCTGGAATAACAATGGGTAACTGTTCACTGTATGTTCCGGTCTTAACATTAATTATTGCAGTGATTCCTGTGTTAGAACTAGGTACTAGGTAAGTATTTTGATTAGTTAATGCTGTAGTAACTATAGACATTAGACTTGAAATATTAGTAGCTATATTAGTTTCAGCGGCAAAACTGTTGTTAATAGTTTGATACACAACACTAGTTGCGGCTACTCCATTAGTTGTTTGATAGTTAACAGCTGGCACAGTATTAGTTACAACACTCTGCATCAATGATAACAAATAGTTAAGTGCTGGACTGTAATAAACAACAGAGGCTGCGGTTAAACTGTTTATAAACTGATCTTTAGTACCAACAAAGAAATATGATAAGGTAGCCGCGACTATTTGACTATTGCCACCTCGTTTTAAATCGTAAATCACTGCATCAATAATTCTTTCAGCATCGCGTTGGGTGTAGTTTATATCCCATAGACTATCTGCACTAAATGGACTGTTGTTTTGTTGCATTTGATAAAACATCCATTGTAGCATTTCTGCGACCATAAATCCTTTGTTGGCTTTTAATAATGCCACTGCATTTGGAAAATAAAATCCTGCTGTGACAGTGTCGCAAGCATATCTAATGCTTTTCCAAGGTTGATCCCATGTTCTACCAAAATGTGCAGAGTCAATACCACTGTATGCGTCAACATAGTATACTGATGCTACTACGTTTGTTTTTTTCCAGTTGGGTACGTCAGTTAATACAGCTAATACGTATGTGTCAATCTCGCCAAGTGGACTAGTAATAGGCAATACGCTAGGTTTTCCGTCTTTGAATGTTCTTAAATCGCCTTGAACATTTAGCGAGTTATTAAGATCATGTGCAATTAACAGTATCCAATTAGATGCTCTAGTATCTTGATCAGGACTGATAGTCAGTGATGACGATTGGTAGTTTATACAGACATATGTACCGTTAGCCCAAGAAACTACATCACCAACAAAATAAGTATTTCCAGAAGCCCAGCGATTGGCCCATTGTTGTCCAGGGATTAACAAAGACCAATAGACTGAGTTTATACCAACTAATGATACTACTTGACCATCAGTTATAGTAGCATCTGGTGCTTTTGATAATGTAATGTAGTGGTTAGTCCCAGTAATAGTGGTTGATGTTGCAGTTTGGTTAGTTGCAACAGTCCAGGTATTTCCTGATCCAGCACTAATATATGCGCCCGATGTTATACCACTTCCTGAAAGTTCCATGCCAATCTCAAACGTACCAGTGATACTGCCAGATAGTGTTAAAACACTAGCATTAGCTAGAATTATTGTAGTCGGTGTTAGAGTACTATATGTTCCAGGGTCAATAGCATAACTCAATGTGATGCTAGTGGTAGAACTAGCTGTACATAATACAGTAGCATTGGTGTTAAGATTACTGTTGCCGCTTACAACATACTGCACACCAGTAGCTGGCGCAGATGCTTGTGTTGGTATTGCATATGTTACTAGATAAGGACCTGTTCCTGTTTTAGATGTAAAGGAACTGATAGTTATACTTGTTGGCGCTGTGAGAGTAGCTGTGGCCGATGCTGTGTTAGTTACAACAGTTGATACTTTTTGTCCGCTAAAAAAACTATCGCTTGATAGTGTCATTCCTGGAGAAATATTAGTAACGGATGACACATTTAGTTTAGTTCCTGAACTACCAACAGCAACATAACTAGTACTCACAGTAGCAGTATTAGGATCTTGTGCAGTACTGTTTGCAGTTGCTTTATACAAAAGACCATTACGTGCTACTAGGTCTCCAGGCATATAACTAGCGCCAGACGTCCAAGTATTTCTTGAGTTGTATCCAATATTAAACAATGACCAGTTGGCAGTACTAGTGTTTGGAGAGTTACTTAGATTGTTTGCTGTTTTGCTGATGTATGCATTGCCGCCAAACAAGACTGAGTCGCCAATTTGATATGTAGTTGCATTTGACCATATCAGTTTAAATAACTGCCCTGGAGTATACATACTAAAGTTACTAGCATTGAATGTAGAACTTGCCGAGTGATACTGTGTGCAAATGTAAATATTGCCGTTAAGTTTAACTAAGTCGTTTAGTTTGTATCGTGTGCCAGAACTCCATGCGCCTTTATAATCAACGCCAGAGTAATATACAGTCCAGTTTGCTGAATTTGTTTCAAGTCCAAGAATATTATCGGCAGCACTGGTATGATTAGCTGTACATTTATAAACAATGCCGCCATATTTTACAACATCGTTAACACCGTAAATTGTGTTAGTAGTCCATGTTGTTTTCCACCCATCAGACTCTGTATATTCAGTCCAGTTTGCCACATCGGCCGCAAAAGTAGTACTAGTATGTGCAGTTGATGAGTAGTAAACTTTGCCGCCAAAAACAACAATATGTCCGACACCGTATGAGTAGTTAGTTAGCCACGGACCTGTCCATGTCTTACCGTCAACTACCAGTGCCCAGCAAGGAAAAGTAGCATACAAATCTGTATAAAAATTTGCGCTGGATGTATTTGGAATTAGGCAAGTGTATGCTTTACCGTCATTAAGAATTACATCGTCTCGTGCGTATACAGTACTAGGAGCCCATGCGCCTGCCCATGTATATCGTAGTCTACCTATCTTAAATTCTGCTGCCATGTTATATTTTCCTTATCTCTCTATTACTTATCTGTTTGTTTTAACTTACAATTTGGCTTTGATCATATACATATGCTTGATTAATTCTTACCACTAGTTCGCCGTTAGCGTTGATATAGTAATAACAATTTTTACCGTCAAATCGATATTGGTCAAATGTTAAATTTGGATAGGGACGACTGTGATCAGTTGCTAATCGACCATCAAAGAAATCAATACCATACTCAAAATTTTCAAAATTTCCATCGTTTGGTCCCGGTGCATTTAGTGTAATTGTATCAAAATCTTTGAGCTGGTCAATTTTATAAAAATAAAGTGTACCGTCATCTGTGCGTTGTAGTCCGTAGAAAAATCTAGGATTACCTTCACCTAATATATCATTTAAACTAAGTTCGCCGCCTGCATAATAAGTCATAATCTTTTCCTTTAAACTATTTCAACGTAGCTCATTACCAAATCTAAACTACTATCAAAGTTTGCACTCATCTTAATACTTGTGGATGGTCCCAATACTAACTTTTCACCGCCGTTAACTACTCTCAAACTTTGATTAGGCGGTATAACAACTTCTTTTATGAAGTATGCTGTAACTGGACTTCCGCTGTTGCCTGTTGGATCCGTTAATCTAATATTGGCCAGCACAATACCGTTGGTCATGTTGGTCAAACTAAGACCAATAACAGTAGTCTTTGCGTTTGCGCCTGTGGTTAAGATAGTAGACTCCACTGTTCCTAAACCTGTTTTTAATACGTTTTTAAAATTCGTTGCCATTTTTCTATTATCCTAACATTATTGCGGACGTGATGCCCAAACTTTCTGCTTCTGCGGCAGTTACGCCGCCAACTGTTCCTGCTATACCTGACCAATACGTTCCAGTATAGACTTCAACTCTGCCGTCTGTGGTATTATATCTAACCATACCTGTTTCTACGATTGCGGGTCTAGAATCTGTGTTTCCTACTGGGATAACAAATCCGCCACTGCCACCTATTTTAAAATAACCAGTACCTGTATTTGATATTTCAGTAACACTGTCAGCAATAATATTACTTATCAAATTTCCCCGAACTTCAAAATTCCCAATTTGTACAGTTGCATCTAGTACTAAATCTGTGCCAGATGTTGTTGTGGCAATGGTGTTTCCGTCAATTTTAATATTTTCAAACTGTGCGTATCCAGTAGTAGTTAGTGTGCCTGTGATATTAGTAACGCCAGTTTGTATATAATCACCAGTTTGTGTGTAGTTACCTGCATGTGCTACAGTGCCCGTTACTGTAGTATTGTTTAGAGTTGTAGTACCATTAACTGTTAGGTCTCTTGTGATAACAACATCGTTTGAAGGGATTGATATAATGCCACTACCATTAGCCTCTAATACTAAATTGGTGTTGGGTAAACTTGTGGTAATAGTGTTATTGCTGATATTAATACTGCTAACATTTATTTCATTAGTATATAAGTATTTCCATCTTAGACTATTACTGCCCAAGTCATATGTGTTAGTAGTGCTTGGTAATAAATCACTAGTTACTCCGGCAACAAAACTCACAGAATCAGTTGTTTGATCGCCAACTTGTATATTGCCACCTATGGTAACATTGCCAACTACATCAAGATTTCCTGCAATGTTTACATTGTTAGTAAAGTTGATTTGATCGTTAGCACTGGTAATGTTTATAGGGCCAGTTGTACTGCTAAATGTATTACCAGTTAGTCTTAGATTACCTGTTTCAATTTTTACGCCGTCAATGTAGGTAGTGTTAGCACCGTTGGTAAATGTTACTCCGGCGTCTGATTGAATATTAACACTAGCATCGGTAAACTGCACTGTGCCGTTTTGTTGATTAACATAAAATAAATCGCCAACACGGAAATCACCTTTATGATCAACTGAGTTGTAATAAATCTTTGCGCCACTGGCTTCTGTTATTTCATTGTCTTGAACCACAAATGTTACATCATTATCACTGCGTTTGCCTGCACCAATGTATGCTAAATTATGTCCAATCAAATAAGCAATTACTCCTGCTCCTACACCATATACTCCATAGTTACCATAAACAGTAGCAGAGCCAATAGCACGGACCTCAACACCAAAATCACTGTAATCAACTAATGTAAACTTGGTAGCGGTTGCTCCGTTCGTGGTGTTACGAATATCTTGAGATAATGTTCCGCCAACTACTAGTCCTGTGATTTTTCCAGTTAGATAAATTTTTCCGTCAGTGTCTTTTTTAGCAATAGTTCCGCTGGCTAGTACTGTAACTCCGTCAGTGTCATAGTAACTTACAGTATTGCCAACGTTAAATGTTCCTGTAGTGCCGCTTAGGCGTAGTGCTGTTTTGCCGGCGTTAGCAAAGCCTGTTGCGCCACTGTATAGATACATGCCTTTATCAGCAAAGTAGCTAAAGCTGTTTAACCACTCAACACGAGTACCGTTAGTTGCTGACAGGCATTCTTGATTTGGTGTAAAGAATGTTACACTATGGAATAAGCAGGCAGCTTCTTTGCTGGCAATGTTAGCAACTGATCCATCTAATAGAATGCCTTTACCTGCATCATTGCTGTCAAATCCGTAAGGATCTCCCTCACTAGTTACACTACCTCTACTAATAACTGTGACGTTTCTAACGTATGGACTGCGAGTAGTTACTGTAAAATTGTTAGCAAAACGGAATGCATACCCAGTATTATTTGTAGCATTATATCTGTAACCTGTAATGGTTAAGTCTTCAACAGTTGTTTCACCGTTGAGCAAAAATGCATCTTTATCCACAGTTCCTACTGTGGGCTGTATAGTTACCGAGCGCAGACTTTCGCCTTTAACTGTTACACCCACAGGCACTGTTAAGGGAAATATTTCAGTGTATGTACCTGGGTATAAGAAAATAGTATCTCCGCTGGCGGCTACTGTTATTGCTTTCTTTAAGCTGGCAAATGGATCGTTTTGATGTGTGCCAGTATTAGTGTCAGTACCGTTAGTAGCAACATAATATATTTTACCCTGGCGTAAAGTTAGTTGTATTCCGTCAACTGTTAAGTTGTCAGTGGCAATTGCATCACTATGGATTGTATTAACCCAGATATCTGCCCAACGTTTATTACTTGCTCCCAGCGTAAATGTGTTGTCAGTATTTGGGATTATATTGCTATTGATGTCAGCGTTGAATACAATATTATCTGTATTTGCATCGCCGATTGTAATATCACCGTCTGCTGTGATACTGCCTGTAGCATGAAGGTTGCCGTGAACAGTGGTGTCTGCAAATAGTTCAACTGTTCCAGTAGGACGTAGTTCTAAATTAGTACCGGCAGTATTAGTTGAAATAGTATTAGCATCTAATGTAACTGCATCTATTTTAAGTTTATTTTGGTATACTATTGCGGCACCGTTAAATCCTGTAAGATTTAAAATGCCTGTTGAACTGCTGAAAGTATTACCAGATATGGTAATATTGCTGACATTTAAAGTGTCAGTTTCTAAATATGTTGTTCTTGTTGTGCCGTTTACCTGCAGGTCATGTGTCGGTGCGTTAGTGTTCACGCCGATACGCATGTGATTCACATCGAGATATAGAAGGTCTGTCTCAAACGCTAAATCAACTCCGTCACGAAGCAGATTTGCCTTTAAGAGCGGACCGGAAATTCGACCAATGGACATGCGCTCTCCTAATGACCCCGCGTTTCACGGTTAACCGAATTCTCATCCCTTGCGGGCTCTATGCTGGTTTACCACAGGTTGGTATCGGGGGTTTATTGGTCAAACCCCTCAGTAATATTATTTATCTGTTTGGAGATTTAGCCCAGGATTATGCCCCATAACCCAAGGACTGCTTCGACTTCTTCGTAGGATATTTCTGCGGCAAGGCCTTTAGCTGGTATCCACCCGTTATCTCCCTCTGAGGGGTTTCCTGAATATACTTCTGCGGCTGCTACAGGATCTTGTACAAATTCAATAACAACATTGTTGTTTATTCTAAACTGTCCAACCTCAGGAGCAGGCTCTCTAGTTGCGCTATTACCAATAGGTATAGCCAATGCGCCCATGTTGGCAAATTTAATGTATCCTGCGCCAGTGTTGGCAAATTGTATTTTTTTACTTAGAGTAGGACCGTTTAAAGTCAATACATCTGTTCCTGATTTGAATGAAACACTACCTGTTGCAGATGCTAAGATAATGTTGGTACTTGATAATGTGGTTCCAGATGTGTCTATATTTGCAAAAGTTCCGCCTGCGCTGGTTATAACTTGACCAGTTATATGTGTATTACCTGTTCGTGTATTTGTAGTTGGTATTGATGTTAGAGTATTTTCAGCGGATAACGGTATAGAATCTTCAGTTAAGATAATACCAAAATTTTCAGTCTGGTAAAGTTGCCCTAATATTGTACTGCTTACATAGTTTCCGGTATGCGTAACATTATTAGAAATTATAGTATTTGAGAAATAACTATTTCCTGAGACAGTTAGATTATTATCTATTAAAACACTAGTACTATTAGATTTAATTTTATTTGTAGATGTTAATACAAGATTTCCGCTAGTTGTAGTAATACCGTTTGTAGATAAGTTTATGTTTGCTGTTTGAGAGTTTAAGCTATATAAATTTTTCCACTTTTGGTCAGGTGTTCCGGATCCCAAGTCATAGGTGCCAGTAGTCTTAGGCAGTATATCGCTAGATACTTCTGATGCAAAGTTAACCGTATCTGTAGTTTGATTGCCAACAGTTAGTGTGCCTTCAACTTTAATATTGCCGCTAGTATATAAGTCTTTAGCAAATTGTACATTTTGTGTCAGTGTAGAAAGTCCATTTGCAGGTGTTATTTCAAACGATCGACTACGAGTAAGAATAGTGTTATCTCGAAGTGTAAAATCACCAATATCTATTTTACTATAATCTATAAACGTTTGATTAGGGGCTGTGCCAATAATTAGTCTACTAGCACCGGTTACTACAGCTGAAGCAATATCTATTGATGTTGTGCCCTTATCAAAGTCAACATAAAACTGATCGCCTACTCTAAAGTTACCTTGTTGATCAACACTTTGATAATAAATTTTACCGCTATTAAGTTCTACAGTTTCGTTGGCTTGTATGACCAGGGTTTGATCGTTGCTGGAGTCTAAGCCTGTGCCAACATAACCAAAGTTATATTCAATCAAGTACATTAGAGTATTTGTACCGTCTGCTACGGCACCGTAAGTTCCATAAACGCTGGCACTGGCAATAGCACGTACTTCAGCACCAAACTTAACTCCCAGTCCGGCTAGTCCTAAAACACCCTGTGTGGCATATAGGCCACGATAGGCAAAGTAGGTAAATGAGTTTAACCATTCTACACGGACACCGTTGGTCATTGTTAGAGCATCAACGCCCGGAGTAATAAATGTACAGGTGTGGAACAACATTGCGGCTTCATATGTAGTGGCATCACACGTACTACCGTCTACTAAAGCGCCTTTACCCGCATTAACTCCGCTGGTAATAACTGAAACGTTTTGTATATAGGGACTTCGAGTAGTTGTTTTTGCGTTTGCCGCAAAGCTAAATGCATATCCTTGATAAAAATTACTAACTGTTAGATCACTAACTGCGGTTTCACCATTAAGTAAAAATGCATTGTTGGTATTGGTTCCGCTAGTTGGCTGTACTGTAACTGCTCGTAGTCCTGCGCCTTTTATAGTTACCCCCACAGGAACTGTTAAGGGAAATATTTCAGTATATGTACCTGGATAGATGTGAACCGTGTCACCGCTTGAGGCCACACTTAATGCTTTTTTGACTGTGGCGTAGGGACCATTTTCATGGTTACCTCGATTCGTATCAGCCCCGTTAGAAGCAACAAACCATATTTTACCTGGACGCAGAATTACACTTATGCCTGCACTGCCAATTGTATTAGCTACAAGTGCTTGGCCGTTGACATGAGCAGTGTAAATGTCTGCCCAACGTTTGCCTCCAATGGCTAAATCGCTACCTAATGAATAGGTAATATCCAGATCTGGAATAATATTGCTGTTAACGTCTGCACTAAATGCCACATTGTCGCTGTTATTGTTACCAAATATCACACTGCCATCTGCTGTGATATTTCCTGTAGCATGTAGATTTCCTGTAATATTTGTGTCAGCATATATTTCTAAAGTGCCAGTTGGACTTAGATTAATGTTAGTAGCTGGCGTATATGTTGATATTGCATGTCCGGTAATTTCTAAGTTATCAGTTTTAATATTGTGAGCGTTGACATAATCACTACCCGATAAGACCACAGTTCCGCTGATTGCTTTTATTAGTTCATCTGGGCCAATTTCTAAATTACCAACATTGATCTTTGGAGCATCAATTATAATGAAGTCAGTACGCAGGGTGCCGTTAACAAAAAGTTCCTTGTTGATAGGGGTACTGTTAATGCTTAATGTTTTACCTGTGACGTCTAGATATAGTAACTGATTTTCAAATCTTAGATCATTACCATCTCGCAATAAATTTGCGTTAAGTAACGGACCTGAAATTCGACCAAGCTGTTTAGACATAGATAATCCCCGGGTACTAGCAGTACCTTATAGTATATTTATTGGGATTTAGATTAACGGTCGAAACCGTGCAGTACAGTCACGTGCTTGGGATCTACAGTACCTAGTGGAACTGGACCTTGGAATTGTAGGTAATAGCCTGTTGGATATGCGGCTCCTGCAAATGTTTGTCCCGTTGTTGCACTACTTAATCCAAGTATAGTAATAGCAGTGCCTGCTGATTCGTTAGCTACTGTTTGGCTAACTGTTATGTCACTAGCAGTTACATTGGTAATTGTATACGTACCGCTGTTACTGTTACTGCCCGTTACTGTGATAGTTTGTCCGTTGCGGAAACCGCGATCAACCCAATTAACAGTTGCAGTATTTGAACTATGAATTTTGTTACTAGGCGGGCTATCTACACGAACAAAACTGATGACCGTATCAGTTACACGGCAGGGATTTTGTAAAATTACATAGTTAGTGGTATGTAACTGCATGACGTTTTCAACAAATACTAATAGGTTAGCGCCTGACCATGTTGATTTATCGTCAACTAAATCTGTTGTTGGAGGTGCTGGGTTTAAAGGACCAAATATGTATTCTACGTCGTCACCGGTACCAAGATCCTGTTGTACAATCTGAGTAGATTCTTTATAACGAAGACTGCGCCATGCGGCACGGCCGCCGGCACCTTGATATACTTCTAATTCGTTTGATGTAGTATTGTATCTTAATTGACCAAGACTTGTTGGGTTAATGCTGTCAACACCGCCAGGACGCTGACCAGTAGTTCCTTTTGGAACTCGAACTGCATTAGAAGTACCCAGTGTAATTTCATTGCTGATCTGTACAGCAATACTATCGTCTTTTACATTACGAAAGTTAATTTGGCTTTTCTTTAAAAACTTCATTAGCTTACTCTCATAGCACTTACTGTAGAGGCAACTGCATCGTCTGCAGAGCAAGTTGCATGTATTCTGTCGCCGCCGTTTAACACAAATTTTTCTGTGTCAAAGGTAAATGTTTCACTTGCTGGTAACTCTAACTGTTTAATAACTAAACTTGCATTACTTACAGCGCCACCACTTGGTACAGCATATACATTAATAGTTACAGTTGATGCAGAATAGTTGCAAAACATCACACAGGTAATTGCATACTCTACGTCAGCAGGGCATAAAAATAAATTATTTCCGCCAGTACTTAGTGTTTGATTATTGATTGCCATTTTGTGTCCTTAAAATATCATACTGTAGGCTAATGCTTTTCTACGGCTGACTAATTCATCTCTTGTTGTTTCATTATTTACAAAATATATACCAGTGCCGCCAAATGTTTCTGGCTTAGTGTAGAGCACAATGCTACCAGGTGACTGAGCAGGATCTTCTGCGGCTGTTGTAATTTTTAAATCGTCATCAACTGTTACTGAGCCAGTACCTGCGGCTCTTAGTACTAGATCTAATCCTAGATCAGTTGTAGCTATGGTACCATTTGAGAAACTAAAATTCTGTGTGGTAAATGCGTCAATTTTAAATTCAGCATTTATTACACCGTTTATCAGCAATGAAGCTTTGCTTTCTGCTTCGCCGTTTTGTGTATCAAATACTTGAAAGCGTGTATTACTACGTGCAATAAAATTTGGAGGAGTTGTATTAAAGTATCCTGCAATAGCACCGTTGACCCACTTTACGTTTGGTATTGCTTCTTCATAAGCTATTTGATTTTCTTCAACATACAGCTTATTATTAATTCTGTCTGCGTAATTGACTACGCCGTGTACTGCAATAATAGCAGTGCCTGTGCCTGTTTCGCCAGGATGTGGACTTGGACCAAGTAAATTTAAATTTTGATCTTTGTCGTTGGTAGTAATACTGTTAGTACGTATGCCTGTTAGTAGGGTATTCTTTGTTTTAAAAACAAAAGCGCCTTGTTTATTACTGTTGGTTTGATTGTCAAACCACCATAGGCTTTCACTGAACAACATCTGTCCAGCACTATAAACACCACGACCTATTTCAATGCCAGCTTCACCAGTAGCGGATAAAATTCCGCTACCAGTGGGCTGTCCATTTTCGCCAAGTTGATTATTGACTACAATGATATTGTCAACTATTGATACTGTGCTTGACTTTACTGTTGTGGTATTGCCGTAAACCGTTAGGTCACCTGTAACAATAACATTACCGGGACTTGCACCAACGTCTAAAGTAATAACGCCATTGCTGTCGTCTTGTCCGTTGTAACGAACTTTAACCTTATAGTCGGAATCGTTTACTTGTATAATTCTTGACATGTTTTATCCTTGTAGGGGCCGAAGCCCCTATTACTATTAAGCGTTTTCTATAGTTACTGTTGACTCATCAGTAGAACTGAAAGTCCATCTTGCTGACTCGCCGTTAGCAAACAACCAAGTTTCTTCGTTGTTTACATTCTGAATCAATCTTGCTCTGTGTGCTGTTAGTTTAGTAACAAAGTAAGTATTACCATTGTAATCAGTAGCAGTAATATATGCTTGATTTTCAGCAGGTGTATCATCTGCAACTAGTTTGCAAACTGCAATACCGTTTGCTGTCTTAACTTTGTAACGACGAGCTGATACTTGACGAATAATGTCGCCAACTGCAACACTAGCTTCAACATCAACTTTAGCGCGAATGATGATTGCATTTTCTTGATTAGTTGCTGAACCAACTAGACCGCTGTCAGTTGTTAATACCATAGTGCCAGTTGCACGAGTTTCGCTTAGTCCAGCGTCTGCGGCTGTAAATGTAACTGTTTCTGTACCACGATAGCCAGAACCTTTTTCAGTTACTTGAATAGTGTTGACACCGTAGTATACATTTAAAGTACAACCTGCGGCTGTGCTTGCTGATAAATCAGCGTGTGTTACCGAAGTTGTATTTGCACTACCGGCAACAATTGGATAGACTCCAGCTACTAATACTGTAACTGTCTTAACACCCCATGAGAAGTTAACTGTCAATCCACGTCCGCCAACTTGATTAGGATTTGTTTGACCCACTGTTCCTGTTGGAGGAGTTGTTCCTGTATAGCTACCTGCATTAGTTAAAGTTAAACTTGTAACTACACCACGGTCTGCTGGATATCCGCCAGTCTCGTCAATAGTTGCTACTGTTAACACAACACCGTTGTCAAAGTTTAATGCATCACCTACAGCATAACCGTTTGCTGTATTGCCATCATTCCCTGCTACAATAGTAAAACCAGAAACTTTTAATGCGCCAACTGTAAATTTTGCAGGAGTTGTTGGTGAGCCTGTTGTTACTGTTAAAATATCGCCAGTTAAGTAGTCAGCACCGTTTGGTGTTCCTGATTGAACTACTACACCATGAACTGCTTTTACAGTTACTACATCCGCGACTGCTTGCACACCACCTGGAATTGATGGTGCACCAATTGCTGTAATGTGTGGAATCTTATTTAAGTAAGCGCCGCTGCCGTATGATGTATCAGCTACTGATGCACCAAATGTAACTCCTGCTACACCTTCTCCGCCGATGCGATCATCAGCGTAGTTTTGATTGTTTGCGTTATTTCCTGTGATTTGATTACCACCAACACCTACGTTGCGGTTACCAAAATATTTTTTATTTAGAGGACGAGCCATTTTGTTTTCTCCTTAAGAAATCACGGCGTTCTAGGCCGTACGCGGTTGCTGTTCCGCATAAAACTTGCACCATGCAAGCCATACAAAGTATTTATCTAGTTTACTAAGTTAAAGGCTAGGCTTATTCTGTTTTCACTAGATTTGTTGGCTAGTACTCTGTGCTCAGTACCGCTAGGGAATATTAACAACAAGCCTGTATAAGGAGTTATAGCTGATACTTGATTGTTTATTTTAAACTCTATATCTCCGCAGTTCTCGGATGTTTGTAAGTATAATACACCTACAGTTGTTGCTGTTCCGTGACTATGCCATCTATGATGCCCACCTGTGGGATTAACATTAAACCAAAATTTATGTACTGGCTTAGATGCAGTCATTGCAGTGAGACAAGCTGTTACTGTAGATTCTGCCCAGTCTAATTCTTTAAAGTTTCCGTATTGTTTTGACTGCCAACCCGATATATTGCTTCTATTATCTGAAGGATATTTAGATTGCAGTTTATAGATTTGATCTATAATGTCAGGAACGGCTAACGTGTATTGCTGTATCATCAAGTATTTAAGTCAAGAAAAAGCCCACCGAAGTGGGCTTTGACTTTATTACTAAGTCAGTGATTAACTGAACTTTAGTTCACCGCTAGTTACTTGAACAGTACCTAGGTAGTCGGCAGCGTTACCTAAAGATGACGCTGTGTTTGTTAACTCTACATAACCATAACGTGTCATGAATGATACGACTGGTTCGAAAGTTGACGGATCTAAAACAACACCACTGCTCATCAATGGAATGTATGGGCAATAGAAAGCGGCTGCGTCAGATTCGCTAGAACCTTTGTAACCGATTAGAATGTCGTCTGTACCTGCATAGGTATTAACATAGATCTTCATAGCACTATTCAATGTACCAACCATCTTTGTGTTAGTTGGAGCTTCGAATGTACCTTCTGTTGTACGAGCAAATGCGCTAGTAGTTGCAGACTGTAGAACAGTCAACATTGTTGGGCTAACAACTGCCCAGTTACCAGCACCACGACGTGTACGCTGAGCAATACGGTTAGCAACACGGTTGATTTGAACTGCCAAAGCGGCGTGTTCGTCACCAACGAATGTAGCTGTACCAGATACATTGCTCTGATCATACGTTTCGTAGTTTTGTGTACCAGCTAATGATGCTAGAGATGCTAGGATCTCTTGATCGATTTCAGCTGTGATTTCTTGTGCTAGTGCAGCCATGATTTCTGCTTCGATGTCAATGCCTTGTTGGGCTTGTGCATCTTGAGCAGCCTCGAATGTCCAACGAGCAGACAACTTACGAGTTTTGGCTTCAACTGTTTGCTTCAAGATTTGAATGCTTAGTTTGTTACCTGCTACGCCTTCTAGAGCGGCTGTTGAGGCAGCACGTCCTGAAGTAGCACCAGAGTAGCTTTCAGCAATCTTGAATGGTGATAGAGCTTCTTCACCAGCTACTGCACCAGATGTTCCTGCATTGTATGTATCGCTGTAGCGAACACGTAATGTATGGATTTGTCCAACTGGTCCAGTCATTGGTTGTACACCAACTAGTTCATTAGCAATGACTGTTGGCATTACACGTCTGATCACTGGAAGGATCACACGATTTAGGGTTGCAACGTTACCGGCAGAAGTGGCACCAGCTGTAGCAGATTCTGACAAGTACTTACGAGTATTCTCTAAAGTAGTAGCCATTACGCTCTTTTTGGTTCCTTGAAGGCCTTCTAATAGTGCCTCTTTAGTTTCTTGCCAGCGGCTTTCTAGTAGTTCTGACATAAATTTCTCCTTATTTTAATCCAGCTAGGCGACGAATGTCTATTACTTCGCCCTGGCTTTTAGCACTACTAATGCTATGATTTTCTTTATTGCCTGTGATTTCTTTTGCCTCTACAAGAGCCTTCTTCTTCTCCGGTGTGCTACCGCTGAGTACAGCAGGTAGATATTTGTCAAAACTAGTTCTTAGCTTGGCAGTTTGCACACTTTCTAGTAACTCACTCATAATCTCTTTCTGATCCTTGTTCAAAGGATTTAGAAGCTCACTCATTACTTCTTTACGAGCCGCAGTAGCTTGAGCACGAGCAACTTGTTGCTGTGTACTTTCTACTAATGCTTGTTTTTCGGAAATAGCTTGTGTTGCTTCAGCGAGTTGTTTATCTTTTTCTGCAACTACTTTCAATAGCTTGCTTGTCTCAGATTTCTCATTTAACAAACTGTGCTGGAATTCAGTAGCATATGCTTCAAAAATCTTACGTCCAAAGTCGTTCTTACGTGCTTGATCAATGTCTTCTTTAAGTTGTCCGATCTCTTTTGTAAGACCTTTTGTGACAACTGATTCAACAAGCTCAGCACTTTGTTTAACAAACTTGGTTTTTAATAAACCAAATTGTTCTTTAGCTTCTTTAATGAGACGTACCTTAGTCTCAGCTAAATCTTTCTTATCTTCATAGAAATCAGCGATTTCTTTAGCTAGAGCTTCTACAATGAAACCTTCCAACTTGGCAAAATTTTCAGCCATAACTTTTTGGTCACTATGTAATTCAGTGATTTCTTTAGCTAGACTATTAAGAACAAATCCATTTAGTTTTGTTGAATGTTCACGGATTGCAACAGCATACTTGGCTTTCGCTTCTGCTAGCTGTGCGCGATCTTCTGTGAATTCTTGGATTTCAGCAGTTAAACGATCAGTAACCATCTTGTCGATAGCTTCGATCATTGTTTGCTTGTCATGTTCGTATTTTTGTGCGAATTCTTCGCGTAGTTGTTGTGTTGCTTGTTCACGGTTCTCTTGGATCTTTCTATCCCAAGCAGACGTGATGTCAGCTCTGATCTCTTCAGAAATCACATTGTTCTCGAATAATTGTTTAAGTGCGTCCAACATATGTGATTCTCCCTTGTTATTGGAGTCCGCCTATTATTTTCAATAGACTTTCTTTCAGGTATTTCTGTGCCTTTGCGTCGCCTGATACTTCTTGTGCTGTTAAAAATGCCTTATAGCCTCCACGAGTATTCATGATATGCTCATAAATGGGCGTTGGATACGCACCTGGGGCTGATGGTTGAGCTACCACATCCACTGTGATAATCTCGAAATCTGTAACTTCACCGGATCCGTCTTCTTTGACGTTTCCGGATCCGCGTGAGCTAACACCTAACTTAACACCGGATTCTAGCATAGTACGCACTAGGTTACCCATTGGTGTAGGAAGGATTTTCATTTTACCGTAACCGTTTGGGCCATCCATCCACATTTCTGTGATCATATGGCTTACACGGTCTAGGTTAATTTTTAAATCATCTGGATGGTCTACTTCGCCTAAAACTGAATATCCGCCAGTTACCTGGTCGTTTAGTGTCTTGACAGCCCTGCCGATTTCATTCACAGGGTACACACGCTGATTTGCGTTCTTGATGCCGCCTTGGATACAAATACCTTTCATGTAAAGGTTTTTGCCCTGTTCGCCATCAGTCTCTACAACCATGCGAGCTTGGTCGAAAGTCAAATTTTCACGTAAGTAGAAACTCATCTGATTAACGGCCTAAAGTACTCTTTGTATTCTGGCCGTTGTCGCCACCTGCTGGCTTGCTGACACCTTTAAGATGCTTAACACCAGCTTTGCCACCTGGAACATTTACGTTACCAGAGTTCAAATCTTTTGTGCTTGGGTTTAGTAAACCACCTTTAGTACCGCCTGTTGTGCTTGTTCCACCTTTAGCGATATTAGCAGTTGTACCGCCCATATCATTCTTTCCGGCTACTGTTGAACGAGTGTTTTGACCGTTGTCGCCCATTTTAGCTGGTGCAACTTTCTCAACGTATTCACGGACCATACCTTCTTCCATGTCGTCTTCTTCATCATCGTTAGAAGCTTCGAACTGGTGATCTTCCATTTCTTCTTCACCTTCTTCGTCGCCCATTTCTTCTTCGCCATCTTCTTCTTCACCGTGCTCTTCACCGGCTTCGCCAGCTAGCATAGCTTCAAATTCTGCTTTTAGATCTTCTAAAGCATCTTTGATATCCATGACGTCATCTTTAGTAGCGGCTTCTGAACCACCTTCTTCGTCACCCATTTCGTCGCCGCCTTCATCGTCGCCGGCTTCTAGGTCGCCCATCATGTCGTCTGCTGGATCAGCACCGACTTCTTGCATACCCATGTCGAAGTTTTCTTCCATATCTTCGTCTTCGTCATCTTCTTCAGATGCTTCTACTTGGATGTCATCGTCAAGTAGATTTTCGTAAATTTCGCGAGATTTAGCTACCACTAGTTCGTGGAATAGTTCCTCGGCTTTTGATTTGTCTTCATTAATAAGATATTCAAGCATCTGCTCGAATTTTGCGCGATCAGTCATGTTAAGTCTCCTGTATTGTTATGAGGCAGTTACGCCCGCAAGGCTGTCGATGTATTTAATACTACTGTAAAAAAACCGGTCAATACCGGCTATTTTTTGTCAGTTTTGTCAAAATACTTATTCTGCTGCCACAGGTGTAGCATACATTCTAGAAATAAACTCCATTTCGGCTTCATGTTCTTTGATATGTAAGTCACTGGCCTTGCGTAATTCATTGATTTGTTTTAAGGTCAAACGTGTTTTACGTGTGTCATCATTGTTAATAACACCCGTGTCGGCTTTGGCCATATACTGATCGTCTTGTTCAGACTCAGCAGTAGTTCTATTAAAATAAAACAGTTCTCTTAAAATCATAATAGTATTTATTAAGCGGGCATCGAACCAGTGTCTTGACCAGCCATTTCTGCGCCTGCATCTGGTACTTCCATGTCAGCAGGAGCTTCTTCACTACCGTCTAACGCGGCTGTATCTGCTTCCATACCCGTTGGGCTTACACCTGCGCCACGCAATTGTCCTGCGGCATCTTGTCCGGATGCTTTGCCTTCTCCGCTTTCTTCTTGCCACATTTTTTCGTTTTCTTTTAGGTCTTCGTCTGTCATACCTAAGAAGCGTTTTAGTGCAAAACGTTTGCTGATAAACGGTAGAGCGACCATTTGTGCAAATGTAGCAATACGATCGTTGTCTAGTTCCGCTTGACGATATGCGGCAAAATTTTGCGGACTTTGGAAACGTATTTCAAACAAACTAAAGTCAATGTTAACACCTTTGTTGTGTAAGAATAGTTTAAATTCTGTATCAAATGTAGGTGTCATTAAGTTTTGTAAACGTTCGCAATACTTGTTAAAGCGTAGTTCTTGAATATATGCTGTGCCAACTCGACCATCGTTATACTGTGATTGGCTATCATCTGCACCTGTTGGCAGATAGCTACTTGGAATTCGTAGAGCTCGCATTAACTTGTTAGTAAAGTAACGTAAATCGTCAATCTCGCCTAGATTAGTACCGCCTGGAAGTGTTTCAACTTTTGATCCACGACCTTCTGCGGTCTGTGGAAAGAAGTAGTCTTCGTTAATACTTAGAGGATTATATGTGCTGTCAATAGCACTACCACCGCCTGTTGCACTAGGAATACGTCTTTGATGTATTTCATTTTTTACACGTTCTACAAAGCCCATTGCCAAATGACTTGGCATATTTCCTACGTCAATGTAAAATACTCTGCGTTCAGGAGCACGTTGTACGCGGTAGATAATGATAGCATCTTCAAGAAGTTCTTTCTGCTTGTAGACTTTAAAAACGCTTTCTAAAAGACTGTTACCAAAAGGAAAATTATTATCTAATCCTTCGCTTAGGCTTAGGTGTACTACATGTTTTGAGTCAATAGCATGTTCGTTTTGTTGCAGACTAAATCTACTACCCGGAATAGGAGTTGTAGTTCCAACCATGCCTCGGCCGCCACCCTGTGTATTTGGCGGTGTGCCTGCTGTTGCATTTTGTGTATTTGGATTAATCTGTGTGACAACTAGATGCTGAAAGTTAATATTAATATCACGGATAACATACTGTTCTGGCTGTTTGCCTTCGCTTTCGTTAACAATAATTTTTGTAACTTTGCCCGGATCTACATAGAACCATTTTTGTGTTTCAGGATCACGCAGAAAGAATCCGTCGCCGTACTTGAACAAGTTACGTGCAATGCGGAACATGCGTGTGTCTAACTTCTGCATTTTGGTCCACTGTTGTAGATATTCTTTTAAGATGCCTACTTCACTAGTAGTTGGGCTACCGCGGAACTGTAGAGTAAACGGTGTATTGTTTTCTTTGTTCTTTTGTGTAGTAAATTCTGCAAGTATGTCTAGGGCCGCATTAACTTCACTGTCCCAGTCCATAGTGTCATACTGCATGTAACGTTCAATACGATTTGGGCTACCTGAATATACATCCGGCAAGTATGAACTATAATTTGTGCGGGCTGGACCTGGCTTTCCACCACTGCCGTAGATTGGGCTAACTGTTCCCGACTGGTTACTAGTTACGGGTGAAAAATACTTTTTCCAACTCATTGTGTTATCCTATTTATAAACCTGGCCAGCTTTCTTGCTGGCGATTGTATCCAAGTATCTTTTGGAAGTGTCTTCAATTGTGACTAGTGAAGCTACATTACTATTTAACGTATCTAGCTTGTTGCCAAGGTCAGTTAAGATTCCTTCTTGAGTCTTGCTTCTGAGTTCTTCAAATTTTGGAATAAACTTATTAATGAAACTTTCGTTAAAATCTTTAAAGGCTTTGCTTAGTCCCTCAACACCTTCTTTGATGTTTTTAAGTCCTTGTTGATCTAATTTTTGGAAGCCATCTTTACTGAGTTTTAACTGTTCCGATAGCTGTCTTAGCTTGGTAGTACCGTCCGCTAGGCTGACTAGTTGTTCTTTACTGAATGAAAAATCTTTAAGATCAAATCCGGTAGTTGCCTGTTTGAACGCATTAATTGCTTGTGCTGTGGCATTTATGTTAGCGGCCTGTGTACCCAGTGCTGTTATTGTGGTAGTAAAGTCTGGTAATCGTTTAGTTAGTGTTTCAAAACTGCTAGTTTGATCATTAGTCATAGACAAATTAGCCAGTTTCATACCATCAATTGCTGTCTTAAATGCAGTAAACCCAGCGGCGGCGTTCTGTAATTTTGGACCTAAAACTGCCATTTGTTGTAGTGGCCCTGTTTGATCTCCGGCAAATATACTACCAAGACCTTGACTTATGCCGCTTAAGAATCCAGGATTAAATCCGTCTAGTGCTTTCTTGATTGCTTCAACGCCTGCGGCTGCGGCTGTCATATTTGCTGCCGGTATATTAGCAAGTTGTTTTACACTGTCTGTTGCTACCCTAGTTCCTTCAGTTTTATATTTAGAAATAGTGTCAATGATTTTACTAATACTGTCGCCAATTGCTGTAATTGATCCAATAATAACTGACCCAATACTTTTAACTACTGTAGCAATACCGTTAAAGATAACTTCAAAGCCGTCTTTAGCATTGGTAATTGCAGTGCCTACATCTTTCATTACTGTACCGACTGCTGTGCCAAATGCTACTACTACCGGTGCTACGCCTTCGAGTATTCGCTTTACCATTGTGCCAAATTTTTCAAATCCAGGACTTGCCGCTTCAAATGCTAGTGATAATGCATAAACTGCCGCGGTAACTGCCGCTAATCCTATCAGTGATGCTGGATTAGCAAATGCCGCAAGGCCGCCTGCTAAACTAGTCAATCCTGCACCCATCCCTCCACTTGCGGCTGCTCCGCCTGCGGCTGCGGCTCCACCGGCCATCCTGCCGCCAATACCGCTTAGTAATCCACCGCCAACTTTAAATGCGGCCCATACTGCAAATAGTGCTAGTATACCTTTGATGCCTGCATTTCTAATGTCGTCATTATCCCATAGTGCTGTAAATCCTGATACTATTCCAGCTTTTATTCCTGGCCACATAGCTGCCATTGCTTCACCTATAGCTATGCCTATCTTTTTCATTGCAAGTTCTGTGAGAGTTGCTATTTGTTTGCCCTCGCCATCGATTGTATCTTCTCGTTTTAGATCAAAAATATTCATTAATATATTTTCGTAGAGATTTTTCATTGCTCCTGACCAACCAAGTGCGGGATTCTGAACATCAGTTAAAAACTCGTTAAGTGCTGTTAGAAAAGTTTTAAACCCGGCTGTGATACGATTAAGGATATCACCTAAACTAGTACTACCACCTTTAGAAAAATCATCCATCATTTTTTTAATATTTTTAAAGAAATCACTTTTTATAAATGTTGATTCCAGAGATCCTCTAAAATTATTAATAGTTTCTGAGAACTGTTGATAAAAACCTGTTAATGTGTCATTTTTTGCGGCGGCGTCTGCTTCTTTTTGTAACTGCTCTGCATTTTTAGTTGCCCTGCTAGCAATCTCTGCTATGGCCGCATATGCTGTTTTAAATCCTGGAATATTATCCATCTGTGCTTTTAATGTAGCGGCATACTCAGGCCTTTGAAACTGTTCCATCTTTTCTCGTGCCTTAAGAATCATTGAATTCATTTTTTCATTAACGTCTCCGCCGGTATCAGTAAAGTCTTTCATAGTTTGCATCAATTCAGGTGCCAGCGCATTTAATGCAATACCGTCAGACGAATTAATAAATCCTCGAGCGCCTTCTAATAATGCTTCGGATCCAATACCAAACGAGCTGGTAATTTGAGCCATACCAGCCATAAATTTTTCTTTATCTTTTCCTTGAAATCTATTAGCCAGTGCGGCAATATCTATTTGCTTACTTAATGCATCTGCTTTTTTAGCTAGCTCGCCTCTGCTAAGACCTGTTGCGGCAGCGGCCTTGTTTAACTCTATAGCAAATCTTCCGGATGCTTCTCCTAGTTCTCTAGTATCAAGTATACGGTCTCGTCCTGCTCGACTGTTAATATTAGAATATGAAATTAAACTATCGTTAATCTCGTCAATGCTGAATCCCATACCTAATAGTTTTTTGCCAGTATCACCTTGACGGAAATCTTTACTAAATTTACCAAATGCCACAGCTCCCTGTGATACCGTGCCGCCAAATAATGCCATTGTCTCAGCATTATTTTTTACCAATGCAGTATATCGATCAAAACCCATTCCAGACTCTGCTGCCGCTAATCGCATGGCATCTATACTGTTTCCAAAGTTAGCACCCACTTGGGAAAGTTTGCGGAACTCATCAATATTTTTGTCTATAAATGCCGAAAGTGTGTGTACTAATCCGCCAAGGTATCCAAATATACTTGGTAACTTTGATAAGTGTGTAGTAAAGTCGCTAACTCGTTCGCCGCCGGTTAGTAATTCTTTGCTAAGGTCCAGCATTACACTAGCAGTACCGCCTATTATATTACCAGCAAATCCTAACAGCTTACTTGTAGCATCTGCAACTGCGCCTGCAAATTTACCAACAGCATCGCCAGCTTTGTTAAAAGCTGTGGTAGTATTAGATGCTGCCTGAGCAGGAGTACCTGCTGTGCTACCACTCGAACTGCCACCGCCTGAGCCGGTACCGTTAGATTTGTTAAATGCTTCTAATAATTTTTGAAGTGTGGCTTCGCTTGCCGCGTTGATCAGCTGTACTTCTTGATCACCAATTTTACCAGTTACTGTGGTATCTGCCATTTATTTTTTCACCTAAATCTGCGTATATAAATACAATATGATATCATATCCTTTATTTATGTGGAGTTAAACTCAGTGGAAAATCAAACATTAAACCCGTTAAAGAAGTACTTTAGACAGCCCAAGATCTATATCAAGTTGCCCAGCAGTGGCAATTTTTATCCTCCAGGATGTTTAGAAAAATCTGAAAACGGAGAGTATCCTGTTTACGCTATGACTGCAAAAGATGAGTTGGTCATGAAAACTCCCGATGCTCTAATGAACGGACAAGCAACTGTAGATGTTATACAAAGTTGTTTTCCTAGTATCAAGAATGCTTGGCAAATTCCTAGTGTTGATATGGACGCAATTTTAGTTGCAATCCGTCTAGCTACCTACGGTGAAAAATTAGATATTACTATAACTATTCCGGTAATTGAAGACTCTAGAACATTTGAATTAGATCTACGTCTAGTACTTGACTCGTTATTAAATGCGGCTTATGATAACGAAATTCAAATTGGTGAAGATCTCAAAGCCTATGTTAGACCTTTAACGTACAAAGAGTTTACTCAGACTGCAATTAAAACTCTAGAAGAACAACGTATTTTTAGTATTGTCAATGATGACAACATGGAAGATACTAGGAAGATGGAGTTGTTTAATGCGGCTTTTAAAAAGTTAACTGATATCAATGTTGACATGGTCACTAGCAGTGTTGTTAAGATTGTGACTCCAGATGGTGAAACTAGCGATCCTGTATTCATTAAAGAATTTATTGACAATGCTGACAAAAGTTTCTTTAAAGCTATAATGGATCACCTTGAGATACAAAAGAATAAGTTTGCAATACCTGTACAAAAAGTTGCTACCACGGAAGAGGATCAAGCAGGTGGTGCACCTAAAATGGTTGAGATTCCAATTACTCTGGACGCCGCAAGTTTTTTCGCGTAAGGCTCTTTACTATCCCACTTGAAGATGCTCTCCGGATGGTGGATCACATAGATAATGAAGCCAAAAATTTCAAATTAGAATTATATAAATTAGCGTGGTATATGAGAGGTGCGATTTCTATGGAAGACGCATTTTATCTTACCTACGAAGATAGAGAAATTATTGGAAAGATTGTTGAAGACAATCTTGAAACAACTAAGAAAAGTGGACTGCCTTTCTTTTAAGCTAGTCCAACTTTCTTTTCAATAGCCGCAATGCGCTGTTCTAGACTTGCGAGATCAGGTGTAGCGGCAGGTTTACCTGTAAACCCTTTCTTTAATCCAGCGGCAAATCCACCACCTGATGAAGATTTAGCTGTGTCTGTAGCATCAATATCACCGTCACCATCTGTATCAGTAGGAGCGCCGCCAGCTAAATTAGCTGATTTAGTCTGCTGTGTAGATGTTTTACCTTGCTTAGTGTTCATGATCTCTGCTTCTTGAGCAGCCTTAAGTATAGCTTTATCAATAATACTTTGCGGTAAAACTCCAGGACCTGCTTCTGCTACCATGTTGCCACGATTAATTTTACCAGTTGTTACCGTTTGCCCACTTTTTCTTTTTTCTATTTCAGCTTTAACTGCGGCCGTAACTGTTGGATCTAATGTTGTGTTTGCGGCCATTTTAGACAATGCGGCATCATCTCTCCCAGCAAGTTGTTTATTCATTTGTTGAAGTTCTTGTGGAGAATAATCATCTTGTGATGCTGCCGGATTGTTAGTTTTAGGAATACCTCCTACTGATTTAGGATCCAATGGCTTAGATGTATTTTGATAAGTTTTAGGATCATTTCCAGTAGACATACTGTAGTTGGCTTTGCCTCCGCCTAATTGATTGTTATAACTACTACCTGTCTTAGCAGGAGCTGCCGCTGTAGTATCTGTAGCTCCTGTTGTTGTAGGAGTTTCAGGATTCATTGTTGGCTCTGTTTTATCAATAGGAGTAGCTTTAAGTCCTGGCTTTAGCTTATCTGCTATGTTGCCCGCTTGTTTAACCATTGCGTCTTTGGCTTTACCAGCAAGTCCTCGAGCAGTGTTTTTCATATTGGCTAGCGGTCCGGCAGGAGCATTTGCCGCACCTTTTAGTGCAGTATTAATAATAGTAGCGGCGCCCTGTGTGGGATACCCTTTGCTAGATAAAAAACCCATTACAGCATCTTTAGTAGCTTCACGCCCAGTCTTACCCAAATATGTTTGAAACTCTTTGTGCAATTGATTGGCCAAAGCACCTGTACTAAGTTTACCAGTAGCTCGCGCACTACCCATTTTAGCCATAGCTTTATTACCTAGAGTATTCAGCATACCCATAGGTGCTTCTTGCACTTGTTTCTTATCTTCTAATAGAACTTCGTATAGTTTCATATTCGTATTCCTGAACAGTTATGTGTATTTATATCGGGATGCATGTAGATGAACTGCGTTCATCTGTGTTTCGCTTTCGCTCACACTATTCTTCTTCTTTCTTATTGTGTACTTATGATTTAGTGCGAAGCACTTAAGATATTATCTAGATTGTTCAGTCACACTTTGCCCAGGCAGGGCAAAGATTCTAACGACATTATCTGAGTTGAACATGTCACACTAGCGTTACTGCGTTACAGTGGCGGTTGTCCGGTACCACGAGCAGAGTCTTTATTACAACGGCGGTGTGCAAATATACGCTAACATACGTACACACGTAGGGTATTTCTCCCTTCTTTCTTGCCTTGAGATTTTATAACAGCAAAACCGCGGCATTTGCGATCGTCGTCCTGTTAAGGATAGTTGCTGAGTACTCTTAACGGCAAGAGATTCCCCTCCCTGTGACCCGAGGTCCAGGTTTCCGGGCACTAGATATTAGCCAGTGCGAGCTTTAACCGTTTATTTTGCCTGAGATTGTTCTAAAAGACGTTGCCTGAGTATGTTTGATCCGCCAACTCTGACATTTATAATACCATTATAATAGTCATCAGTTTCTAAAACTCTGCGTTCAAACTGTTCTCTTGCCTCTAGATATGACATTTCTGCCTTGGATTTGCAAAAGTAAAGTACTTCTCTTGTAAAATGTTCTGGACCTAATGCTTGGACGTCTGCGTTTAACCTGTCAGATGAACCGTAGTATTCGCGCCAATCGCTTTCTACTACACTTCTTCTTTTGAGTTTTTTGCCTTTGAGTGGGGGTTTAGTACGTTTGAATTGTGCTAATTTCTTGCCTATGTACTTTTGTCCAGTTTTGAGATTTGTAATGATATAGACAAAACCAATATAATCTTCTGGTATTTCGTCTAATGGTTGATGTTGATAAGTCCATTGCATCAACTAGTTATCGTCACTATCCTCTTCGTTGCCTTCGTTTTGGATTCCGTGTATTAGATTTTTCTTTGCCTGTATTTCTGCTCGCCTAATCATTATTAGTCTGCGTATTTCTCCTAGAGCTACTCGTGCTTTAACAGCACTTTCTTTATAACCGTGGAGCTCAAATCGAGTACTCCACTTAGAGTACTCCATAAACTCTCTAATGATTAGTTCGTGTGTATCAATATCACTCATAGATCTCAACGTCATTTGCATAAGACGTAAAGCCATTTTCTTTGATTACCTTGAGCACGTTGTTCACTCGACCCACTAATTCGTCCCTATGAGAGATTAGATAAATGTTCTTATTACGTTCCCGAGCCATCTTTTTAAGAATACCAATAGAGTTTTCAACTCCGTTGGCATCCATGCCGGAATCAATAAGTTCATCTATGAATAAGAGATTGATGTTCTGATATAACGACTCCCAGACATCACGGAACGCCCACGACAATCCTAAGATCAAGCGATTCCTTTCTCCTCGTGACAAGTTATCAAAGTCAAGATCTTGTCCGAGTTGGGTTATTTCTACCGTTAGGTCATTTTGGAATACAACGGTGTGAGGTAGACCCACCTTATCAAGGTAATAGGTTAGTCGGTTATTCAAGTAAGCAAGATTCTGATCAATGATCTTCTTACGAATAAACGAGTCTTTAGATGTTAGGAGTTTTAATAAGAACTCCTGATGTTCTTTCATAAGATTTAAACTGTTAACTGTGTCCCAGTTTATTTCTTGTAGAGCAGTATGCTCTAGTTCTGTAATTTGTTCTTGGTATGTATCGCGTTCTTCTTGCTTGTTTTTCAACTGGATACCAAGACTTTCTAAATTTGTTCTATGATTAAATGCTTCGCTAAGTGTGTCGTAGAAGGTTTTAGGGCGACCATTGATATCTCCAATTGCTTCTAGTTCTGTAACTAACACTTCTAAGTCCTCTGCTACCTTGGACAAGTATGTATCTGAATCAGCAAGGTTTTTCTCTGCTAGCTTTTTCATTTCATCATGCTTGTGATCATGCAGTTCTTGGTCACATGCTGGACATTTATTAGCTTCTAGCTGTGCAATTTCTTTTTGATACTTCTTAACAGCCTTGTCTGCTTGCATTAGTGCAGTTTCAAGTGTGGCACGTTCTTTATTAAGGCTTTTAATCAGTGCGGCTTGTTCGTCATAGACCTTTAACTTCTCATGTTGACTGATTTCTGTATCAATATCTACTTGTGCAAGCTCTGCAATAGCTGATTCAATCTTTTTAACATCGCTATCACGATTCTTTTGCCACATGCCTTGTTTAAGTTTTAGGCTATTGATGCTTTCTTGTATGCGCTCATTAGAACGTTTAATAGCTTCAATACGAGCTCCTTCTTGTACCACTTCTTCTTTGCTAATACGGATTTGTTCTTTAAGTGTTTCTGCTTTTTCAGAAAGTATAGTAATGCCCAACAACTGCTCAATAATAGCACGTTGGTCGTTAGCTTTCATACTCAAGAACGGCTCTGTATAGGTGTTTAATGCTACAATATGCTTGAACATATCGTGGCTCATACCTAGCAGAGCATCAATGTCTTTTTGTGTTTCGCGACTGTCACCTTGACCATCATCTGCGGCTTCTTGTTCTTGATCGTCAATATAAAACTTAAGAATGTTGGGTTTACGACCGCGTTCAATCTTATAAAGAATGCCGTCTTTCTCAAACTCAACAGTAACCAGCATGTTCTTACTGTTGATCTTGTTGATTAGGTTATCTTTCTTAATATTAGTCAGTGCATTGCCAAAGATAGCATAGCTAAGTGCATTAACAATAGTAGTTTTACCTGTACCGTTACGACTTCCGCTGTCATCACCGCCTTGATCTAAGTTTTCGCCTAGTACAAGTGTAAGATGCCCTTTCTTAAAGTCCACTGCCTGCGTAGCATTACCCACGCTCATAAAGTTTTTAACTGTTAGGTCTTTTATTTTTATCATAGGTTATTGTAAATCGCTAGCAATACTTTTGGATCAAAGCTGTCGCTTTGAATAGTAGCCAGCTGACTGCTGACAATCTGATCAACTGATTCAAAATGTTCAACATCTAAATCGTTATTAATTTCAGTATCTTTCTTTTCTGGGATAAGAGTAAGCTCTCTAATGTTGTATTGTGCTAGAAAAGTTTCTTTAATGAAACTGGCTTCTTCGTAACTGATGGGAATATCAATGCCCACACGCAGATAACTTTTACTTTTAATAAGAGACTCTGCGTCGTCGATCAGTTGACTTAGTTTAACTGTCTTAAACTTGGGAGCATCTGGCCATATACGATATTCTGGCTTGTTTCCGTGTTCAAGAATCATCATTCCTCGGTCATCATCCCATGCATCTGCATAGTTGTGCGGAAACGCATTGCCAATATAGACAATGTTTGCTTTGGCTTGACGTTTATGGAAGTGCCCCGAGAATACATATTCGGGATTTTTAAAATGTGAGCCCTGTAGTTCACCGTGATCAGGCATGGCAATCATAGCGTTCATATAAAATAGAGGAAGTTCAAAGTGACCAAAGACATAACGGCTCTTTAGTTTCTCCATCTTCTTCCACTCGTCACCTACCAGCCATGGAACTAGAGTAGTATCACCAATGGTCGTTATTTCGTTAACAACAGTTATTCCTGGAACATACTTGCCAAATTCAACAGAATGAATATCACGCTTGTCTTTGTAGTATAAATCGTGATTGCCTGGAAAGAAATAAAAGTTATCAAATGCCTGACCAAGTTTTTCTAAACTACGTAGGGTATAATCCATGGTAGTGATATTCAAACTGTTTCTATTATGATGCCAGTCACCAAGAAATATACCAGTTTCACAGCCAGCCGCTTTAGCTTCCGCAATGAACCAATCTACGAAATCTTCGCAGTCCTGATTATGAGTTGAGCTATTTGATTTTAATCCAAAGTGTATGTCAGTAAAACAGGCAACTTTCTTAAACATTCTAATCCTTTTTTCTATTATAACAGAAATTACTCTGCAGGGTCAACTTCAATGTCACCAACAGGAACAACCGCAGTAGAATCTGCATCACGTTTGGCAGCGGCCACATACTCTGCATTGATCATTCTGGTATAACTAGGATTCATTCCGTTCATTTCTAAAATATCGTCTCGAATATTTTGCATTTTCTTTTCAATGTTAATAACTCGAACAAAACTATTAGTAACTGCCGCAGTAAAGTAGGCAAATGGGTTGTCTGATTTCGATTCGTCAAATTGTAGACCAATCTGTGTTAACTGTAAAATGGCCTGCCCCTTCATTTCGTCATTATATGTGTAGCCACGAACGTTGCCACGAGTAGCATATCGTTCGCAAAGTTTAATATACATTCGAGCCAGTGTGTTAGTGACTTGTCCGTGATCCTTGCAAAACTTTCCAGTCTTCATCGGGCCTTTCCAATGACTCTTACCCACGCATACCAGTTCATCATGTTCGTCAAATTTCCAATGTTGGAAAGCAGGGAAGTTAACTTTTTCTCTGTGATCGGCCAGTGTCTTTGGTGTGCGCTTACGTCCTGGTTCTAACGGTATATGATCATAGGTCATAATGCGAAATACAACATCGGGCTTTTCGATAGTTTTATAATCTACTTCAAATTCAGCAGACTTGCATTTGGGGTTGACGGCTTTTGCCGCTTCAAATGCCTGTTGACCTAGTCTTTTTGCTCGAACTCGTTTGGCTTCTGCAATAGTTCGAATGTTAATCTTTTCTACGCTAGGCAAAATAACATCGTATTGATGATATTCAGGTTTTGTATAGCTGGAGTAACTGTTTTTACTTCTATGTATTTCTAATAACAAGTCTTTGTTATTTAGGTAGTTTACTTTTTTCATTGTTCTTATGACTCCTCATATACATTATAATGTCAGCAGTTAATAAAGTCAATAAATACTACTGACGGAGATTACCAAATATGGCCAACGATTTAAATAGTTTTGCAAGCACAGCTACCGCTATTTCCGGTATTGCAGCCGCAACAGGCAATAGCAAATTAGCTAAAATAGCAGGTGGCGTTGCAGTCGGCGCCGCACTAGTCAACGCATTTAGAGGTCCAATGTTTGGCGGAAGCGAAGCTCCTTTGGGGCATATTCCTGGTGAAGTATCGTTTGCCGCTTCTTCTGTAGACTGGCGAGTAAAATTAAGCTTGCCAACAAACAATACAGCATACAAACAAAGCCCAGTATTAAAACCATTAGTAAATTCGGGTGACAATTTGATTTTTCCTTTTACGCCACAAGTTAATATAACACACTCTGCAACATATAACTCTCTTGACACCACACATAATAATTATGCTTTTATGGCCTATGACCATAGCAGAGTTGAACAAATTACTATTACTGCTGAATTCTATTGTGAAAACAGTGTTGATGCCGCATATTGGATTGCTGCCACTCACTATTTGCGATCTGTTACAAAAATGTCGTTTGGAGATTCAAAGGATGCCGGCCAACCCCCACCGGTAGTTCGACTAAACGGATATGGAGCATATGTTTTTAATAATGTTCCAGTAGTGATTAAAACTTTTACAATGGACCTACCAAAAGATGTTGATTATATTTCTGCTAATGTAGGCGGAACTAAGACTATAGAAGGAATTTCTTTTGATGTTAATAATACCAGCTATGCTCCTGTAAAAAGCACACTGATAGTACAGCTAATGCCAATTTACAGTAGAACACAACAACGTCAATTCTCACTAGATGCCTTTGTCAACGGCACTTATATTGGTGATGGAGGTTATATTTAATGGCATATAAAATTACTAGTCCGTGGCACGATACTTCTTTATCAAACGGCTACCTTGGAAATTTTAATATACGCCCTGTTAGTGCAGAGCCTGATGATATTCCTTATACTATTGATTCACACTATAATTATAGACCGGATTTGTTATCCCAAGATTTATACGGCACTCCTAAATTATGGTGGGTGTTCACACAACGAAATATGAATGTTATACGAGATCCAATTTTTGATTTTAAAGTAGGTACACTAATTTATCTTCCTAAAAAAACTACATTATTCAGAGTATTAGGAATATAATATGGCCGCAACAATTGCAGGATTAACACCTGAAAATTACGAGAAATATAGAGCTCAACGTTTTAAAGACGAGAGCGGTAGTAACTATATTCCAATAGACCCGCAGGCAACTGCTAGGGGATTACCTAACGGAGTAAATCGTCTGTCATACGCAGGCGGATATCAAATGGGCGCACAAGCATTAGAAACTGTAGGCCTCTTAAAACCCGGAGCCTATGCTAAGGCAGGTAATGCCGCAATATATGATCAAAACAATTGGGTAGGCACCGGCGGCCAGCCTAAAAATTTAAATGAATTTCTATATAACTCTGCCGCACAGGATAAAGCATATGAAAGATATACAGCGGTCAATGCTAGAACATTAGAAACTGTAAAAACCCCAGAAGGCACATATAGGCTTACAGCCGACACTCCCCAAGAACAACGTGCTGGTTGGTTAGCCGCATCGTCCTTATCGGGTGCTGGTGCAGTGGTCAAAAAAGGATTAAATGCAGACTCAGATGCTAACGGAGTATCACCTAAGACTCCTTTTATTGCCGCATCAAGGGCAGTAAGCGGTGCCTCAGGAGTGCCAACAACAACTGCTGCCGCAGGCGGCAATGTTGCTCCTGTAACAGGCACTGTTCTAGCAGAGCAAACTTTAGGCCCTAGAGAAACAATTCTGCCCAATGTTGATAGAGGAACAGATATCTCTGCAACTAGTGTAGCAAATTTAGCTACTACACTTGACGTGGGGTCAAACGGTGCAGGCGGCCAAGAAAAAATTAAATTACCAATAGTAAATCCATTAGAAAAATTTGTCTCAAGTAATTGTTTGTTTACATTAAGCAGTCTATCTGCCGATGCTGTAAATTTTCCCGACGAAAGTTATAGAAAAGGACTAGTTGGCAAAATTATTTTAAGCAGTGGAGGAAGATTTTCAGAATCTAGAGTATCTACTGCTTATCAGCCAGTAGATAATCCTTCAGGGAAATACGATTATTTTATTGATAACGTAGACATGTTGTGTCAAATTACTCCAACACCTTCAACAAAAGGAACCAACGTAGTCACTTTAGATTTTGAAGTGACCGAACCTTACAGTATGGGGCAGTTCTTAGAAAGTTGTCAAATTGCCGCAGTACAAAATGGTCATACAGATTATACTCAAGCACCGTACTTATTAAGTTTAGAATTTGTAGGTACTGACGGAGATAACACAGCATCAACAGTTGCAGTTAGATATTTTCCAATTAGAATGTACAGTATTAATATGACCATCACGGCTTCAGGATGCAAATATCAAGTAAAGTCTCAGGCCTGGAATGAACTAGCGTTAAACGATAACTATAATTTTTTAAAAGCAGACTTTGCAATATCTGGATCAACAGTTGTTGAAATGTTACAAAGCGGCCCGCATAGTTTACAACATCTAGTATCTAGTAGATTATTAGAGTTATCAACTACTGATGAAAAAAAACCGTACTTGCCTGACGAAATTGCCATTGTATTCCCTACAGAATTGCAAACAATTAAACAACAAGATCCTCCGGATAACGGAGCAACATCAAATATAAAAGAAGGTACTGCGGGAGGCGGCAATGTTTTATCTAGAGTTCAATTAAACAGAGACAACAAAACTAATATTTTAGTACAAGCTGAAGGTGAACTTAGTGCATTAGGAAAAGCCAGCATGAATTTTACACTCGCTCAAGGTGGCCACGATCCTAAAAAACCTGACGATCCTAACTGGACCGGCGAAGTTACAATACCTGCATTATCAAATAAAAAATATCCGCGCAACGCTTATCAAGTAAATGCAACAGAAAAAGAATTTGTATTTAGAAAAGGCACAAGTATTATTAATGCAATTACAGAAGTAATGTTAATGAGCGATTATTGCACAAGTGCTGTAACAAATACTCCCAAAGACGGATTTTATGATTGGTTTAGAATTGAAACTCAAGCCTATATAACAACAGCTAATAAACAAAACGAAAATACCGGTGTTAATCCTAAACTATTAGTGTTTAGAGTAGTGCCATATAAGATACACCAATCACTATTTGCAACGCCTAATATCACAGGCAAAGGTTATCAACAACTGGTTAACGAAGCTGTTAAAGAATACAACTACATATACACCGGAAAAAATGTTGATATATTAGATTTTAAATTAACTTTAAACAATAACTTTGGTGTTCCGTTGTTAGCACAGGGATTAGGAGCTGCCGCAGGTGAAGCGTTAATGTCTCGGCTTGGCCAATCAGGTGCCGCACCGTCGGACAGTATACATCCGTATGTTCCTTCAATTAAAGGCAACGCTAAATCTGGCGGTGATGTGGCAACAGGAACTGCTATGGGATTAGCTAAGGTTGACAGATGGAAAAGTAGTGATGGTAGCGGCGATGCCGATACTTATAAAACGCTTGTGGCAAAACATTTTCAAGCACGTATACTAAACTTAGGCACTGAAAAAGTTCAAGCAGATATGACTATTTTAGGAGACCCATATTATTTGGCTGACAGCGGCATAGGAAATTTTACTAACACTAATTCATCTAGCAGAATAAATGTTACAGCTACCGGAGCAATGGACTACCAATCAAGTGAAGTAGACATATTAATTAATTTTCTTACACCCGTTGATTTAAATGTAGACGGAAGTTTAACATTTCCAAAAGATATTAAAACAGAGTTAGAAATACCGTTTAGCGGATTATACAAAATAATCTCCGTAAAGAGCAAATTCGAAAAAGGTAAATTTACACAGATGTTAAATCTAGCACGTAGAGCAAATCAAAATCCTCCTGGGTTAGAAGCATATAACGCAATAGATCAAGAAGATAAAGATAATGGCGAAGCTATGAGGATGCGGGCTCGCGGAGCTACAGTAAATCCAGGAGTCCAAGAAACAAATAATCAAGCGCAAATTACAGTTGCAGAAGGAGAAGACGTAGTTAGTTATGCAGAAAGTAGAGACGGCTATCTTCAAGCCGCCGCAGAACTTGGAGACTTTCCAGGATAATTTATGATAAACGACACACTTCCAGAAGATTCAAGATCAGAAGAACGGTACTTTGACTACCCGGGTCCTTACATGGCTCGAGTAATCAGTCACATTGACGCAAAATATATGGGATCGTTGCAAGTTGAATTAATCAATGACGTTGGCAGAGAAGAGCCCGGTATTACTGGATCAGTTATTACAGTTAGATACCTAAGTCCGTTTGCAGGGCAAACTAGTATCACTTTTACAAATGAAGAACCTAACGACTACGACAGCACACAAAAAGCCTATGGTATGTGGATGGTTCCTCCTGATGTAGGAACTATTGTAATGGTTATGTTTGCCTACGGTAATGCGGCAAAAGGATATTGGATTGGTTGCGCTCCTGACGAATATGTAAACTTTATGGTGCCTGGAATGGCGGCAACATCAACTACAACTGAAGCAGGTAGTGATGAAAGAAAAGTAGTAGCAGAATATAATAAGAAAGCAAACAAAGCTCTTTCGCAACCTGATATTACACAGTTACCTAAACCAATACATCCGTTTCATAAAATATTAACAACACAGGGCCTAAACAAAGACGACACTAGAGGAATTACATCTAGTAGTGCAAGACGAGAATTACCAAGTACTGTGTTTGGAATTAGTACGCCAGGACCAGTTGATAGAAAACCCAATGCACCAACAGGCGCAATAGGTAAAAAAGAAAGTAGAATTCAAAGTGCATTTGTCAGTCGTCTTGGCGGTACAACATTTGTTATGGATGACGGAGACGAAAGTTTTATTCGTAAGACTCCTGCAAGCGAAGGCCCACCCGAGTATGTCAGTGTAGAAAACGGCGAAACAGGCGGTCAGCCCGATATTCCTCATAATGAGCTTGTGCGTATTCGTACTCGCACAGGACATCAAATTTTATTGCATAACAGTGAAGATTTAATTTATATTGGCAATGCCGCAGGTACTACGTGGATAGAATTAACCAGTATGGGAAAAATAGATATCTATGCACAAGACAGCGTTAGTATTCATACAGAAAAAGATATAAACATCAAGGCAGATCAAGATATTAACATGGACGCTGGCAGGAATGTTAATATTCGATCAGGCGCAAAACATAATGTTGAAGTGGGTTCTATACATAGTTTGATAGTTGGAGCAGATCAAAAAATATCTGTTGTAGGTACAAAGAATGAAAGCATTGGCGCTAATAGGAATACTAGCGTTACTGGATCAACTAGTGAAGCTATTGGCCAAGCATTTAATTTACAAACTGGTTCTAATGTAAAAGTAACATCAGGAGCAGATATTGCCTTACTATCCGCCGGCGGAAATAAATTTACATCCGGAAAAACCACTTCAATCAACGGCGGAGCAAATATCAACCTTACCAGTGGCGCTAAAATTAACTTAAACGGGCCATTAGCCGAAGCCGCAACCGCTGCCAGCATAACAGATGCAGTACAACCAGATGCATTGGCCATTGTAGTAGCAAGAACACCCATGCACGAACCGTGGGACGGCCATGAAAATCTACACGGACAAGACCCGTTGAAGTATACCACTTCAACAGATACATTTAGAAAAATTAGCAAATAAATACTACTATGAGCATAGAAAAATCACTATACACTAGAACAGTTGTTCCTGAAGTTAGGAAGACCACAGCACCTCCGTTGAGTAAAACCTACAGGGGACTTAGCACAGTGGGCAATCCAACTGGCAACTTTGCTCTATATGATCTAGCACTAATCAAGCAGGATATTATCAATCACTTTCATATTCGCTATGGAGAGCGCCTAGAGAATCCAAATTTTGGAACTATTATTTGGGATCTATTGTTTGACCCGTTAACTAACGAAGTCAAAAATCTAATAGTACAAAATGTGTCTGCTATTATCAACTACGACCCCAGGGTCCGAGTTCAAAATGTCATAGTAAGCGAATACGAAAGTGGCATACAAATAGAGTGTGAGCTAACATATTTGATATACAATATATCAGAAAATCTACGATTTAAGTTTGACAAAGACAACAGTCTACTCGGTTAATAAACTGCCCACTTTATCTATACGATAAATATCTATAATGAGGACTGAGTATGTCAAGTATAGATAGACAAAACAAATTGATTGCGGCAGAGGACTGGAAAAAGGTATATCAGAGCTTTAAAAATGCTGATTTTAAAAGCTATGATTTCGACAATCTACGTCGAACAATGATCACGTATCTTCGTGAAAACTATCCAGAAGATTTCAACGACTATATTGAATCTAGCGAATATCTAGCCTTAATTGATTTAATTGCCTTTCTTGGACAAAACTTAGCCTTCCGTTTTGATCTAAATGCCCGTGAAAACTTTTTAGAACTTGCTGATCGTCGTGAAAGTGTACTACGTTTAGCACGTCTGCTCAGCTACAACCCTAAAAGAAACCAATGTGCTAACGGATTGTTAAAATTTAGTTCAGTAAGAACTAGTGAAGCTATTATAGACAGTAACGGTCGAAGCCTTGCTAATCAAACTATTGTATGGAATGATAGTGCAAACACCAATTGGCACGAACAATTTATTAAAGTATTAAACGCCGCCTTGCCGTCAACTGGGCAGTTTGGAAGGCCCCAAGATTCAGGAACAGTTGCTGGAATTAGAACACAACAATATCGATTTAACGCAACCAACACAGATGCTCCAATTTATGGATTTACCAAAAACATTGACGGTAGAAACATGAATTTTGAAATAGTATCTTGTGCAATTAAAAATTCCTTAAACATCTATGAAGAGCCACCAATGCCTGGAACTAACTTGGCATTTTTATATCGTGACGATGGCGGTGGATCTCCAAGTACCAATACTGGTTTCTTTGTACACTTCCGTCAAGGTAGTTTAAATCAAGGAACATTTTCTATTCTACGTCCAAGTACTAACGAAACAGTGGACTTGGATAGTTCTAACATCAACAATTCAGATATCTGGTTATACAGTTTAGACAGTGCAGGACTATTATCACAAGAGTGGACAAAAGTTGATGCAGTTGAAGGCAACAACATTATATACAATTCTCTTTCTAAGAGTATTAGAAAAATATTTTCAGTAATCACACGAACCGGAGATCGAGTTCGTTTGAACTTTGCAGACGGCACATTTGGTGATTTACCTCAAGGTAATTTTAGAGTTTATTATCGAGTAAGTAACGGATACGAATATGCAATCAGTCCGTCTAACATTAAAAATGTATCATTTAATATTTCGTATATTAGTAATAAATCTGGAAAGCAAGAAACACTAACTATCACAGCCGGATTAAACTATACTGTTCAAAATGCATCAGCTAGTGAAACAAATAACAGCATTAAAACTAATGCTCCAGCAACGTACTATACACAAAATAGAATGATAACCGGAGAAGACTATAATGTATTTCCGTTAAGTGTTAACCAAGAAATAATTAAAGTAAAATCAGTTAACCGAGTCAGCTCAGGTATTAGTAGATATTTTGACTTAAAAGATACCACCGGAAAATACAGCAATACTAATTTGTTTGGAACCGACGGAATACTGTATAAAGAACCCATTACTGGAAGTTTTAAATTTTCCTATAACACTAGAACTGATATTGAAAATGCAGTATTAAATCAAATCGAACCTGTGCTTGCTAGTCGTACAATTAAAGATTATTATTTAGACAGCTATGCATTTATATCGTTGGGGGTTGCCTTTTCTTCTTTTACACAAGTTACTTCCGGCACAAATATATCAACGGGTTATATTAATGATAACACCCAGGTTAATGCAATTAAAAAATTAGGATCTGCAACATTTTCAAATTTACGATATATAATTCCAGGAGCAATGTTAAAATTTACGCCACCCCCTGGGAAACTATTCAGTGCAGATAACAAACTCATTGACGAAGCAGGGGCACCAGTATCTGCTAAAACAGGAATTTGGACAAAAGTTGTACAAATAGTCGGAGACGGTACAGCAAAAAATAGCGGCATACTGGCAAATGGATTAGGACCAGTAACATTAAACGAAATTGTTCCATCGGGCGCAGTATGCGATACTGCGGTACCTAAATTTGTTACGTCACTTGAAGATAGTGTTAAGAACAAAATTATTGATCTAATTGCCGCTAATAAGAATTTTGCTTTAAGATATGATAGTGCAGATACTGTATGGAAAATTATTACAGAATCTAATATTGATAAAAAATCTGCATTCAGCTTAGGAAAAACTGGCGACTCTAGTAATCAACAGTTAGATGCAAGTTGGATAATTTTATTTGAAACTGATGGTACGTCTTACCTTGCAACTTATCGCGGCTTAAGATATGTATTTGAAAGTGCTAAAGAAATGAGATTTTTCTTTGATAGCACTTCTAAAGTTTACGATCCAACTAACGGAAAAGTAATTAGAGATAAAATCTCAGTAATGAGTATCAATACACGCCCCGATTTATTGGCCGCATTTAATCAAAATTTTGATTGGGAAATTATTGATGAATATTTAGGCAGTGACGGTTACATAGATACTAAAAAGATTTCTATTAGCTTTTTTGACAGTAACGAGGACGGTATAGTTGACGATCCAGAATTATTTAAAAACATTGTTAGTCCTTCAACAAATATTACGTCTAAATTTATTTTTCAAAAGCGTCAAGTAGCACTGGACGGTTCAACTGATTTCTATTACATTGAAAATACTAACGATTTAATTAAAGTATATCTAAGCCAAGAAGCAGTTCCGTTAACATTAGACGACGGACAATTAATATACATTATCAAAGAAAATTTAGTTAAGTCATTTAATAAATCATCAACTAATTTTACAATCACTAATGAGTACAGAGGTTTCTCAGGCAGAGATAGTTTAAAATTCCATTATATACATGCCGCAGATAACTCAGCAAGATTAGACCCAGCCGCTACAAATATAATAGATATTTTTATGTTAACTAAAACATATGATGTTTTATATCGTCGCTGGCTTGCAGGAGATGTAACAACTAAACCATTACCACCAAGTAGTGACGCATTATATACTAATTTTAGTATGGACATAAACAAGGTAAAATCAATAAGTGATGAAATAGTTTATCATCCTGCAAAATACAAACCATTATTTGGTAAGCATGCCGCCTCTAGTCTTCAAGGCACATTTAAAGTAGTAAAAAATTCTAATGTAGTTATAAGTGATAACGATATTAAATCAGGAGTCATTACTGCAATTAATGAATTTTTTGCTTTAGAAAATTGGGAGTTTGGCGACACATTCTACTTTGGAGAACTGTCGGCGTACATTATTCGCAAGCTAAGTCCTAATCTAGTAAACATAGTAATAGTACCAAAACAGCAGAACTTGGCATTTGGTAGTTTATTTGAAATAACATCAAATGCTGACGAACTATTAATTAGTTCAGCTACTGTTGACGATATTGAAATTATTTCAGAAATTACCGCGGCAAGGATCAATTCAAGCGGCACAGTACTAACATCAATCCCGTTAAACAACAATGACATCACAAGTGCGTAAAGAAGGAATATTTCATGGCATTCGATAACAACCAACAAGAATCAGCGTTACCTATTGGCGACAATAATAAAAGAACGTCATTAGATTTTCTTCCCAAGTATTACAGAACTTCCGTAAATCAAAAGTTCTTGAGTGCTACAGTTGATCAAATGATCAACGAGGGAACTGTTGGAAAAATAAACGCTTTTATTGGTCGTAAAAACACACCAGCATTTACTTCGGCAGACAAGTATCTAGGAGAAGTTAGTGTTGATAGAGCCGCATACCAACTTGAGCCGGCTATTGTTTCTAAAGACTCTTTAGATAATGTTACTTTTTTTAAAGATTATAATGACTATATTAATCAATTAAATTTCTTTGCAGGAACCACTTTAGATCATAGTAAAGTTAACAGTGAAGAATATTATGCATGGAATCCTCATATAGACTGGGATAAATTTGTTAACTATAGAGAATACTACTGGTTACCTAACGGCCCACAACCAATTACAGTTTTAGGACAGTCAACAGAAATTAATAGTACATATACTGTTAAGTTAGTTGACGAAGTTGATAATATTTCTTATTTGTTTACCCCTGATGGACTAACAGCAAATCCTAAATTTAAATTGTATCGAGGACAAACATATACTTTTGAAATAGATTGCGAAGACCGTCCGTTTGCATTTAAGACAGTTAGAACAATAGGTGATGCAGATTTATATACTAATGGAATTACAATAAGAAATAATAAAAATGTAATTGTTCCTTCTACCACCCATGTTAAGAAAGGGTCTATTGAATTTACAGTACCATTAGATGCTCCTAATATTTTGTATTATGTTAGCGAAACTGATATAAACACTTCAGGATATTTTACAATTTTTAATATTACTGACTCGACACACATAGAAATTGATAGTGAAATTATAGGTAAAAAATATTATACTACCGGTAGCGGAACTACATTATCTAACGGAATGAAGTTGTCTTTTTCTGGACAAGTAACTCCGTCAATATATGCAACTGGTAATTGGTACGTTGAAGGTGTTGGTGTTGCAATTAGACTAGTAGCAGAAAAAGATCTTGAAACACCGTCAGCATATACTTCTGATTTAGAAATTGAATTTGATAATGAAAATTTTGATACACAAGGATTTGACGTAAACAATAATTTCCCTGCAAGCAAAGATTATATTGTTATTAATAGAAGCAGTGCAGATAGAAATCCCTGGAGTCGTCATAATCGATGGTTTCACAGAAATTTAATTGAAGCATCAGCATCAGCAAATAATCAACCGTTAATTTTAGATCAGAATGCAAGAGCTAAACGCCCAATCATTGAATTTAACTCAAATGTTCAATTATGGAATTTTGGTCGAATTGCTAAAAAAAATGTAACTTTAGTTGATACATTTACTGAAGATGTATTTTCTACAATTGAAGGTAGTTACGGATATAATATTGATAAGGTTAATCTAGTTGAAGGTATGCGTGTATTGTTTACCGCAGACACTGACATTAGAGTTTCAGGAAGAATATTTACAGTAAGTTTTATAACACATTTGGGACAACGCAGAATTACACTATTGCCTACAGATGATACTGACCCACAAGCCGGCGAAACTGTTCTAGTAACAGAAGGAAGTAGTTATAGAGGTACCATGTTCCATTACATGGACGGTACATGGATGCAAAGCCAAGACAAGACTACTATAAATCAAAGCCCATTATTTGAAGTAGTTGACCCTACAGGAACTAGTTATGGAAATACAACAAAGTATCCTGGTACTACATTTAAAGGAACAAAAATATTCAGTTATCAAACAGGCACCACATACGATACTGAATTAGGGTTTGATATTACATATAGAAATATTGGCAACTTTGGAGACATTGTTTTCAATTTTAATCTTCATACTGACAAACATACCTATCAAAGCAGTACAAATCTAGTAGAACCGATTGATATAGAACTTGGTTACCTGCGTATTAATAATACGTTAACTTCTTATGATCACGCCAATGGGTGGACTATTGCTAATACAAAAACTAAACAATTTGTTGTTAGACAATATGTAATTGATCAAGTACGTAATATGTTTTTAATTGATGTATACGCAGACAGTGGCCTATTAACTGATTTAACAGTTAAAGTATATCTAAACGGACATAGAAAATACGATACTGATTATACAATCACTGTTATTAATAAGAAAGCCTATGTTGAATTCTTTAAAGATTTATCTGTTGATGATGTATTAATAGTTAAAACAAATTCTTCCGCACCAAAAATTAATGGCTATTTTGAATTTCCTTCTAATCTAGAACACAATCCTCAAAATTTAAATTTAGACACTTTTACTCTAGGTGAAATTAATAATCATGTAAGTTCAATTGCAGACAATATTGACAAGTTTATTGGTACAATCCCTGGCTCTGCTAGTCTTCGAGATTTAGGAAATATTACTCCGTTAGGAACAAAGATTGTGCAACATTCTGCACCACTGTTACCTATAGCATATCATATTACTAATAAAAATTATAATGTAATTAATGCATTAAAAACAGCCAGACTTGATTATGCAAAATTCAAAAGAAATGTATTACGCAAAGCAACTGATTACGGATATGATGGCGTAACAAGAATTCACTTAGATTTAATTTTAAAAGAAGTGGTTAAGGACTTTACAAAAGATAGTCCGTATTATCTAAGCGACATGATACCTGCAGGTCCTAATTTTATTTTTGAACAAGAAATAATTGATAACTCAATTACTGAATATCCATTAACTTTTGATTTTAATCTAACCACTGTTAGTGAACGTGCTGTACTTGTTTACGTAAACGACGAACTATTAGTTTACGGTAAAGATTATGAATTTATTGACGTTAATTTTGTAAAAATCTTATCAACAATTGCGTCTGGCGACAATTTAAAAATTGTTCAATACGGAAAAACGGACGGCTGTTTCTTGCCGCCAACTCCGACAAAATATGGATTGTATCCTAAATTTGAACCACAGATTTTTATTGATACTACCTATCAAAATCCAACTAAAGTTATTCAAGGCCACGACGGTAGTATAACTATTGCGTTTAATGATTTTAGAGATGATTTATTATTAGAATTTGAACGTAGAATCTATAACAATATTAAAATTGCATATGATACAAAGTTATTTGATATCTATGATTTTGTTCCGGGGTACAATAGAACTACTGATCTAACATTCGATGATATTAATAACATTATGGCAGGAGATTTCTTGCACTGGTCAAATTTAATAGCTGATGATTATACCAAACACTCTTTCTTTGTACGTAGTAATCCAAAAACCTACAACTACCGAGAATTTAGATCATCTACTGGTACAGAACTTCCAGGATTTTGGAGAGGTATATTTAAATTAGTATACGATACTGATCGACCACATACACATCCCTGGGAAATGCTAGGATTAAGTATTAAACCAACATGGTGGGAAACTACCTACGGTCCGGCACCATATACTAGCAATAACTTAATTCTATGGAATGATTTAGCTGCCGGTATAATTAGAAATCCTAGTACTAATTTTGTTAAGAACACTAAGTTTGTAAGACCACAGTTGTTATCAATGTTGCCGGTAAACGAAGACGGCGAACTACTAGCACCTAGCAATATTGGTATTATTGACGGCTACACATCTTCATTAATTGAAGGAGAGTTTAGGTTTGGAGACCAAGCTCCTGTCGAATCAGCATGGAGACGTAGTGCAGAATATCCATTTTCTTTAATAACAGCGTTAACTATACTACGACCTGCGCAAGTATTTTCCAGCTGTTTTGATCGTGTTCGACAATACAGAGATGATACAAATCAATTAGTTTATAAAGTTACTAACGGAAATTTAAGATTTAATGTTACCAATTTAATTACTCCTAGCACCGCAGATAGTACATCAAGAGTATATACTGCTGGCTTAATAAACTATATTACTGATTATATTATTGGAAGACAGTCTCTTTCAGAAATTCCTGTTTATAAAAACGAATTAACAAATTTAATAGTTCGCTTATCAAGTAAACTTGGTGGATTTACTACTAAAGAAAAATTTAAATTAATATTAGATAGTCGTAATCCTTTAAACACAGGCAATGTGTTCATTCCTGAAGAAAATTATAATATTATACTTAATACCAGCAGTCCAGTGTCGTCTGTTGATTATAGCGCAGTAATTATAGAAAAAGCAACAACCGGATTTATTATTAGAGGTTATAATAAATTTTTACCAGCATTTAAATATTTCAAACCATTAATTATTAATAATGACGCTGAAATTAATGTAGGCGGTGTATCTGCTAGTTTTACTACTTGGATTGCTAATCAGTATTATACTAAAGATAAAATTGTATTTTTTAATAATCAATATTATAGAGCAACAGTATCACATCAAGCATCATCAGTATTTGAAATAAAATATTTTGCTAAGTTGCCGTCGTTGCCGTTAACTGGCGGTAGACAAATTGTTATTAGAACAAAATTTAATGATACAGTTTCTACATTACATTATGGTGCTGAGTTACGAACTATTCAAGAAGTAGTTGATTTTCTATTAGGCTACGGTGCTTATTTAAAATCAATCGGCATGCTATTTGAAAATTTTAATTCTACCATCAGAACAATAACAGATTTTCAAACTAGTGCAAAAGAATTTGCATTTTGGACTACACAAAATTGGTCACTCGGCGCAGTAATAAGTGTAAGCCCGTGTGCTGAAGAAGTTAAATTTAATCAAAAATATTCTGTAGTTGACAATATATATGACAATTTTTATGAGTATTCAATATTAAAACAAGACGGTGCGGCGCTGTCTTCATTGTATACAGGTAATACTAGAGAAGGTAACCTATTCACACTATCACCTAAAAATACTGCTGATGGTATATATCATGCTACTTTAAATTTAGTACAAAAAGAACACGTATTAATTTTAGATAACACTACTATATTCAATGATGTGATTTATGATCAGATACAAGGATATAGACAAGAACGTATCAAAGTGGTTGGTTATAGAACAACTAACTGGAATGGCGATTTTGATATTCCTGGATTTATTTACGATCGTGCAATAGTTAAATTTTGGAAAGTATGGACTGATTATAAATTAGGTGATACTGTTAAGTACAAAGAATTTTATTATAGTGCAAAGGCTAATGTTCCAGGCAGCGAAACGTTTGACTACTCTGAATGGAATAAATTAGAAGCTAGACCAGAACCTAAGTTAATTCCTAACTGGGACTATCGAGCCAATCAGTTTCCTGATTTCTACGACTTAGATACTGATAGTTTTGATTTAAACCAGCAAAAATTTGCACAGCATCTTATTGGCTACCAAAAGCGTCAGTATCTTGAAAATATCATTAACGATGATGTAAGCCAATACAAGTTCTATCAAGGATTCATTACTGAAAAAGGCACTGAAAATAGTTTTGCTAAATTGTTTGATGCTCTAAGTACTAGCACTAAAGAAAGTTTAGAGTTTTATGAAGAGTGGGCAATCCGTGTTGGACAGTACGGAGCCAATGCCGGCTTTGATGAAGTTGAGTTTAGACTGGACGAGGTTAAATTTTTAATTAATCCTCAACCAGTTGAGCTGGTAAAATCTATTGATAATTCTTTATTAGATTTTGTTTATAGAATTTTACCTGACCAAGTTTACTTAAAGAGTAAAACATATTCACACAGCCCATTTGAAACACATCAGTTGTCAAATTATTATGTATCAACTGCGGGATATGTTAATGCTGAAGATGTTGAATACAAATTAAACACTATAGAAGAAATATTTTCTGTCAATATAAACAAATTAAATGACGGATATTATTTCTGGATTGCTAGCGATAAAAATACTTGGAATGTTTATAGATTTACATTATTTGAAAACTTAGTTAGAAAAGTTTCAATTATACAAAATACTATTCGAATCACACTAAACAGGGTTGTTGACACTGATATTAATGTTGACAGTTATATTGGCATTAATAATTCTATAGCAACGTTAGAAGGATTTTATAAAGTCACCGCGGTCGGAGTTGACTATATTGAATTTGATAAACCAAAAATACTTAACACAGCAGATACTGTTGGGTTAACTTTGAATTTATATAAGTTTGTATCAGTGCGAGTACCGTCAATTGAGATTATTAATAATCTAGGAATAGCTTCAAAGAAAAACGGTGATCTAGTATGGGTCGACGGAGTTGACAATCAATGGACAGTTTGGAAATATCAAAACGAGTATAATTTAACAACAGTTTCAAATAACAAAACAAAGTTTGGTATTAATGTATCTGTAAATGAAGCTAGTACAGTAATGATAGTCTCAATAGAAAACAGTATGCTATATTATACTAGACCTACTGCTAAGTCTAATTGGGCGTACAGAGAAGAGCTAAGTCCGGTTACTACACAGGATGCAAATAATCCTAATCCAACAATATTATTAACAAATAATTCTTTTGCTTCGTCAACGTCCGTAAGAAGTGACGGAGCTTTCTTGGCAGCAGGTGCTCCTGCGGCAAATGCCGCACCATTAGTTGTAGGAACAACTACATCAAATGGTAACAGGCTAGTATTATCGGCTGGCACTACTGCTAATTTTATTATCAACGGCCCAATTGTATTTTCAAATACTACACTTGGTACTATAGTTGCTGGCAAAACATATTATGTGTCACAAATTATAGACCCAATACGTTTTACAATATCAGAGACTCAGGGCGGCCCAACTTTTGTGTTAGAAAATCGTTCAGGAGCAATGCCAGTATATGCTAATCACGGATACGTGGTTTTATATACACGAAACGCCAACGGATATTATGTATTTTCAAATTTAGTAACCGCACCTACTAAAACAAATAATCAATTTTTTGGTCAGAAGGTAGCAGTAGTTGGAGACAAATTATTTGTAGCATCAAAAGGCTCTGCAACTGTTGCACCATCTTTAACTGTTTACTATATTTCAAAACTTGTAGCAAATGCACTTGATCCTGCGTTTGTTAGCAGTAGCGCGACAGTTGGAGCACCAGTAGTGTTTACATTAGGGCATGACTTGCTAGACATGTCAGTGGCCGCTAACGGAAACGTTATCCTTTCTTTTAGCAACAATTTATCTCGAGGCAATGATACAATTCGTATATGGAATTATTCTAATAATTATGAATTTAATAAAGATGTACAAACTATAGAATCTCCATTACCAGCAAAATCTAGTTTTGGCTCTACTATTGCAGTATCTAAAGACGGCGGCAAACTAGCAATCGGATCGCCAACATATTCTAATGTACATTTAAATGAAGGCGCAGTTTCGGTATACTATAATATTCCTTCTGCATTTACTGCATGGACTGTTACATTACCGGGAGTAACAACTTCTAGTACAACCAAAATAACAATTGAACCTGGAACAAAAACATTTACTGTACGTAAAAGCGGTACAGGTTTATTATTAAATGCGGTAGCAACTTTTGGTACTTTAAGAGCAAATCCGGGAATTGCTAATGCAGGTTCTAAATACGCGGTAGATGATATTGTTTATATTTCTGGCGGCGACGGCAAAGCAACTTACAAGGTTACACAGGTTAATCCAACTACAGGAGCAGTAGTTGCTGGAGAATTATTAACTAGAGGTACAAATTATAATTCTAATCCGGTGTCTGTAACTATTCCAAAGCCTTTAAATATTTTAGAATTACAACGTGTTACTATTACACATGACTTGTCTAATTATATGGTTGGAGTTGTAACTTCTTATGACGATGCTACTGCTACTCTTGTTGTTAATGTTAAGGAAGCATATACTCCTGGAGAATATGTACTCAAAGAGCAATTAAGTAATCCTTATAATAGAGGCAGTGAGTATTTTGGATCAACTGTTAAATTTAATACAGTTGGTGATCAGTTGGCAATTACCAGTGCAGGCGGTCGACAATTAGCACACACAAAGTTTGATAATAATAAAACTGTCTTTGATCTAGATGCTACTACGTTTTTAGAAACTGAATTAGGATCTGGTAGTGTAATGTTATATGATCACTATGAAAATAAATTTATTTTCTCTGACAGTTTAGACGTTGGTGTTGCAGTTGGTTCTAATTATGGCTCTGCTATTGCTATGTCTGATAGAGTATACATTAGTGATTACAATACATTAACTGGTGCAATACACGAATTTTATTCTGAAAACAAATCTTGGTATAAATTTAGAACACCGGGGCAATTAGTTAATATAGATAAAATTAAATCTGTATTCTTATATGACATTGAAGACAGTAGTATAGTTACGTATCTTGATATTGTAGATCCATTGCAAGGTAAAATTTTAAGCATTGCTGAAGATGAATTAAAATTTAAAACATATTACGACCCTGCAACTTATTCTGTCGGAGATGATACGGTCGTAGTTGATCCTCTAATGTATTGGAAAGAAAAACATGTTGGACATCTATGGTGGGATTTAAGTAGTGCTAAATTTATTGATCCTAACCAGGGTCCTGTATTGTATAAAGCCAACTCTTGGAACACTTTATTTGAAAATCAATTAGTAAATGTATACGAATGGGTTGAAAGCGAATACACTCCCGCTGAGTGGGATAAACTAGCCGATACTGAAGCAGGGTTGACTCTTGGCATTAGTGGTGTTAGCAAATACAAAAGCACTTCATACAGCGTTAGTAAAACATTTGACACAATTAGTAAAACATTTAAAAATATATACTATTTCTGGGTTAAAAATAAAGTTACAGTGCCTGATGTAGACGGCAGAACAGTTTCTGCTAGAGATGTTGCAAATTATATTAGCAACCCTAAAAATATGGGAGTCAGCTACATATCGTTCCACGGCGCAAATCAGTTCTCACTAGTTAATTGTAAGGATCTAATTGCCAGTAGGAAAGTAGCGTTAAATGTTCGATACTGGATTATTGATAATTTTGAACAATCAAATATTCATAGCCACTATCAATTATTATCTACAAGCGATATTGACAAACCAATTAACAAGTATGTTGAACAAAAATGGATTGACAGTTTGTCCGGATTTGATAGTTTAGGTAATGAAGTCCCTGACTCAAAACTTCCAGTTAAATTAAAATACGGAATTCAAAGTCGCCCAAGACAAAGCATGTTTGTTAATAGGATTGAAGCACTTAAACAGTTTGTTGAACGTGTTAATTCTGTAATAGCAACACAATCTATTATAGATGATGTTGATCTTACTAGTTTAAATTCTAAAGACGAATTACCAAGTCTAGGATCGGGCAAGTATGATTATGAAATTAGTTCTTACAGTCAAATTAGATTTGTAGGAACAAACGAAATTGTTAGAGCAGTACTATCTCCTGTAATTGAAAACGGAAAACTTGTTAGAGTTGTTATTGTAACTTCAGGAAAGGGTTATATCAATCCGCCATTAGTAACAATTAATGGAATAGGTACCGGAGCAAAAATTACCACCGTACTTGGTTCAAAAGGACAAATTATTTCAGCAACAGTTGATAAACCTGGTATCGGATATCTTGAATCAACTACGCTGTCTGTACGTACACTATCTGTATTAGTCACTAAAGACGAAACTGCAAATAATAGATGGTCGTTGTATACATGGAATTCTTTAAAGAAAACTTGGTTTAGAGAACGTACTCAAACATATGATACTACTCGTTATTGGAAATACATTGACTGGTACTCTGCAGGTTACAGCGAGTTTACTAAACTAGATCATATAGTTGATTTTGCTTATCAACTACCTAGTGCTAATATTGAAATTGGCGAAATAGTAAAAGTTAATAATCAAGGTATTGGCGGATGGGTACTATTAGAAAAAGTTGACAATCAAAATGTTCTTGAAACAACAGTTAATTATAAAACTGTAGGACGACAATCTGGTACAATTAAATTTACTGATAGTTTATATCGTTTTGCAGAAAATGCAGAAGGGTTTGACGGACCAACTTTTGATTCGTTTGTGTTCGATGATCAACCAAAGACTGAATTAACAATTATCCTTGACACAATCAAGAACATAATTTTTGTTGATAATTTAGCAAAAGAATATAAAGAATTATTCTTTGCTAGTTTAAGATATGCATTTAGTGAACAGAAATCAATTGATTGGGCATTTAAAACAAGTTTTGTAAGATCAAAACATAATCTTGGACCGTTAAAACAAAAACCAACATATCAAAACGACAACTTACCTAGCTATCAAGAATATATCAATGAGGCTAAACCTTACAGAAGTAAAATTCGTGAATTTGTTAGTACATATGAAATTTTTGAACCAACCGGAAGCCAAATATCTGACTTTGACTTACCTCCAAAATATGATCAAACTACTAATAGTGTGATACCGTTTCAAACTAGTATTTCGGATGGTATATTAACATACAGCAGTAATGATATTAAACAATATCCATACAGCGATTGGTTATACAGCGCAGGATTTAATTTAACAGAAATACGAATAGTAGATGGCGGCTCTGGTTATATAACTGCTCCTGTTGTAACAATTGAGCCAGCACCTTCTACTATTACTGCAAAAGCATATCTATCGTCTGGCAGAGTTTCTACTATTGTTATTAACGATCCGTTCGGAGAAAACTTCTTAGTTACTCCTATTATCAAAATAAATGGGTCAATTAATGACGGCGGCACTCCTGCTAGAGCAGTGGCTATATTATCTAATAGCTTGGTACGATCTACAAAGATTGGTATCAAATTTGATAGAGTATCACCGGAATATACATTTGGATCAATTGTAGCTAAAGAAACATTTATTGCTAGCGGTTCTAAAACTAGATTTGAATTAGCTTGGCCAGTTGATGTTATCAAAACACGTACTACAGTGTCTGATAATAATGGAGAAATATTAGGAGCTGATTACATAGTATTCAACGAACTTGATCCAAGTTACTCATATGACCGTTATAAAGGAATATTGCAATTTAATTCAGCACCTGCAAACTTATCTAAAGTTGTTATTGAATATCATAAAAATATCAACTTATTAGATGCTGCCGATAGAATTAATTATTTTTATAACCCGGCCGCAGGCCAATTAGGGCGCGATCTAGGACAGTTAATGCAAGGTGTAGATTACGGTGGCGTTGAGATCACTGGCATTGGATTTGATGTTGGATCTGGCTATGATGCATTACCGTGGTTTACTACAGGTTACGATCAGTTTGATCCCGATTTTACTGATTTCTTAATTAAGAGTGATGGTATTGCTAGATCGTTTACATTAAATTATGCTCCTACTGAAATTGAATATATTAACGTATACTGGACCGGCAATCGAAGTTATATTACTGCAACGCCGTTAGGAACAGGCAATGTTGATAGTTCATCTTTATCTGTTACCAATGCTAACGGAATTAAAAAAGGACAATCAGTTTCAGGAATTGGTATACAATCAAATACCACAGTCTCGGATATTGTTGGCGCTAAAATAACTTTGACTAAAGCATTAGTGCAGGCAGCATCTGGTGTATACTCATTTAGAACAACAGAAACATTCAATAGACGATTAGACGATCCTAATTATATTGTAGTTAAACCATTGCTAGATAGACTAGTTGCTGTTAAAAATGAAAAACTAACTATTGCAACTAATTTAGCTACAGCACAAGAAGATAAAGATTTTAACATTGCATTACTTGCTGACTTAACTAGTCAGCTTCAGTTGTTATTTGATGCTAGAACTGCCGCTGAAGCAATATTGCTTCAAGCGCAAATTGCATTAGATAATGCAATTGTTCTTGGTGATCCACAAATAATATCTCATGCACAAGAAGTGAGAGATGCTAAACAATCAATCTATGATAATTTAAATTCAGATTATGTTGTTACTGAACAAGATGCAGTCACTGCTCAGTATGCTAGAGATAATGCAATTGCATTAATTGCCAACGGTTCTAGCCTCATAGCCGCATATGATATAACAAGCAACATTGCTTCTGTACAAATATTTGATATTTTTGGAAGATTAATTTTACCGAGCGGAGTAAGATTAGTTGGCCAAAGTATTAGAATAACAGGAACATTAAGTCACGGATCAATCCAAGGATATGTTTCTGGAACAACTTATTATATAGGCGAAGTTATAAACAACACTAGTGTACGTTTAACTAGCACTTATGCTAAAGCATTGGCTACTGGAAATGATAGATTTGATATTGTAACAACAGCCGGAGTAATAACTCCCGGAGCTACAGTTACTATTAACGGAAAAATTAATACCGTACAACACGAAATTGAAAACTTCCCAAGTATTGTTAATCAAGATGCTATTATGAATTCCTTCATTGGTGACGGTGTAAGCACTGGACCTATTGTAATTCCTAACCATGCAACATTTACAGCAACATTTGCCGCAGACATCCAAGCAGGCGATAGTATTATTCTAAGAAAGAATACAAGTGACGGCAGTTTTAAACCTAGTGATATTCAATATGATACTCAAATATTTGGTGGAGATTTTGCTTATGTAAGTGCCACTGGATTAGCGGCTGAAGATATTAACGTTGACGGTGACGGATTTGTTACTCCAACATCAAGTCATGCACCTGAAGAAGTAGTTACTGGTCAAGTAGTAGATACTGTTGATATTACAGTATACCATAAGATTGGTGACGGAGCCCCTATTATTAATACCGTGCAGTATCTAACAGCAGACGATAATATATTTGACATTGGCCAACGCCCAGGAACATCGACTTCTGTTATTGTAAAAGTTGATGGAAATATTATCAAACAAAATGTAAATTATACAGTTAATTTTGCTAGCCAACAAATAGAATTAACTACTAGTTATGCACCGGGATTAGAAGTTGTTATAACTAGTATTAGTCAAAACGGTTTAAATATTCTAGATTTAGATTACTTTACTGCCGACGGAACTACCACTGAATTTGTATCGACTGCAAGATGGACTACTGAAACTACTGCGTTTGTTACCGTAGACGGCGAAGCTACAGCAGTGACAACATTTAAAACAGACAGTCAATATACACTAGTTGGAACTATTGGTATACGTTTTGAAGTTGCACCGCCAGCTGGTGCAATTATCAACTATACAATTCTAGGATCAGCAGTTGACTCTATTAGTAAAGTACAAAAACAAACAATTGTACATAACGGTATTGATACAATTTACGAATTAACTCGTAATCCAGAATTTGCTAAACCTTTAGCTAATAATGTATTAGTAGTAACTAACGGCAGTATTTTAAGACCAGCTGATACTTTCTATTTTATAGTAGCAGGCACAAGCAGAACATATACTGTTGACAGTTCAAAATATGCATTTAATACTGTAGACAGTAGCACAGTTATTGTAGCAGTTAACGGCGTAAATATTGTACAGGGTGTTGATTACTTTTGGATTCCGGTAAACAACCAACTTAAAGTTAAAAAAGGTGTTGCAAAAACCGGAGATAAAATTTCATTATCAATAGTTGCAAATTCTGACTATAATATAATTTCTACAGATAATAATTTATCCATTGAAGTAATTGGAACATATGCTCCTAACACAGTGATTACAGTGATTACTTTTAGTAATCATGATATACTTGAAATTGAACGCGAGCACGATAAGACTACTTCTGCATCAGCTTTAGTTCCCGGAGCAACAGAATACTATCGATACAATCAATTAGCCGGCGGTAGAATTAAATTACGTAGACCTGCAATTGGATCTCAGTATGTGTGGATCACGTTAAACAGAAAACTATTAACACCTAATGTTGACTATGCTCTAGAGAGTAATATGAACTATATTAGCTTTACGCCAACTAGAGTTTTCTTAGAAACTGATATTGTAGATATAATTGCATTTAGTAATAAAATAACAAAAAGTAGTTTTGGATATAAAATATTTAAAGACATGTTGAATAAGAATTCTTATTCAAGAATTGATGACGCATCGTCGACTACATTATCTAAAACATTAAATTATTATGACAATGTTATAGAGTTAGTTGACGGATCAGTATTGCCAGAACCTAGTGCTAGATTAAATAAACCTGGTGTAATTTTTATTGACGGAGAACGTATTGAGTATCTAAGAAAAGATGGTAATATTATTCGACAATTAAAACGCGGTACTTTAGGTACAGGCATTAAAGATATTCATGCTGAAGGTACTCTAGTAAGAGATCAAAGTATTATTCAATCGGTTCCTTACAAAGATGAATTTATTTCGTCAGTAACAGTATCGGACGGGTATACTAATGGCGCAAGCATTTATACAAATTCTCCTGGACTAACAGTAACATCAATAGTATTTCCTGGAGAAGATCAAACAGCCGATTTATCAGGAAGTCAAACAGTAACAGTTACCGGTACTGGTTTTAAAATCAATGTTAAGGTATTTGTCGGTGATGTTGATTGTGTAGTTAACAGAATAAGCGATACAAAATTAACTTTTGTAACTCCCGCAAAATCTGTTGGAGCATACGATTTAATCATATATAATCCTCCAATTACATCGCTACCAAGATTTACAACAACTACACTAACAGGAACAGTAACTGGTACAAGTTTAACTACTACAATTACCGGATTATCAAATGCTAATAGCACATTACGTGTTGGTATGGTATTATCTAAAATCAGCGGCATTGGCGCAATTGGCGGCCTAACAGTAATCACTGAAGTTAATAGTGACACACAAATTACTATTAAGTCAACTACTGCAAATACCTACGGAGCAATAGAGTTTACTGGAACAGAGGATGTAAAAACTATAACTGTTCCGGGAATAGTTAGTACTGCTGGTTTAGTATCTACGGTCACATTAACTGGATCTTATGTAAAAAATGGCATAACAATTCCTAATGCTACCAGCGGTCTAAAAGTAGGACAAATTGTTAGCAAAGTTTCTGGAATAGGAAACTTTGGCACACTGGCCATTATAACATCAATAGATAGTTTAACAACATTTACGGTAACTGCAACAACTGCAAATACAGCAGGAGAGTTAATTTTTAATATTAACAATCAAACACCAACTAGCCGAGTAATTGCTAAAGCAATCAAGTATTTGAAAATACAGTTAGACTTTAAACTAACTGTTCCTGTTGTTGATAACACTTGGTATAGGAAAACAATACCGTCTGCATTTAATCAGTGTAACGATGTAGAAGTATTTGTTGCAGGCCGTAGACTGCGTAAGACAACATATACTATTTGGAATCCTAATCTAGGGCCAGATAGTCCTAGCGGAGATGTACAATACGAAGCTGAATTTTCAGTAACTTCTGCAACAAACCAGCAGCCAATGCAAATTCGTTTAACTGAAGTACCGGAAGCAGGGCAGTATATTGTAGTTCAAAAGCGCATAGGTCAAGCATGGACTACAAATGGTGTTAGTTTAGCTGATTCTGGATCCGACCCGGCTAAATTTATTAGAGCAACTTACGCTCTGCTACCAGATAAGAATAAAGTATAAGAAAACTATTAAAATAAATACAATGTATAGGTGAAAACAACATGACAACAAAACCAGACGAAAATTCGGGAATATTACTCCAAGGACATATTAAAATTTGGGATCCCGTTTCTCAAGAAGTAATCGTTAACAAACGCAATGCTATTCATTATGAGAATATGAGCATTGCCTTAGCACAGAGTCTCGCAAACGAAGGTATAGGAACAATATATCAAATGAGCTTTGGCAACGGCGGCACAGCAGTGGACCCAACAGGAATTATTACATACTTGACCCCAAATACTACGGGATCTAACAGCAGTTTATATAATGAAACCTATACTAAAGTAGTCAACGATCGAAGCACAAATAACGTTGACCCGACTCGTAATAAGATTGATGTCCGACATGTTACAGGAACAAACTATACAGATATTCTAGTCACTTGCTTGTTAGACTACGGCGAGCCTAATAACCAAGAAGCATTTGACAATACAACATACCTAGACGGCGAATACGTATTTGATGAATTAGGCCTTAGAGCATATAGCCCAACAGGGACAGGAAAATTACTAACCCACGTTATTTTCCATCCAGTACAAAAATCATTAAACCGTTTAATTCAAATTGATTATACAGTTAGAGTACAGAGTCTAACAGGTTTTAACGGAGCGTAAACATGGCATACCAAATTCGTTTTACCGATCAAATTAACAACACTCCGCTAACCGTAGATGATAATACTACGAATTCGGTTACTAGTCTTAACTTCCCAGGAAGAAACACAACGGGTTATGGCCAAGCAATTGGCGAAAATTTCTTACATTTATTAGAAAATTTTGCAAACACTAGCGAGCCTGTTAATCCTGTTAAAGGACAGCTATGGTATGATACCAATGCTAGTATAAAACAATTAAATGTATATGATGGAACCCAGTGGGTTGCCGCAGGCGGCCTTAAAAAATCAAGCGGAAATCAACCCGATGCAGGTAATAGCTTACCTGGAGATTTATGGGTTAATACTGATACACAACAATTATTTTTATTCTCTGGATCAGGTTGGATCTTAGTTGGTCCACGTTTTAGTGCAGGAGCTAGAACAGGAGCTGAACCAGAAAGTTTTAGAGATACTGATAATATTGAACGCACCGTTATTACTAATTATGTAGGCGGATTTAGAGTAGCAATATTCAGTACTGATAAATTTCAACCTAAAACAACACTCCCTGGTTTTCCTTATATCTATGCTGGTGTGACACTTAGCAGTTTATATAATGGTTACTTTGGTACAGCAGAAAAAGCTAGTAAACTAATTGTATCCGGTTATTTGTCAACAGGTTTAGAAGCAGACAACTTCCTACGTGGCGACGTTATCACTAATAACTACAAAGGTCTTAACGTTAAAAGTAACACTGGTATTCAAATTGGTGCTGACGGACAGATGGAACTTGCTGTTGACAACGGCGTCGGATACATTTATCAAAAGACATCCGGATCCAGTCTAGACATCCGTGTTAATAATAACGGAAATGAACGTGTTGTTATTCGAGTAGACAGCCAAGAACGTGTTGGTATTAATAATATTGCTCCACAAGAAGCATTAGATATTAGTGGAAATATACGCCTTGGACTAACAGAAGAAAACCCTGACTCTTCGGGACAGTTATTCATCAAAGGTACTGCTAACTCAACTAGTATTGTAACTGGTGCATTTCAGCTAGCAGGCGGAGCAGGTATTGAAAAGAATTTATTTGTTGGCGGCGACATTAGTTTAGATGGTAAAATTACTGTTGGAGCAAATATATCACCAGCAACCAATAACGGTTCTTCATTGGGATCTGATCCTACATTGGCAGACGGCAAACAATTTAATAACATATATGCTAATAAAATATATGCCGCAACTGAATTCAACGGAAAACTAATTGGAACAGTTAAAGGATCAATAGACGGTTCTGCTACTAACTTAGCTAGTTCAACCATATTTGAAATGATTGGCGATGTAACTAGTAACGAAATTGAGTTTGACGGAAAGACAGGAACTAATCCTGTAAACACTACAGTCGCATCGGGCAACGGAACAATTATTAAACTTGAATTCGATGCTCAGACAGTAGTTCCTTTCCCAGCAGGTACAGTAGTTGTTGTATCTAATATTACTCCGGTAGCGTATCGCGGCACATATAATGTTATTGAAGGAACAAAAACTTATATAACTTTTAACGGAACAGCAACAGGTCCGCAAGCAATTGCCGGAACTATTAGTCCGGCCGGTGTACTAGGTAATAGAAAACAGTTTGTTACAAATCTTAGTGAAACATTTGTTTCCGGCAAATTAGAAGTAACAACAGCAGCCGGTTTAGGCGAAGGCGACGATTTCTTAATAAGCCAAGGTACTGCTGGTCTTAAGAAAATTAAAAAGAATACATTGTTTTCAGCAATTCCACAACTACCAGTGGGTACTGTTGTACCATTTGCTGGACTCAAAGCACCAATGGGGTGGCTATTATGCGACGGATCTGAAGTTTCTAGGATACGATATGAAGCATTATATAATGTGATCGCTGGACTATATGGTAACTCTAATGCATACGATGCTACTACTAATCCATTAGGTACAAAAGGATTTGATACGTTTAAACTTCCCGACTTAAGAGGTAGATTTCCTCTTGGTGCTGATAATATGTTTAATGGTAAAAAAGTTCCTGACAGAAATAGTATTTCTTCAAAGATTGATACTATCACAACCCCTGCCGGCAGAGTAACTGATCCAAACGCAACTATTGATTATAATGATCCTACGGTTGTGCGTATTGGTGCAGGCGACGAACAGATGGAGTTAACAGTAAACAATCTTCCAGATCACGAACATGACTTAACAGGTAATAAAGATGGACGCTTTGGCGCATACAGCCCAACAGAATTAGCTGATACTGATGCGATTCCAGTTAAAGGATTAGGCGGTGCAAACGATACAGGCAGACTTTTAAGATCAAGCGGCGGCATATTAACAGAACCAGCTGGTGGACCATTTGGCCAACCGTTCAGTATTATGAACCCGTTCCTAGCTCTAAATATGATTATTTGGACAGGTAAATTAACAGATTACGATTCGGACTACAAATAATGACATATAAAATTAATAAAACTGACGGTAACGTATTAGCAGAGATTCCAGACGGTCAATTTGATACCGGCAGTAGTAGTCTTACGTTAATTGGAAAAAATGTTACAAACTTTGGCCAGGTGTTTAATGAGAACCTAGTAAAGCTACTAGAGAATTTTTCCAGCAGTACAGAACCTGAACATCCTATTAAAGGACAACTATGGTATAATACTAGTACTGGTAGAGTAAATGTGTATGACGGAAATGTTTTTAGAGCTAGCGGAGGCCCGTTAGTGAGTTCAATTCGCCCTCTTAATCTAGTTCCAGGCGACTTATGGATTAATAATGAAACAAATCAGTTATGGTTTTATGACGGTGTTGATTTAACATTAGCAGGTCCAGTTTATTCAGCACAACAAAAAACGTCAGGATTTTTAATTGACAATATTATTGACACTAATAATAGACTTAAAGTAGTTGCTAAACTTTTTGTTAATGGAGTATTATTGGGAATATTCAGCAATAGTGCATTTACTCCTGCACTAGCAATTGAAGGATTTACAGGTAATATTGGAGTTGGATTTTCAGTAGGAACTCTACTTGGTACTAAATTTAATGTTACTGTTTCTCGTGCAGAAGGTCTAGTCACAGCATTAGGCGAAACCAAAGTAGCAGACGATATACTATATAACAACCAAGACGGTACAATTGTTGGTTCTTTAACAGTACAATCAGCATCTGGCGTTAGATTGCTAGGAGGAGATCCAGGCACTGGATCGGCACAAGGTGATACTAGTTTAAAACTTGAAGGCGGCAATTTCGTTATTGAAAATAACGAGTCAAGTAGATCAATTGAAATAAAAACAAAACAACCAGTTGGCGGTGTAAAAACCGCAATATATGTTGATTCTATAAATCAAAGAATTGGATTTTTTAATCGAGCCCCTACTAAGACTGTTGACATTAAAGGTGATTTAAAAGTTTCGGGCAATTTAACTATTGAAGGTGATAGTTTTACAATTAATACAACTACTTTACAAGTTGAAGATAAGAATATTGAATTGAACAAATCACCAACTGGCGTAGTAACTGATACTGATGCCGACGGCGGCGGAATTACATTACACGGTACCACTGATAAAACTTTAACATACTCATATGCACATAGCAGTTGGGATAGTTCAGAAAATTTTAACTTAGTTACTGGTAAAAATTATAACATTAACTATACTCCTGTATTATCGGCTACTGCCTTAGGAACTACAGTAATTAATTCTAGTTTAAAAACACTAGGTAACTTAACTACTCTAAATATGGATGCTGGATTAAACATTACTGGCAATATTATTACTAGTAGGACAACTGAATTAATATTATCTTCGGCTACTAGTGTTATAAACGTTAACGGTAAAACACTTACAAATTTAGCCAACTTAAATTATGTTACTAGTAATTTAACAGATGCAGCCAATAAAAAATATGTTGACGAACGTGTTAGTATTCGCCCAATTTCACTATCACTAGACATTAGTGATTTTGATATAACAACACAAATAGGAACTGAGGCGGCAAATGCAAAAATAGTTGAAATTTTAACATATACTGCTTCTATCTATGACGGAGTTAATAATCCTCAAGGTATTGCTATTGTTGGAACTATTGCTAAAATTCATGCAACTCATTTAGCAATAGTAGTTAATCCTATACAATATAAACCGGTACAAACAGGTACTGAATTAACTGGCACTGAAACTATTGCATTTAGTAAAAACACAGTTAACAAAGGCGAGGGTAGCTATGATAACTGGTCAGTAGTAGAAGATATTATAGAAACACAAGTTATTCCAGCACCGTCAGCTGGCATTGTAACTACTAGATTTTATAAAAGATTTGTGGTCGTAGAACAACCAGATAATAGTCTAGCATGGGAATATATTACTGATTATGTTCCAGCGGGCAATTGGGATAATGCTACAGCATATTCTGTAAATGATCTTGTAATTTTTGATTATAAAGAATGGATTTGTATTGTAAGTGTGGCCGCAGGACAAACAAATCCTTCAGGCAACAGCACAAATTGGAAACTTTTTGCATTAATTTAAAAGCACAAAGAGCGATAAATAATAATAACGTTAGTTTTAGGGGCTACTAGATGTCATATACAATAAACAGATGGAATAATGCAACAGTAATAACAACTGTACAAGATGGTACAGTTGATCAAACTCTTGACATTCAGTTAGTCGGTAAAAATTATGCCGGCTACGGAGAAATTCAGAACGAAACATTTGTGCATTTATTGGAAAATTTTGCAAGACAAATTCCACCACCAAATGCTATTTCTGGACAACTATGGTACGATACAACTAACAAAAAAATAAAAGTACATACTGGTGATACTTCTACTGGTGCAAAAGTGTGGAAAACCCTAACAGGTGCAGAATATAGCGCAACAGAACCACCGTTTCCTACCCCGGGAGACTTGTGGTTTGATTCAAATAAAGATCAGTTAAAAGTTAGAATTGGTGGAGTGACAGCAGACTGGTTAACAGTTGGCCCGCAAAATGCTGGTACAGGCATCACACAAATGGTCAGTCGCAACGTTGTTGATGCTAGCGGAACACCGCACGGAATTATTGCCGCAACAGTTAATGGTGCAGTTAATTTTATCATATCTGAAGACGAATTTGTATTAAACATTGCTGATCCAGATAGTACTATTACAGGTTTTACAGATCCTTCTTCTAAACAAATCAAACGAGGAATTACATTTCCTAACGTTGACGCAGTTGGCATAAGCGGATCTAACGGCGGCGGAACATATAAAGTTTGGGGAACAGTATCAAATGCATTGCGTTTTGGCGGCAAACTTCCATCTGAATACCTAAGTCCAGTAAACAATTTATTAACATTGCCTTACCAAGTAAAAATTAGCGTTGATGAAGGTCTTACTTTAGGAGCAAACGACGATTTAAAAATTGAAGTTATTGCTAACCAACCACAAATTTCAGCTAGACTTGGCGGCCAGCGCATTACATTCTCGGTTAAACAAAATACAACTCCAGTATTTCCATTAATAATTGACCAATACGGTATTAGACCGGATGCAACAAGTTCTGCATTTAACTTGGGTAGCACTAGTGCTAAATGGGCTACTGTATATGCTACAACTTTTGATGGAACAGCAACACAGGCTAATTCACTAAAAGTTGGCACATCATATCTTCAAGCTAGTTTTATGGCAACTAATAGTGGAGATACACTAGTAGCACGTAAAAGAAACAATGACGGAACTAGTACAATTTCAGCAGACACATTTGCCGGTAATGCGTCTACAGCTACAGTATTAAAAACTCCTCGAAATATTAACGGAAAACCATTTGACGGTAGCGGCAATATTAATATTGAGTATACTGATATAGTTGGAAAACCAACAGATCCAACATATGCAACAGTTACATTAACTGGAACAGTTACTACTGATCAACAGGCTGTACCTAAATCATATGTTGATGCTAAGTTTGGTGTTGGCGGCATTCTAGGAATTGCTGCCGGTGGCACAAACGCTAGTACAGATACACAAGCAAGATCTAACCTTAAGGTACCGCGCACAGATGGAGTTGGTGCAACAGCTAATTCCACATGGAACATCAATATTGCACCAACAGCAGTACCAATTGCTCTTACTAACAGCAATGCTACATTAGTTGGAACAAGTGGCGCCGCAACTTCTACTACTATTATTGTATCAAATGTTAATACATTTGCTAATCCAGGTAGTGTTCCTACAGGAAACGGATACGACGATCTTGTCTCGGTAACACAAACTACAGTTGGCACTGGGTCTAAAACATTCACAGTACAAAAAGTACCAGGATGGCAAGTCAATGATAGGGTTAAAATAACTAAAACCCAAAGCGGCGACACTATAACAATGTCTGGAAAAATTACAGCCGTTGATTACATTGCATTAACTATAACAGTTCTTGTTGATTCATTTACTGGTTCAGGAACTTCGTTAGCACCTTGGACTTTCCAAGGGCTAGCTGATTGGAGAGTGGGTGCTAAAGTAACTGGTACGGCAATTACTGGTAATGTAGTGATTACAGCTATTACACCTGATGCTCCTGCATTGGGACAGAATACATTAACAATTGGGTTTTCAAGCCAAACAGTCGTCGGCGCTGGCTCATTAACTATTGTAGCAACAGACAACGGTAACGGCATCGGCGGTAATGCGGCAACAGCTACTAAGGCTAAAAATTTATCCGACGGTGCATTAGGAGATATACCTTATCAAACAGCTGGAAATACTACTAATTATCTTTCAATTGGTTCAGTAGGGTATGTATTATCTAGTACAGGAACAGTTCCAGAATGGAAAAATTTAGCACAAATTAGTGTAGGTAATTCATCTCAAATTTTAGTTGCTGATAAACCAACAGATATTGGTACATTCTATCCTGTATTTGTTACAGGCGGGTTACCTGGTACAGGAAGTCAACCAAGAAGTATCTATGCAGACCAAACAACATTCTCATATGATACTAACCAAAATAAACTTACGCTTGGCGATAGTACTAACGGATATGGTACTGTAATTGCTCGATTAAACGGCGATGTATTATCACCAAACGGTACAGTAGTTTTAAGTCAGGGAACTGGTAGTGGTACTAGTGCTTACTTTACAGGTAAAGCGGCAACTGCTGATAAACTACAACAAGCTAGAGCCATAGCATTAGGCGGCATTTTAAAAGGTACAGCTAATTTTGATGGTAGCGGTGCTATTACTATTTCAGCCGCGTTTGCTGATGATTTCCAATTAAGCGGTTCTAATTTATCTGGTTTAAATTATGTTGGGCAATTAACTGCTGGAAATTATATATCATTAAATGAAGGATTGGCAGCATATTCGCCAGGACCTGGCGATAACGTTAAAATTAGCGTTAACGCTAGTACAAGTAACGTTGCCAGCACACTAGTAGCTAGAAACAGTAGCGGCGACTTTAGTGCTAACTGGATTACAGCAGACAAATTTATTGGTGTGTCAACCGAAGCATACTTTGCTGACTTGGCAGAAAAATATCTACCAGATGCTGATTATGAAGTTGGAACAGTATTAACTATTGGCGGTGAAAAAGAAGTTACTGCTAGTAGATACGGTGATTTAGCAATTGGTGTAGTTAGCGATAAACCTGCTTATCTAATGAATAAAGATCTAGAAGGTGGTGTGGCAGTTGCACTAAAAGGAAGAGTTCCTGTTAAGGTAATTGGTTCTGTACGTAAAGGCCAACGACTAGTAGCAGCCAATGACGGTTGTGCTGTAGCCGCTGTACCCCATGCCAATGATGTATTTGCTATTGCTTTAGAATCTAGTGATGATACCGGAGTCAAAGTAATAGAAGCGTTTATACGTTAAACAGCCATTTCAGCTTTAATGGCTGGATCAGGATTATAGTTTTGTAATACAAAATCGTCGATGTTATAGTCGGCGATTTTTTTGCCTTCTGTAAACACTAGTATAGGCAATGCTTTAGGCTCTCTAGCCAGCTGTTCTTTTACAGCATCAAAGTGATTATTATAGATATGGCAATCACCGCCAGTCCAAACAAAATCTCCAACCTTAAAACCGCACTCGCGAGCAATGATATGAACTAGTAAACTATAACTGGCAATATTAAAAGGCACTCCTAAAAACATGTCACAGCTACGTTGATACAGTTGACAGCTTAAATGACCATCTGTAACATCAAACTGTGCCATAACGTGACACGGCGGCAATGCCATTTGATCTAACTCACCTACATTCCATGCACTAAGAATATGTCTACGCCCATCAGGATCTTGTTTTAAACCTTCAATAAGTTTTTCTATTTGATCAATGTGTTTGTATATAGGGTCAAAATATGTTTTGCCGTATTCATCATCAATGTCGGGATCACCTTCGGGTGTATGAGATATCCAATCGCGCCATTGTACGCCATATACCCGGCCTAAGTCTCCTTCAAATCTTGCCTTAGGTTTCCAATAGTCTGCTTCAGCATTGGCAGTCCATATTGTTTTCTTAGAAGGATCTCGAGTACCATGTAGGATTTCCGCAAGCCGGCGTTCATCGCTACTACCCTCTAAGAACCAGAGGAGTTCGCTTACAACCGCTCGCCAGGCGAGCTTCTTAGTAGTTGTAGCTGGAAAACCTTCTTGCAGATTAAAACGCATTTGATAACCAAATACGCTACGGGTTCCTACCCCCGTTCTATCGGTCTTGTTTTTTCCGTTTGTTAGTATATGCTTTAACGCTTGATGATATTGCTTCATTATGATATTCTTCTACTATACAAGATCCAAGGTTAACAGTTTGGTGTAATACCATTCCGTCTAAGAAGTCTACTATATCGATAGTAGTATCGTTTAAATAACCACCTGATATTCGAGTAAGATAAACACGTTCTAAAACTGGTCTACTTTGCATGAGCAAATTAGGACCACCAATAATAAAAACATTTTTTCTTTTATTATGGCTTTTTAAACTTACCAATGCTTCGCAAACATCGCCACGTATTTGTTCAATATCGTCTTGATCAAAAAAGTTATTGGTAAACACTACGTTATGTCTACCGGGTAGCGGACTTGGCATATCGGGACTATCCCAAGTTTTTCTACCCATGACAACAATTTGATTTTGTGTAGTGGCTTTAAACCATTTCATATCGTCGGGGTTATTAGGCCAAGGCATAGAACCTTTCCAGCCCATTCCTCCGACACTATCTACTGCAAACATTCCTGCTATCATTTTTCTCTTTTTGGTTTTTTAAGAAAACTCTTAGTTTGTTTTATTACATCTTTTTTAACTTTAGCGACGTCTAAACGAAAGTCTATATGTTGTATAGACTCTTCGTAGTTGCTGAGTAGTTCTTTAAGATGACCTTCTAAGTCTTCTTCGCCGGAGTGTTTAGCGTATTTGGCAATGTCTATGTCCCAGACTTTACCGTTTTCAAAAATGATTCGTATGGAATCAAGATACTCTAACGGTATTGCACGAACATCTATATCACTAAAAATCTCTGGCCACGACTCGACTACGTCTTTAGGCAAAGACTTTTTTGTCACTCGTCAACGGCAGCTTTCTTCTTTGTTGGAACTAGCTCTTCGGCCATCCTACGAAGTTGAGCCGCTTCCTTACTAAGGCGATCTGCATCAGAACGATATTTCTTTGCAAGGTCTGTATCAGTAAGTGGTTGATCTAATTGTTTAGTTTCAAATGCTTTTTGTGGAACAGTTTCTTCTTCAACTGTTAGATCATTTACTTTAGCAACATCTTGTATAGATGTTTGATTACCTAATGCTAGATCATTGACACTAATTCCCTTTTGTTCAGCAATTAATTGGTTTAGTTGATCTAAACTAATAACAGCTTTCATATTTGGAATTACTTCAATATCGCTAGTCTTTACTTTAAGTAATTTTTTATTAACGTGTAAGTTAGACAGCATAATACTACCGTCCTGGAACCTTGTTCGTGCTAGGACTTCTGCAAATTCATAACTTGATTGAGCACCCTGTGACTCAACTAACTTCATTAGTGAGTCGTGGTTTTCATCAGTTAAGTTTTCAGTTTGGATAACCAATGCAGAATCACTCTCACCGGGCAGTGTTCTATAGGCAATCAGACATTTACGTCCGTTTGACTTGAACCTTCCAATGTGTTTGATATCGGCCATTAGATTATTGTCCTTCTGCTGGTGCAGGCTGTTGTTTAGCTACTTGGTCCAAGAATGCATTTAGCTTGTTGAAGATTTTTCCAACAGCTTCCATTTCAGCGGCTTTAAATGCGCCACGTGAACTTGCTACATCGATTACTGAACGTAGTCCGGCTAGGTCTTGTACAGTTAAATCTACAGATGCTGGTGCTTCTGGTGTAGTTTGTGCTTCTGGTTGTGTAGTTGTTTCAGTCATGTTTTTACTCCTTTGGTTGTAAGTACTATTATATATCACTTTAATGATTTGTATACTTTAAAAGTGGACACGCAAGCAAAAAGAAACTGGCCTCTTTTGGCTCTTCAAATCCAATTTTAATTTGTATAGTAAATTGATTATCAGTAAGCTGTAGGCACTCGCCTAGATAGAATCTGCTGTGCAGATTTTCGTATATCCATTGTTTAACAGATGCTACGATATTATATTTAAGGTTTAATTGAAGATAATGGAAATGGGGAGGTGGCTCACCAACCTCCCTACAACCTAATACATTAAGTGGATTGATCTTATCTAAAGATAACATTAGGCTGTTGAAGTTTCCATATCGTAGTATGCATAGCTACCAAACGGCGGAACAATAGTGTCGTTACCGTGTATAACAAAGATTGTATCACAGTAATCTTCGTCACCCCATGAACTCCAAGGATAACCGTCTGTAAACATAATAAACTTCTTAGGACGAATATCATGTTCCTTCATGTAGTCCCAGTTACAGTCAAATTCTGTACCGCCACCGCCCATGATTTCGTATTCGTCAATCTCATCGCCGTTGTAAGAGTCATAGTCTTGCTCATTATAGACCTTAGTGTCAAAACACCAAATCTTAATGTTAAAATCTTTGAACTCTTGCATAATGCCTTTGACTTCACCTAAGAAATCCGCACCCATTTCATCGCTAATAGAACCTGACATGTCAAGTGCTACGCATACGTCAATGCTAGTGTCAAAATTGCAACCTGGCAATACAGCACCTGTCATTTGACCTTTGCGGTTAGGACGGCTAAAGCTGAAGTCATTTTTAACAAGACTTTGAATGTTCATACGCAACATTTCACGCCAATCCATTTTAGGCTCAGTCATGTCTTTAATCATACGTGCAATCTCGCCTGGCACATTACCTGCACCTGCGGCATTAGCACTTTGGATCATTGCTTCTTTAATTTCGTCACGGATCTTTTTCAGTTCTTCTTTAGAGTACTGTGGCTGTCCATCTTTACCGCCTTCTGGATCCATATGATGATCCAACATTTGACCTAACTGGTTAAGTTGTTCTTCATCATACTTGTTATAGATTTCGTCGTAGACTTGTTCAGCTGACCAGTTGTCGTACTTGCGATCATAGAAGAACTTAACAGGAGGATCATCACCAATGCGGTCACGCTTTAGGATACCGTTAACACAATAGTCAGCGGCAATGTTCCAAATTTGTTTTTCTCTGCCTTCGTTACGCATCATGTGATCAAATACACAATGCAAGATTTCGTGTGCTACTACAAACTCAACTTGACGAGGAGTCATTTTCTCAAAAAACTCACGGTTAAAGTAGAAGTTACGGAAATCGGTAGCGGCAGTTGGTAACCAATCTGACGCATCAATGAGCTTCATTCGAGTTGCCATATTGCCAAAAAACGGATGACGTAATAGCAGTCCTACTCGTGCTACTACAATTTTATCAATTACTGGATCGGTACTATGTGCCATTTTTGCTCCTAAATGTTTACTGTATATATGTATTATACAGTCATTCTGTATAAAAGTCAAGATAAAAGGTGTATTTCTACACCTTTTATTTTCTGCTTATTTGGTTTGAGCAGCCGCAATATACTTGCCAAACTTAGTATGGAAGTCATCAAAACATGCAATCTCGTCTGGATCCAACGGCAATTGATATTGTGTCAATGCAAGTTTGGTACCCATAACAACCAATTCTGTTTCAAAATTATCCATCATAAATTGGAAGAAGTAGTTAACCTTGTCGTTAAACTTCTTATCATTCTTGTCAGCCGCATCTTTGAGCTCATAGCACAATGATACAGTTAAAGAATACATGGCACTAATTTCTTTAGTTTCCATTTTCTTAACCTTGCCTGTAAGGATGTCTTCTGGTTTAGGCAGTTTAGAGCTGATCTTACGGTGAGCCATAAACTTAATAGCCAATCCTTCTCCAACTGCACCCGCAATCAAATCAGTCAATGTGTCGTTGCTAGTGTCATCATCTTCCAACAACTCGCTAACAAAGGACCAGCTACGTGGAGTAGCAAAGGCACGTGAGCTAGACTTTGGATCAAAGTCGTACAGGTCTTTCTTAGCAAAGGTGCAGTAACCAACCACATCTGGATGTACTTTGTTTACAGTAGCCCATTGTGACCAGTCATCAAAATCTACACGCATTTCCAAGTGAACAAAACGGTTAGCCAACGGAGCAGGCATACGGTAAGTAACACCCTTATCTGCTTCACGGTTACCAGCCGCAACAATAAGAACGTTATCTGGCAAATGATATTGTCCAACACGACGATTCAAAATCAACTGATAAGCCGCCGCTTGTACACTAGGAGCCGCAGAGTTCATTTCGTCTAGGAACAAAATAACGTGGGGGAATTTAGAAGCAAACTCTTTTGTAGGCAGTTCGCTTGGGCTACCCCAAACCATAGTACCTGAGTTGCTGTCAAAGTAAGGAATACCTTTAATATCGGTAGGTTCCCAAAGACTCAAACGAATGTCAATAACATGAGCATCCATTTCTGCGCCTAACTGATGAATGACATCAGACTTACCAATGCCCGGGGGACCCCAGAGGAACAATGGACGCTGTTTCTTAAATGCCTTACGAATAGCGTTCTTTGCACCGTTCGGGCTCACTTGACGATTGATAACTTCTGCTTTTGCCATACTAGCTCCTGTCTGTTAAAAAATAGTTCTGCTTTTGTTTCGCAGTATTAGAATTATAACGCAGAACGCTAGAAAAGTCAAGAACTTTTTTAATTATTTTCTTCTGTGGCTTTTTTGCTACGCATGGCTTTGGTAATTCCGTATTTTTGGACATCACCGTTAAAAAGGTATAACTCAAAACACTTTCTTTCCGAAAGTACAGTTATTGAGCGATCTGTTAAGAAATATGGACAGTCTATAAATCTATCCAAAAATATAATCACTTGTGGTTTTAAATCGAATCCGGTTGGAAACGGAACTTCGTAAACAGCCAAATCCAAAGTAGTTCTTAAAAAATCCAAACCTTTTTCGGTTAGACGCAGACCACCTTCGCTTTTGGTTCTGTTGTTTTGCCACCACACTCGCATACTGACACTAATATTTTCTTCTGTAACAGCAACGCCTGCTGATTTTAAGAATATTTTAGTGTAGGTTTTTCTGTTCACTTTATTTCTTCACCAGTTGTTAGTTTATAAACAGCAAAGTCTTTGCTATTGAATAAAGTGTTTAATTTTTTAGCAAGATTATGTGCGTGGCCAGGATTTGAAAAACTGACTTTCTTATACTTGCTACCTGGATAACCACTTAGGCTGTTTTGACTTTTTAAGTTGAAAGGTTTTCCTAGATAGAAAACAGCCCAAATAGCTTCCGCTTCTAGGATTTGATCACTCTTATACGTTTTTTTATTAACGCTTTCAAGTACTACATTTGGTTTAGGTCGACTCATATATACTATCTCCAGATAACTACGTATATATTTATCGCATTTACATTACTTTTCCGTCCATACTCCACCGTCCATTTGAACAGTGATTACTGGTTCTTCCTTAGCCTGCGACTGCATTAAACCTTCATAGTTGCCTGCTAATCTAGTCATTACTAATGCTAGTGTGTGATGTATGTTTTTAGCAGTAGCAATGTCTAATCTAATTTCTCGCTGATTACTAGTATCAGCGGCCTTAATTTGATTCATAAACTGTGTCAATACAGTTGTATTAATCTTATCTGTTTGCATTGTTTAACCTATGTTTCATTTCCATTTCAGTTTTAAATGGACCTTCATATTGATAGCGTTCAACAGTAATAAGTTTAGGACAAAAACTCTTTACCCAACCTTTATCAAATTTAATAATATAGTAGCCTGCACAATAAACCGATTTTGATTTATTACTTTTAGTAAAAAGTGGTAAGTGTTTCTTTACATCATACATGGGATTATATGGTGCGCCGCTAGTTGGATATCCGTGTACTTCTCTATCTAATGATTCAACTTCTTCGTTTTTCTTTTTAGCTACAAAGAAATTTGATCCAAACGCTTCAAATAATTTTTTCTTATTATCAAATACTGTAATAGTATCTTTTGAACTAAAGACAAATTTTTTCTGTTCAGTAAGTTTTAGAACACCTACTTTATTTTCGTCTTGTTCAACAATCCAAAATTTTCCGTCTACTACAGGCTTTGCATGGATTTCGGTCATTGTACTTCCTTCTTATTTAGAACTTGCCAAGTATAGCTAGCCGCAGGATACTTAGCGTTTAAAGGATCAGCATAACTAGATGCTTGATCGGAGATTTTTTGTAAATCATAAAGTTGTGCAAACTTTAATAGTCTAATTCCAACTTGTGTAACTTCCTTTGGCTTAATGCCACCAATGATAGTTTCTGTTATAATATTGCGAATATCTGCAGGTTGTTGTGTAAGATCAATTAACTTACGATTGCGTTCATAATCTTCTAGCACACGATGTTCGGCACCATTATGGTCAACCCAACGTTGCAACATGAGATTGTTCCACGCGAATCCTTTATTAGCTCTATCCTTAAATGCTTCTTCTAGTTTATTCTTACGTACCTTAGGATATGCACTAAACACGTTATCGCTAGTATCACCGCGAATACATTTTTCAAATAACAGCCATTGTGGGTCTGGAACTACTTTAGCTTCTTTAGTTTTATTATCAATAACACGCTTGCCCTTTTTATCAAAGATACCTTCGTGTGTAATAGTATGTTCCATTACTCCGTTATACTGCTTAACATTCGGAGCAATGAGTTGCACGAAATCTGTATCTGTCGAAATAATCACGTGATCGTCATTGGGATGACTTTGAATAAAACCTGCAATCAAATCATCTGCTTCTAACTGCTGATTCTGTAATACTGTACAGTTAGTCTTTTCTGTAACGAAATCTTTAAATGCATCAAATGATTCCCAGAACAGGGTTTCTTCTTCTTGCTCTTTTACAGTCTTTGCCGCACGAGCCGCCGCACGTTGCGCCTTGTAAGGAGTGTAATAGTCTTTGCGCCATGATCTACCTTCGAGACAGAAGACTACATGTGTGCCTCCAAAGTCTTGCCAAGCCTTGCGGATACTGTTAAGTGTAATATGGAATGCCATGCCCAACTTAATATCAGCGTCACCTTTAATGACGTGACGGGCACGGAAGAATGTGTTAGCAGTATCTACTAAAATATATGTCATGAAACTTCGCTTTTACCTTCGGTTAACTTACGAACATTAATATAACCCGCACCTCGGTCAGTCATATCAATACCTTCTTCGCTAGCCACGTCTTTGCATAATCCTCTAAACCAACGATCTACAATCTCTTCGTCGGCATCACCGTCAAATCCGTATCCAGCTTGTTTCAATTGTAACACAAAAAGGTCATTCCAGTCAAGCTCAAAAAAGCCATTACGTACATTGTCCGGATTTACTTTAGTATCAAGTACTGCTACATATGGCTCACCTTTGGCAGTAGCACGAGCCTTTGGATCTAATTTGGCTAGTTCTTCTGCTTTTTGCGCGGCCTCAGCGGCAGTTGCGGCTTTATTGGCTACTTGAATAGATTCTTCTGCTTGTTTTAATGCGGCTTCTGTTCTGGCTTTAATTTTATCAATGCCAAATAATTTTTCAATCCATTTATTCATTAGGTTCCCCATTCATTTTTAAATAACGGTACTTGCAAACGATCACTATAACGCAAACCATTTTTCATTGCCAGTAATGCTACATTCTTATTGTTCATTGCATAGACACTTTCAACGCCGCCTACTGGCATTAAGTATACATGCCCTTTAAATCCCTGTTTACGATAAGCCGCAATAGCACACTCAGCATCGGCAAAGTCTTGTTCTGTAGCAATAACAAACTTTAAATATGCAGTACCAAACCATTCGTACTCGCAAACAATCTGTGGTTGAATAGCTTCATCCCATGATTCTCCGCTACAAGGAAGTTTAGCACTTACACTAAAGGTAATCTCTCGATCTGTATTTGCCTTACGCCAGTTGTGCAAATATGATCTAAATTCATCAGTTAACGGCTGAGTACCATTTGTTTCAAATGTAATTTCTTTAAGTCTACCCATACTAGCGTGTTCTAACAATTCTGGATAAGCACGTTGCCAACCCAATAAAGGTTCGCCACCTGTGATGACAAGATGTTCTTCTTCCCAACGTTTGTGCGGCAGTATTTCCATAATTCGATTTACAATAGCATTACTTTCAAGCATTGGACTTAGATCTTTAAAGTCTGGATGCCAACTAGCATACGAATCACAGCCTGTACTAACCAAAGGCAAGTCTTCATATTTTTCAAATGCTTTAATCATTGTATGTGTAGCCGCAAGGTCTGTTGCTTCATGGCTTTCTTCACCACGTGGCATACCAAAGCCAGCACACTTAAAGTTACAACCAAATGTGCGTAGAAACACAGACGGAACACCCATGTACCGTCCTTCACCTTGTACGCTATAAAATAATTCTGCAATTTTAATTTTTGACATTGTTCTTCCTAAATTCTTCTACATCACTAATTGCCAATTGTAACACATTTGCATAGTTAAGAGCTTGTTGTTTGGTTAAATGCACACTAGATTCGGTATCGATATAACCTTTGGTTAGTAATGTCCAAATATGATACCATCGTGTTTTACTCCACCAGTTAGTTTTGCCTGTAGTATAAATGTTTACAACAATATCATGGTCGTCTGCTTCTATCCATACATTGTGATTGTGGGATTCATCGTGACAATTACAGGCGATTCGGTAGACTTTACTATCTCCCCAATCGCCTGTTTTCATAATACCTTCTGCTGGAATTTCTATCTTCATGCTTTTAAATTTTCCATAGTTGCAATTTTTGCAATGCGATCGCCAAAGTCTTGATCATTAGTAATAATGTAAGTGGTGCTATCATTGCGATCACTTTTACGATCATAACGTCTAAACTCTACAACCTTACCACCTACTGCTGAATAAACTTTGAAATTTAATACAGGATCATCATTAATAGTCTTTTCTTCAGCACTACTAATTAATCGACTTGATCGTGTAGATGTTTCATGTATATCTTGTGCGCTGTTTATCCAATCTCGGAATTTGAGTTTCAACCAGTTCATAATTTCATAATTCTTTCTAAGACTGCTTTTGCATCATCGAACTGACCACGAGCCAATTTATCTTCAATCTGAACTTCATAGTCATTACGAAGTTGGCGAAGATACGGGCGCATCTGATAAGTAGCATAGGGTTGTGTCCAGCGTATTGTATATAGGTGTTGCGGATTCATTTACAGCTTTCTAAAAAGTTATCAAGTTGTGTAACAGCTTCATCAAAGTCAAGTGCTATTACTTTAGCACTTATTATACTATCTTTAATCTGCATGTCAAATGGTATTACGCCATTAAATCTAAAATCTTCCGGAACATCGGTTTCAACAACAAACTCTTGTAAGTTCTTTGCTCGATGAATAAGATTATTTGCCATATCTACTGAATTCATTTTATTCTTCCTTAGGAAATTCTGGACTAAACGGCCAACTTGTATTAGGATTTGGACGATCCTTTAATACTACATTTTCTTCGATAATAGTACCGTCATCTTCAACAAGACTAACTTGGAAAGGTGCTAACACATGAATAGCTGAATCCTCTTCTTGCCAATCATGTTCGCCGTCAAACAACCAAGCCGCACCGCCTTCATAGTATGCTTCTTTGATAGCTTCCTGTTCTTCTTCAGTAATATCATCGCTAAATTCAAACCAGCAAGCACAGCTATCGTCTAGTTCAGCACCCCATCCTGCATTAGGATCACAGTAGGCAAGGTCACTATCTTTATACGGAAGGTTACAATCCATATCTGATTCAATAAATCCTTGACCCCATCGCCATGTTTCGTCTAAGTTAAACCAACTAGTAGAACCGTCCGCATTTTCACGAAACATTTCTACGTGGTAAACTACGCTTTTCTTTTCAAGTGGTTTAATTAGATATACTGACATTATTAATCCTTTTTATCGCCAAACAACTGTAGCAAGCTCAAGAAGATATTGATAAAGTCTAAGTACAGAGTTAGAGCACCTATTACTTCTACGGCAGGGCTAGAATCAACGCTAACCATTTCACGAATCTGTTGGGTGTCGTAAGCAGTTAGTCCCATGAAGATCACAATGGCTAATGCTGAAATGACCATCTGCATTACACTACTACCAATAAAGATATTGATAACGCTGGCAATAATGATGGCAATCAATCCAACAAACATAAACTTGCCTAAACTATCTAAATTCTTTTTAGTAAAGTATCCGTAGAAGCTCATTGTTCCAAACAGAACACTAGCACCCATGAAGGCACTAAAAATACTGCTCATAGTATAGACCGCAAATATTACAGCAAAGCTCAAGCCCATGATAGCCGCAAAGCCTGCTAATAATAGTATAGCAGTTTCTTTTGGCGGATCGTTGTTAAGTGCGTAGCCAATTCCAAATACTGCAATCAACGGCGCAAACATTACCACCCAATGCATTGCACCTGTAAAGAAAAACTGCACTAACTCTGGATTGGTCCCCACAAAGAAACTGACCAGCATACTTACCAATGTGGCAAGACCCATGTAACCGTAAACACGACCCATGGCTTGATTGATTTCTCCAGCAGAACGATAGTTAATAAAACCGTTTTCTGTATAGTTTGATCCAAACATAATATTCTCCTTAAACGTCTAAAGGTAATGTATTCCACTCTTTAACTAGAGCAAGTACTTCTTCTTCTGAATTGCAAAGCGTCTTGGTAGTTTTCCAATCTTCTTTTTTATCTCGTCCACCGATTTCAACCATCCAACCGTTGTCGTAACGATTGATGCTGATATTTTCATTTACTTTTGCTAGTTTGCTTAGTTGTGACATTTGGGTCTCCTTAAAATTTGTAAATTGGTAAAGCATAGTTAGGGTCTTGCCAAACTTTGCTTTTAAATTTAATTTCTAATCTAGTTTTGCTACTGTAAACTCTTGTTTCAATAAATGCAGAATCTGCTAATCCTGATACTTTCATAGACTTTTTTGTGAACTTACAAAGATCGTCCTCGTATAATAGATTAGTGTCAGCAACCTTAAATGCACACAGTGAGCAGTTAAGCGTTTCTTTTTCTCTAACAATACCAATAAGATAATATTCATCTACAGATTTAACTTTGGAAAGCCACCCATCGACAAATAAATTCCAAATACTTTCAGTATCTTTTTTATTGAAATATAATTTTGTTTCTTCTTTAAATGATTGGAACATACTAGCTTCGGTAGTCGACGTTGATGTTTCTTCTTTACTAACGCCCTTGACATCTATACCTATGCTACCAATCTTAACATCGATAATGCTTTTTCCTGCACCACACCATTCTGCATTAGGAATAGATTCAGAAACCACATACTCCCATTGTTCTTTACCTAGTGCTAATGGATATCCTTTTGCAATATATTTTCTTAAAGGAGCAATAATCAAATCCATCTCAGTTTGAAATGTATTTACAAAATTAGCCCCTAAAAGATTATTAATCTCGGGAAGAGTCATTGGTATTAAACAGTAGGTCATCGTGGTGCAAATTCTTGTTGAAGTTTAATGTTATCAAAAAACTCTTTCTTTGTGTTGCCATCGGTGTTAAATGCACCTTTTAAAACTGTAGTCTGTGTTAGACTAGAGTGTGCCATAATGCCGCGATTTTCACAGCACCCATGAACTGCTTGAACGTAGACTGCTACGTTTTCTGATCCTGTTGCCTTTTGTATTTCTCTTGCTATGTCATTACACAATTCTTCCTGTAGGGTTCCTCTACGACTACACCATTGGGCAATACGTGTATACTTGGACAATCCAATGAGTTTTTGGGCGGCGATGATCCCGATGTAGGCAACACCACTAACAGGCTGGTGATGATGGCTACACATGCTACGAAGCTCACTCCTAACCACCAACATGCCTTCATACCTATCTTTACTGTCGTTTGGAAAAGCTGTTGCATCCGGTGCTGGTTCATAACGTCCTGCCATTACTTCGTTAAAATACATTTTAGCTAATCGTCTAGCTGTACCTTTGCTATTGGGATCTGTTTCACGATCAATTAGCAATCTATCTAACACAGTTTCAAATGCTTCAGCGGCATCGTTAATTAACTGTTCTTTGTCAGCTTCAGTAACATACTCGCTGATGTTGTCACCAGCCCAAAAGCGTTTTCCTTCACGTTTCATTTTAAAACGAAGGTAGTCGCCTAAGTATGCTTCTTTATAGTTTTTGTCGTCATCGCCCTGCTGTTCTGCGCCAGCAATGACATTTTGTAAATCTTCTGTTGTAAATGTTGTCAATTTTAATTCTCCGAGTTAATGACGTGGATGTCTTTGTGTTATTATACTACTTTATTTAGGTCGTTGTCAAGTGTTTCCCAACATTTATTTTTATAATCCCAATGTCTATTGTCGTATATATTGCCACTTAAATTGTAGCCAAATACACCAACTTCAAAATTTGGACCAGCATGATCTCGACCAATCCAAGATAGATCTATGTTAAAAATAAACCATTCGTAGGCATAGTAGTATAACTCTACTTCCCAAGATTTATTTTTGGTAATCTTACCACTCCAATTATATAAACCAATAAAGTTTTCGTGTTTGAAAGGATTTAGTAAGCTGAGATTAAATTTTATCATGTGGGATTTGCTATACGAGCTTTACGACACGCTTGTTTTATTTCTGGACTAAAGTCTGGACTTATCTCACTCCACGTGCAGTCAATCTTAATAACATCACCTTTTTTTGACATTATCATTGGAAATACTAAAAACATTACAGCAACATATACACCGATTGCTATAGTTATTAGAATCGTTCGCTTAACAGTATGCGGCATAATTCTGCATCCTTTTTTGATTTAAATTTAAACAGCATATAGTCTGAGTCTGGATGAGACTCGTATCTATTTCCAGGTAACCCAAAAACTGATAATACTAATGCACAAGTTTCATTCCACCAGAATCCATTTTGGTTATCCCAGTCGATACGCACATCGCACTCACTTGGCATCATTAGACCTAATGCTAGTGCATGAATCGTTCCATAATTCTTGAGCTTGACGTTTGTATTCCTCAAGTTCGATTTCTCTACAGCGTTCTTTATACTGTTCTTCGGTTAATGTGTGACTACCATCACACCAAGGGTCGTTAATAGTACGGCCGCAAGTACACTTACTCATTTTTGTAATTTCCTTTTTCTGGAATAACATGCCTAACTCCGCCACGCGGATCTTTCATATCGCCTGTACGTCTAGGTATCATATGTACGTGTGGATACATTACTGTTTGTCCAGCAGCCTCGCCAACGTTTTGTCCGACATTAAAAGCGTCCCACCTACCCGAGTCGACTCCCATGTAACCGAACTTGTATGCGGCTTTGTAACAGTCCCAGAGATGGTCCCAGTCTTCTTTGGTAGGCACAAATAACAGATGTCCTTCCGTAACTGGGTAGGCATCTCGGAAGACCCAATAATCTTTGGTTCGGTATTCAATACCTGTCCACGGTGCTCGTTTTTCATCAAGTGCCCTTTCAATATCAGTTGTCATTGCGCCAAAATTCTTCCCACGGATAAACTAACCAACAATCTTCTTCTGCTTTGTTAACTTCCCAAACACTATAGTCAACAGTTTCTTTACTAGCCATATTGTTTGTTAAAGTAGCAAATCGAACATTATGTCCCCATGTCTTTGTCCATTGGTTATGATCAGGAAAACAGCCACTCGGCCAGTCTTTCTTAATCCAAGCAATTGTACTTCCTTGATCATTAATGTCATCTACAATAAGGATATTTTTAGGATCTTCATCATGACCAAATGCATCTTCGGCCATACCTAAATCGCTAACACAATCTCCACCGTCTCTTAAAGACACTTGTAATGGACGCATGGGAATATTAAAAAACTGACTTAACATTACTGCGGGGATTGCACCACCGCGAGTAATGCCTACAATATAGTCAGGCCGCCATTGGCTAGAAATTACTTGTCTAGCAATATCTAAACAAGCACCTTCGACGTCTTTCCAACTGTAGTATATTTTTTTCATGCAGTTAAACCCTGTGCAAGATTTTGCAATTCATCTTTAGTCATAAAGAAATTGTAAGTAGCAGTATCTTGTACTTCACCGTCTTTAAGACTTTCTTGAATAATATCAAGGCTAAACAAACCTTTAGGATTAATTACTTCGTGTTTTTCTAAACGAATCCTAAATCCAGGATTTTCTTTAATGGTCATTTCTTTGTAGGTATGTGCTACTGATTCGTGTAAGGTTTTCATTCGTTATCTCCTTTAAGTGCATCAAATGTTCTATACTTACCCAATGCGTGTATGTATTCATCATACAGTTTCTTTAGCTTTGGGTGCTTCTTTTCTAGTTTAACATCTCGTTCGGGAATTTGCAAGACTTTTTCGATTGTATTCAACCGTTCTTCTAAGTCTATACCATTAATAACCATCCTGCCTTTGACTTCTAATTCTGGCGGATTGGTTTGTTTAACAGTTATTGCAGGATTGGCATTGATAGTGCTAGTGCCAGTGGTCCAAGTAGTTCCATTACTGCCAGAGGACGTTAAAAACTGTCCAGATGTACCTGAAGAAGTAGTTGTATAAACATGCCCGCTCAGTTGTGGAGGTACTGCTCCGTAACCAGGAGCAATGGTTACAGTACTTCCAACCAATCCGTTTTTAATGTTGCTTGTTTGTTTCAAGGTACTCATCGGTGTGTATCCATTTATTATTGACAAGAAATCCCCATTCTCGTCTTTGCGGACCAGGCATAAACAAGGTCCAAGGCGTAATACCTTCTTTTAATTCAATTCGATGATAGCTAGTAGAACTACAAAATCTAAAATGACCAGGGCCTCGCCACATACGAATTTCGCCAATCATAATCCCGTTAGCAAATTTAGGCACCCATTCGTAATAGCCGCCTGCTAAAATTAAAGTAAAGTAAGGCCAAGGATGATCATGTACATCTCCAGGATCACCTTTGTGAAATTTGTGTAAGAACGCATTAAACGGAAAACGCTTGCGATCTTTCAAGAACAGATAGTAACGAGTTAACAACGGCTCGTTACATTGACGATCCATAATGATACGTTTACGATCATGTTTTTCTAAAAAGGAAAAGAATTTGTTTTTAATCTTTTGGACTATCATAATCATCTTTCACTAACTTATATGTTGTTACAAATTTTTCGTAGGCAATCTTTAATCCGGGATATTGTTCACACATGGCCTGTACTCTATTAAAGTCCGGCAAACAATTTACAAATTCTTCCGTTATGCCCCAATTATATCCTGTACCGACTCCGGTTATAGTTCCAATACTAACAGTACCAGACGACGTAAGACCTCCGCCAATTGTATAGTTACTGATACCGGTTCCGCCATTACTGATAGTAATAGTATCAGAACTGCCGCCAACTCCTGCACCGGCAGTATAATAATAGCTAGAACCAGTACCGGAGCTCATATTCCATGAGCTAGTATCGATAGTAATAGTATCAAGTACTTCTTGGGCAATAATGCCTACGTTATTTGATGTTGTTGAGTAATCCATTTGCGCTAAAGAATTGATCGTGTAAGTCTCTTGCTTGTTTTTTTACAGTAGGAATAAACTGTGTATAATTGGTCATGTATTGGATTATCTTATGACAAAGATTCATTCGATTTTCTTCGTACTTGTCCCAACTTTCAGTCCACTCGCTCGGGTACTTAAATGTGTCGTAATACATTTCTGTATAGCTCAATCTATCAGGGACTAACGGTATAGCATCTACTACTGCACCTTCGTAACAACTAATACCAAGTGTTTCTTGTAAATTAGCACTAAAAACTAATTTAGCCTCTCCTAACAAGTTATGGTATTCATTTTTTGTTAGCTGTTGGTCCTGACATACTACAAACTCATATTGAGGTAGCCAATGTTTTAAATCACGGAAAATTTCAACCTGTTTCTCTGGCGCTATACGATGAGGGAACAGTATAAGATCACGTTTAGGCATGTTCTTATACATAGTTAACGTATCTTCCATATATTCCATAGGCCATCCTGTACGTACAATATTTCCGTTTGCTATACATTCTTGTTTTGGAGTATCTTCTAAAAATGTTTTACAAAACAAATCTATATGGAACTGTGTAGCAAAGTAATTGTGATCGATTGCACTGAAAAAACTAAACTCCGCATGCCTAACCCAAGGCTTATCACCAATAAGCCTTCCTAAGAAGTCCTGAGGATCATAACTACCGGCATGCCATAGTGCATGAATAGTTACAGGAATCTGTAACAACTCACTCATGTACTTTAGATTAATAATGCCTGGATGCCAAGCGTCAGTAAAAATAAAATGATCGCCGACCTTGATGGATCCTGCACAAAAAAGTCTTCCAAGTTGTGCAACTTGGTCTGCCTTATAGATATTAGTACCCCCAAAATTAAGAAATGCACCAGGAGTAGTGGCGCTAGGAATATTGCTAGGGCCAGATATAATCGTGACATCATGTCCTCTCTTTTGTAAGATAGCAGGAAGGTGAGTCTTCCATTGAGCCGTGTAGCGAGTTTCTACAGGCTCAAGATCTACTAGGTAAACAGTTGCCATTACTGACGACCGTTGCGGTAGTTATTATAGCCACCGTTATTATTGCGTGGCTTATTGCCTTGATACTCTTTGCGTTCATAGTTGCGTGGACGCTTACTGTATTCGTAATCTCTCCAAACTTTTGAACCTCTGTTATAAAGGTCTGCCTCGTTAAAAGGAGCCATATTTAACCTGCAAAAATCATGCAGGGCCTCTAGATCGTCAAAAATCTGAACGACTTCTTTTTTCATCTTTATTTCCTTAAATTAATATTTGATGAATGAACCATTTTCTCCGTCTTCGGAGACCTCAATCCAGATCTCACGATCTGGATACTTTAGTGCGATGATGTTATACAAATCGTCTGACATCATCTCACAACTCTTGTAGTCAAGGCTTAGAACGGAACCTTGACCATTATACAGCGACTCGAGCCATCGTTTGAACTGGATGAACTCGATGTCCCTGTCATTATGTTGCACACTGATCCACACCCTGAAATGAAAGATGTGGCGGTGAGGATTAGCAAGGAACGATACATCATATTCATCTCCTGTAGCTAAGTTTGGATCTGTTGCCGCCGCTGGGTAGCAGTGGATACCTTCCTTGCGTAAGGTAACCCAGATCATTTTATTTGGTCTTTGGTCTTGTCTAATAATCATTTTAAGATAGTGTCATTTTTGTAATCTGCCCACGGGGTGAACTTCTTACGGTCTTGGAGATCGTGTAGGCTATGAGACCACACGCCGGGATTAGTTGCTTTAAAATCTTTGTCATCAATTTTAAGCATTGTATTATAATTCCATAATTTAATATAAGGAATTGGAACTCTAATTTGTGGAATAAAGTTTGCATAATCATTTAACCCACCATCGTGAAACTCTTCTACTGCACTTAATGGGATATCTAATGAGCATAGATAGTCTCGATCTAAGAAATAGGTAATCATTTCTTCCCACGATTTCCAACCTTCATAGTCATTCCATTGCGGATTAAAACTATGATTAGCACCAAAGAAAATATGTTTAATATGCTTACTAGTATCAAGTAAACAGTTTTCATCTCCAAGCAAATGTTCAATCACTTGCTCGTTATGAATACCGGTAACAAACAAGGTACGCATACCAAACGCAGGAGTATGTTCTACTTCATTACCAATGAAGAAGTTTACTGCTTCACTTACGCCATCTGTATAATCACGTTTCATTCAAATAAACTCGGGTTAAGTATAATTTCTTTAGGTTCAACTTTGGCTTTCTTTTCTGGTTCTAGGTTAGCTTCGATTTCAAAATGTATGTCTGCATGTGTTTGTGCATTTACAGTCTTTTTACCTGTTGCGCCTCTAGTACCAATAATACTCATCCAGTATCTGCTGTATTCTTCTACAACAGCATCGGCAATGCCTCTATCACTGGTTGAAAATATTGCTTCTACTATGTCCTTATAATACACTCTATCAAAGCGTTCGTCAACTAACATGGATGGCAATTTGCCCAAATCATATTGTCGATTGGCTTCCTGTACCGCATTGATATGCATCCAAACATTATGTCCCATCATTAGTGCATAGCTAAAACTATCCCAACTAGTACGACCTTCTTTACCATTCTTATTTAGGTCGCCTGGCTTATAGATACAAATATCTTTCATTTGCATTTGATCAATGATTGGACTTGATTCAAATTTTTCAAATATCTTGTCTTGTAGTACAGCATCTTTAAATAATCTGGTATCAGTAGCATACTTTTTATCATCAGCTGATGCTTGCATACGATAGACCCATTTAGTACGATCGTCTGTTTCGGTGTTAATATAAATCTGCCCATTAGCAGTTGCTAAGAATGGACTTGCACAGTCAAAGCTAATAGTAAACTGACTATTATGATGTTTACGTACAGCACGTTGAATGTCTGTTAATAGAACAGCCCACTCTAACTTACTAGTACCTAAAAAGTGCATCCAGTCTTGATGGCCTTTTTCTAACAACCCATCAAAACGTAGTGCTACTAGACGTTTAAGTACTAAGTGGATATCACACATATTCTGTCCACCCATACCCCAACCGTTAAATGCACGGTCGCCATAGATTGTTGGGTCACTGTATTTCTTCATATGCTGATACCAACCTTCGGCATCAGCATGGTTCTCGCCTTGAAGAACATTTAAAAACTTACAGTTGCCATTACGATTGTTAATAAAATATTCATTATTAATAAACGTACCTTGTACTGCTTCGTTATATGTACTAATACCAGTAGCCGCACGTCCTGCCGGGCTACGAGCGACCCACGCAGGAATGTCAAGACCCATGCCATAGTCCATTAGACTATCCATCCAAGTTAAAACTTGTTTACGCTTCAATGCGGCTTTAGGACAGTTAGGATCTTTCCAATCAGCAGGCCAAACACCTTTACCGATCTGGAATCCACCCGAGTCACCTAATACCCAACTGGTATTACGATCACGATTACGGAACATGTCTTCAGTTTCGTCTGGTTTATTAAGGTCTAAGTTAGCATGACCTGCTGAATACAAACAGTGATCAAAGTAAAACTGACCCTTGTCTGGATTAAGATAGTTAAGGCTTTCCACACCATTAGCAAGACTTGGAGGAATACGTGCAGGATCTACATAGTTTCCATAGCGTTGTTTGCCTATGAATGTACTATAGAATCCTGACGTAGCTGGCAAGAAATATGCGTAATCGCTTTGCGTTGCTGTTAGATTTTTATTCATTTAAGTAAATGTTGCGCCAATACCATACAGCTGATCCAAGCCCATATGGTGTTAAATCCTACTAGTGTGGGTAACAGTTTCTTTTCACTGGCCCATATAAGTGTTAGGCTTGTTGCTAATGTGAAGAAATATAACCACCAAATGCTAATACCAAAGATTAGGCCGGGAATAATGATACAGGCCTTGGCCGCCCAACTGGCAAACTCTACAGTATTATAATCAGTCCAGTATTCTTTTTTCAACCACATGCCGTAACATTCTTTCATCTTGTCAAATCCTATGTGCCGATATACAGCACCACACAGTACCAAGAACGCTAAACATGCTGATATTATCTGTACGCTATTCATAATTACTTGCTCTGCGCTGGAAGGATGTAGTTATATTCTGTAACACCAGAATCAACAGTGATCTGCATAGCACCTGCATCACTAATTTTCATAGTAATATTGCCAGAAAGATTTAGGATGCTAATAACTTGTTGTACAGGCCATGCCCATGTATGCTTTAACTTGCCGCTAACATTTGCTTGGAACACAAACGAACCTGCATGTGTACTTGCATCGCCGAAGAAGAATACCAAGTTACCATTGTCTGTACGCACTTGGAAAACAGTTTCGTCAGTGTGTACAGCCGCTTGCAATTTCAAACGCTGAATAGCAGTAACAGTTGGCTCAAAACTTACGTCCCAGCTTGCACCTTTAAACTTGACAGTCTTTAACTTTTCGTTAATGATATCTGCATTCATAAAGCGATAGTCGTTCTGGAAGTCGCCTGTTTGATTTTCAAAATGCAAACCAACAGGAATAGTAGCACCGTTGCGTTCTGCGGTAGAAACATCAATTTTTGCATTTTCTTTATACTCTGGGTTCTTCAAGTGAAGATTCAACTTGTCTAAGTTTGGCATACCAAATGTGCCTTCAAATTCGTCAACTGCCTTATGAGCACTAGCAGTTACAATAACTGAACGATCCTCAGCCATTGACTCAATTGTTGTGGTAGCCTTGTCACCTGTAATTTTTACCAAAGGTAAAAAACCCAAGCTGTGTGTATGTGCTACGATGTCTGTTAAAATGTCCTTAATCATAAAATTCTCCTTAGTTGTATTGTATATTGATTAATATGTATTGTCAACCTTTTAAAACTCAAAGAGTTGATTAAAAGTGTTTTTTTCTTCCGTACTCTTAATGTCCCAACCTAAAACTCCAATTAAGTTTTCTAGTTTGTTGTCAATAATAGTCTGTTCCATTTCTGCGTCGTCAAACGGTAATTCCATAAACCATTTAGGCAAACGTAATTCGTCTACTGGATATGCAACCGAAGTGAAGCCAATTGGATTTGGCTTTAGTTTACAAACAATGACTTTTTGTCCGTCTGTAATCTGCATAGAATACTTGTCTCCATTCATACGGCGTAGTGTATTCCAATTGATACTTGCTCGAACATGTCCGGGCATATTGGCTTTACCTGCTTTTGCTTCTTTAGCCTGATAGTCCGTAATGTTGTTAGCACGTTTAGGACTGCCCTTCTCCCATCCTGGCCTAGCTTTAAACTCACTGCGGAATCGGGTAATGTGTTCTAAAACTTCATCCTCTGAGCCAGCAGTTAACACACGTTCTAAAATATCACTCAAGAAATTCTGAATAAATTCAGGGGTATCACTGCGTTTTAAATCTAAACCCATAGCCTTAATCTTACCAGGCTTGCCATCTATATCTGTACGCTTGCCTTCTTTATCAAAGTAAAGAACAGCATAACGCTTCTTAGTAATGAATAAGCCTTTAATAGCAACAATTTCTCGACCGGCTTTAATAACTTCTCCGCGACTATGCGGACAATGAAACGCATCTTCCATAAAGCTGGGGAATGTTTTATTAACTTCGTTGCCGACTTGGTCATACAATGCAATAACGTTTTCTTTAGTCCAAGGGATAGCACCGGAGTCAATGTCTTTCTTTAGCGTTGTATATCCAGAGAAATAACAGGAGTCAGTATCACCGTAGATAATAGCTTTACCACGATAATCAAAATCGCCTGTAATAATCTCGTTCACCTTACCAGCCATATGTTTAACAATTTGTCGTCCTGTTAGGGTAGTTGACTGTCCAATACGCTTGTCAAAGAATCTACAACCAGCGTTAAGGATAGCACCGTACAGACTATTTAGGTTAATCTTCTTAACTAACTGTCTTTTATCCCAATATTCTTCTTCGACTTTGTTTTCTGCTTTGATACAATCTTTAAGTTTGGCCTGCATTTCTTTACGTTCAGCATACCAACGCTTTAACAGTCCCGGAATAATACCTTCTTTTTCATAGGTAAAGATAGTGCCGTTAGCACTAATCATCCATGGTTGATTACTGTCAAAGATTAACTTGTAGACTTCGGCGGCAGAGTGTTCGGTGTTATTACCATCTTCCCAATCAATGGTAATAGTTTTATCAATACGTTGTTCCATAACATATTGATATTCTAATGATCCAAACATACCTTCCCAACTTGCGGCAAATGACTTTTTCTTAAGTGTCATTTGTTCGTGGATAAAGTTATCAGTTTCAGTTTGACGTAACTGTCCAACAATAGTCTCTGGACCCATGTTAAGCGCACGAATGGCTGACGGATAAAGACTGTTAATATCTAAAGAACCAATCCATTCGTGAATACCTTCTTTGGGATAAGCAACATACGCACCTGCGGCGCTGTTGTCAGCATCTTCGTCACGCTTTTGTCTATTAGGAACTTGGAATCCTCTACGATGACATTCATTAATAATAGCCTGTTCAGTAACAGCAACAGCACCCATTGTGGTCTGTAGCAATACAGTACACTCGTGTGCTAGTGTGTTGGCAAGATCAATAAATTTTAGTTTATCATCTAGTTTGTTTAACAGTAGTGTATCTTGTCTGTTATAGATAATAAATTTGTGAAAGTCATTGTTGTACAACTGATCAAGGGTACCTTCGTAGACAGTTTTGTTTTCTCCTACTTCCATTTCACCAATAGCATCTAATCGATATGTATGGCGTTCTTCATATGTATATTTGCGATATAGTTCAAGACTATCTAAATGTACACGACCGTGAAAGTCATATGTAACAGCCTGCTTCCCATATTTTTCATATTCACGTTTCTTGGGTAACTGTCCCCATAGACAGAAGCGTTTGGTATCTTCTTTGCTTAATACACGAGTAACACGATTAACAGTATACGGAACGTCATAGCCTTCGCTGTTCCAACCACTGATAATGTCAGCGTCTTGGATTAAGTCCAAGAATGTTTCTAACATATCACCTTCATTGTCAAACAAATGTGTATCCGGAATATCAGACACTAGTTTAACAGCATCTTCCATCTTCATGCCTTTAGGAGGCATTGCTAGTGTAATTAACTTCTTCATCCATTTTAGGTAAACAGTAATCGCAGTGATTGGCATGAACGCATCTTCTGGAGTGCTGTAGCCACGTTCTGGATCAAAGTCTACCTCAATGTCGAAGAAGCAGATATTTAATTTAGGCGCATCTTGATTTAGATAATTTTCAGATAAGTGTACAAAGATTGGATTAATATCACTTTCGTACAATTCTTTATTTGAAGCAATAGAAACTTCTTTCCGGAAGTCTTTAGTGTTCTTGCATACTACCTTAGTAAGTGGATCACCATAAATGCTAGTAAACTTGCCTCGTTGATCCGGGTAGTAAAATGTGTAGCGTACAGGGTGCTCTTTATAGACCCGTTCGCCTTTATTGTTTCTTTCGACGACTTTAATAGTGTCGTTCTCTCTGTCAAAGAGAGCATCTACATAACTCATATTTCTCCTTATGTCATTTAGGGCTGACAAATACCAATGCAGTCATTTATGGCTGACTAAACCTTTCTCTTAATTACTTAGCATCCTAATCAAGCCTATACTATCAATAGTGGTCAACAGTATATAGTTAGCCAACATACCAAAAGATTTCCTAGTCCAACTAGCCCAAGCATACATGGCACAGCCAGTGATCCAAATAGGATAAAGAATAATAAGCGGTGGAGTAGGGACTGTGAGCGCCATAGTAATACTGCAACCAATACTAATAGCCCAAGCGAGCAACTCAACGCAAAAACGTAGAGGATGACTAGACCAATCATCTCTAATCCATTGTAGAGTTGGAGCAAATATTGTAGCAATCATTTATCCTTGCCTACAGTTACGATCAAAGTTTCAAGATCGTCAAAGTCGCTGAATACGTCATTCCAGTTACCTTTATGTGCAATGGAAATAGCTTTATTAATTAGTGCGGGTTTGATTTCTAACTCTTCGGCAACTGCTTTAACAGTTTCTTTGAGTCCTTCTGACAGGCTTTCCATTTCATATTTGATTTGAACGCCTTCGTTGATAAGTCTTTCTAGCTTGGCCTTTTCTTCTGGTCCATAGGTACGTGCGCCCATAACTTCTCCTTAGTAATGCCTTATTATATAGCCTTGCGTTGACAGTGTCAACTATATTTTATCCAATGTTTGGATCAATGCCTCTTGAACGGACGCCACCTTTTTTACGTTGCGCGGCCAGTTCTTCTAGACCATGTCTAATCTGTTCAACGTTCATTGCTAGTTCTGAAAAGTTTTTAGAAATCGTTTCCCATTCTAATGGACTAGCGTGTTCTGCTCTTTTAGCAAGATCCTTTAACTGACCTGCCGCACGTAGCATACGATATTGTAGCTTGCCTGGATTAGCGCCTTGATGACTATGTACTAAGGGATTCATTGGCTCACTAGGATCAAAGTCAATAGGTGCTTCTGTTAATAGTTCGTTTATTTTCATACGCCGTATTTGTTTCTTTTTGGTTTAGCTACTGGACTTGTTTTATGTGTACCAGGAAGTTCTTCACTACGTTTACCAGTCCAGTTTTCTGGAACACCTCCGCCTACAGCCTTAGCGGCAGCTTTGACCATATCCATTTCTTCTTTAGTATACGGTGATAGTAAAGGATCACCACCAATCCAGTTATCTGCTTCCATCTTGGTAGGATAATCAGGTGCGCCTGCAAGAGCAATACCCATGCGCCAACCTAAGTAGGCACTTCCTGTACTTTGATTCATACTAGGAAATGTCATAACATTTCTTATCGCGGCTTTATGTGTAGGATCAATCTTCTTTGTCCCACCGTGGCCTTGTTCAATAATAAATTCTTTTGCTCTCATAGTAATATTTATCTAAGTTTAGCTAGTCTAAGCGTTTTAAATATGGTAAACCACATCCAACCCATGTCAAACTCAAACCAACTTCTGCTTAGTTTAGGATTAGCTGGATTAAGGTGATGATTATTATGTAGCTCTTCACCGCCGATAATAATACCCCAAGGGCTAATATTGCGGCTTTGATCCTTTGTTTCGCCGTTACGATACCCAACCCAATGTCCGACTCCATTGATAACACCAGCGGCCCAGAATGGTATCCATATCATTTGTACACCCCACACTATAAGGCCTAACGGCCCAAATAACAATAAGTTTATAACTAACATTAGGAGAATGCCCAGGCGACTGTGTTGGGTGTACACGTTGCGTTCAATCCAATCATCGGGTGTGCCTACACCGTATTGTTGGATCATTTCAGCGTCTTTACTTGCAGAATGATACAATCCTGCACCTTTAAATAATACATGCCATATACCATATACATGCGGACTATGAGGATCACCGGGTTCGTCACTAAATCTGTGATGTTTTCGATGTATAGCTACCCACTGCTTAGTAACCATTCCGGTTGTTAGCCATAACCAGAAGCGCATAAAGTGTTCTAGTACAGGATTAAAAACAAATCCCTTATGCGCTTGCCCTCTATGTAGGAACAGGGTAACGCAGACAATTGTGATATGTGTTACTATTAGCGTATATAATATAATCATCTAATATTTAGCCGTAAAAAAATGCTCACTTTCAGGATTCCCGGTAGCGAATCGGGCCGTCCTGCGCCAGCAGCCGGCGCACACTTGAGTCAGTAACGAGTACTGGTCCTAAGGTAGTGTGTTCTTTAATGTTTCTTTGCTCGCCCTGCTTTCATATTTGCTAACCAGTGTGCTAGTTGACCTTTACGGCCACCTTGTTTAGCAGTTTTACGTAAACTGCTTACTGATGCTTTAGTGTTAATGCCGTGACGTTTAGCATCACCTTTATCTTCTGGGTGCTTTCCATCAGCAAAATTTTCATCGGTACGTTGATATTCGCTTGCTTTGCCCTCTAAGCTAACATGCCAGGCATAGAACTTGGTCTTTGGATATTCTTTCTTAAGTTCTACAAATGATTCTAAGTTAGGAACAGCATCATCATACATTATGGCTTTAGTATAAATGTCCTTGTCTAACAAGTTACGTATAATAATTTTTTTCTTTTCTTCTGTTTGAATCTTGCCAGTCATATTGCCTGCACGATAAACATGAACTTTTGCCATGTCTACACCATACTTGCGGAATGTATCTAAGAATAGCTCTTTATCATCAAAGTCAGCACGAGCAGTTACCATTACTACTTTGTTACCAGTAGCGATGTCTTGCTTGAGTTGATTCATCATTGGAATGATCGGTTTACTTTTGTGGAAAAAGTCATGTGCGTTACGAAAGTTCTCAAAATCAAACTGTTCTCCCGGTTGTAGTTTATAGTGTGTAAACTCATGACTGTTAAGTTCTTTAGTTACCTGTCCGTCTTTGACCACGTGGACTTTAGTTTGTGTATGAACCAGCGTGTCATCTATATCAAAGATAACTAGTTTTTTTGGCTGGAACTCTTTTGCTCGCATTAACAGTTCCAACGACGACGTGCCGCACAGATTGCCTTATCTGGAGTCTTTGAACAATCTATATGATGCATACGTTTTTGTCCAGCGGATCTAGAACAATAACTTGATCGACGCTTGGCACTTTTGCTACCTCTTTTTAGTTTACTAGGTTTAGTCGTTACGGCAGTTTTTAGTTTGCTACCTGGATTTTCTCTACGATAGGCATTGACAGCCTTTTGACTCATGCCCGAAGTCTTATCGTGTTTGTTAACTTTCTGCCAATCTTCATTAACTGGTTGTGTAACAGCAAACACATATAGCTCATCGTCTGTGAGTGTTTCTAAATCTTCCCAGACAGCATCTTCGTTAACACCATTACGTAAAGCTAGGTTGGATATAATCGATTCAATAAGATCAAACTCTTCTTCTAGCTCTGTGCTTTCGTTCTTTACACAGTTACGTACTGAACCGTTCTTACCTTTCTTTGTACCTGCGGCATGATATCCGGACCAACATTTAGTAAAGCCGTTGCTGTCTTTGGCACCTTTTTTAATTTCACTAAGATTGCCATGGGATTCACACATGTTGCAATCAGGGCAGACCATTTCCATTTCAACACTTTCGTTGTGTTTCTTTCTGCCGGCACAGTGAGCACGTTGACTAAAGCCTTTAGGATGCGAGCAGTTAATACTCTTTTTGTATTTCTGACTCCATGATTCGATTATAAATTCACTTGCTCTCATAATCTTGTAAATCTCCAATAGTCAAAGGAATACCAGCTAGGCCGCACCCAAACAATGCTAGGCCATTATACAGGGCTGTAAGGGTTGCGAGGACGGTCGGTGCCATCATCTTCTGGATAGACTGGATATTCATTTTCTCTCATTTTAATGTAGAACGTAGGAACCAGCTGTGCTTGCGGTGTGCATCTTGACGATCAGCTAAGAAGTTAGATAGACCAAACTCGCCTGCGGCATCAGCCATTTTATAAACCATTGCCATTAACTGTGCTAGTTTATCACTGTCAGCTAACAGTTCAGCAGTCATTGATCGTGGATCAATAACTTGATTCTCATCTTCCACTGTGGTTAACATACTAAATCTAGATAAGCTAGCAGGAGTGTATGCACCGCTTTTACGAATATTTTCTGCAAATGCATCAATACTTCCGTAAACTTCGTCATAGATTGTTTCAAACAACAAATGAAACTCGTAAAAGTCTGGACCTTCAGTGTTCCAATGAAAGTTTTGTGCTTTTAATGCAAATGCATATTCACTGGCAAATGCTATTTTTAATGCGTTGATTAACTGTTCCATATTAGCCACATATCTGTATTACTGCATAGATGCCTGTGACTAACATGGCCTTAAGAGCCATATCGTCTGCTTCTGCATCTAATCTATCTGTTCTAACCAAATCTTCTAATAACTCTTTTGCTTCACTTGGATCAATCTGTCCAGATTCTAATGCCTGTCCAATCTGATATGCTGTATTAGCACGTTCAGCCGCCCAGCCTTTACCTGAGTTAATACATTGCATAAGTTCGTTCATTAGAATCTCCCTAGTACTACACTAGCCGCACGTTCGGCCTGTGTAGTCATTAACTTTTTCTTAATCTCGCAATAGGTATCGCTACCTTGCTTTTCACTTGTACTACGTTTGTAAAAATCATCTACAGTTTCTTGCATTGGTTTAATCAAACGCAATACATCGTTTTGTCTTTCGCCTTTACTAGTACTATATAGTTCAAACCATTCTAGGTTATCTTTAATCTGTTTAACTTGCGGTGCATGTGGTTGTTTGCAATCTAACTGTGCTACACTTTGACGCACATCAATAATCTTAGCTGATTGATTAACGTCTTGAAAACTAGGAATCATTTCCTTAATACTAGCACATCCAGTTAAGCACAATATTAGTGCAACAGCTAAGTATCTCATTATTCAAGACCTTTTTTAGCTTCTGTTAAATTAAAATAATCTTTAAAACTTAGACCTTCCGCCACACCTTGCTCAACACTTTCTGTTTTAGGAGCCCACCATTTGCCGACGCCAAACTCTTTATCAGCTCTGCCCTTTTGAAATTTAAAAGAATCACCGCTAGTAGTATATTTGGTCTTTGCCCACTTACCACTTTTTGTTTTCTTAACACCTAAACTTGCGGCAAGTTCTTCTTGACCTGGTTGTACATTATAAAAGAACATGCCAGTCATTACAGGTCTGTCTTGCGGAGCTTGATAACGTTGACCACGTGGCTCATTAGGATATTCATCATATCCGCCGCCTTGAGGATTGCCATCACTGTCATACCCTTTTGGCCCATTAGTTCTACCCATACCACTTACGCTACTTGCATAATCTCTATCGTATGCTGTTGGACTACCAGGTTTGCGGAATGCACCAGCTTCATCAACTTGTTCTTCTGTGCTTTCGCCCATGCTGTCGTTAAACATGTCTGGTTGTAGAATACCTTTGCCAACATTGTGATAAGCAGTCATGAACGCATTAAACTTATCCATCATGTCACGTAGGCTAGCTTCGTCTGCGTTAATCTTAATCTTATTGACCTGTGCCATTACTTCGTCTTGGATAGTATCAGCAGCCAATAAGAACGCATTAGCATCACCGCCTACTGAACCTTCTTCAAAACTTGTAATAACAGATTCTTGTGTAGGTGTATATGGATTACTGCTTTCTCGAATAATAGATACAAATTTTTTCATATCATTAGCACCTTGAACAGGCTTCTTCGTAGTTGCCCCGTCAAAGGCTTGTAATATCTTCTTCATATCCATTTTGTCTATTCCTTATTTGGCAGCGTTTTTCCACATAGCGGCAGCGGCAATCTTCTTACCTTTCTCACCACCACCTGCGGCTTTAGCTACCTTGTCAAAGCTCTTGCCTGGTTTGCCAACGTCACCGCCTGCCTTAGCTTTTTTAACTAATGCTGACTTAGCACCTTTACTCATGCCTGCGCTTGGCTTTGCCGCTTCGTATGCCATTGTACTACCACATTCTTTTAGACCGTGTACTGGACACTTCTCACCTTTAGCAGAGTGATTGCATTTGCCATCAGCTTCTTTTAAACGTCCGTCTTTTTCAGCTGACTTTAACATTGCCGCACGATCTGCATAGCTACCACGCTTGACATCTTTAGCGGCTTTCTTCTCACCTGGAGTAGGATTCTTAACGTGCTTTAGCGGATCAAACTTTGCTTCAGCAACGCCTTTGCCACTGTAGTTTTTACCAGCAGTATGTTTGATACCGGTCTTGGTCTTTTCAATAGTACCACCAGTGCTAGACTTTTTCTTTTCGCCTGGCTTCATGCCTGCTGTACCCTGTGCATTTTTCTTTGCATCATCGACAGTTGGGAAACCTTCTTTGAATGGCTTGCCTGCTTTTGCCGCAGCCTTGGCACGTGATCCCCAAACTTCATCTTTGTTTGTTTCAACTTTGCCATCGCCATCATAATCTTTCTTGGCTTTCTTAACAGCACTTTCTAATAGTGCCTGTAGTTTTTGTTCGTAGTTCATAGATTCTTCCATTTCCATTTTTTCGTCATCGGCTTCTTCTGCGGCACGAGCGGCAGTTTCCATATCTCCAGTAATGTCATCAACACTTGACGCAACTGCGCCTTGTCCAAACTTTACTTGATATTCCATATAGTGGTAGATACTGTCTAAGTAATCTGCCGCTTTAGTAATCTTTGCTTGTACCCAACCTTCTAACTGTTGGTTATTCTGAATCATTTGAAACAGTTTCATAGAGTGCTTGGCAGCTCTATATAGGTCAGCACGGGCCATTCCGCCTTCGTCATCTGGTCCTTGCATTTGTACTTGTGGTTGCATGAGGTAACTCCGTTGTCTTTATGTATTTATCGTTTTAAGCTGCCACCAGTAAGTAAGTTAGTACCCTTAACATCTAATGCATTTTTTGTTGTACCGTCTTTATTCTTATTAGTTTTACCTGTTTTGTTAGGGTATACTGGCCCAACTCCTACGTTAGCCGCACTAGTAGCACCTGCACTAGCAGATTCAGCCATTTCATAGTCTTTATTCTTGTGTTTAGCATCACCTTGCTTTGCGGCTTTCTTTTTGTCTTTATGTGCGCCAGCGCCAGTATTGATAGCATTTTTAGCTACAAAGTTACGTGGCTTGGGTGTTTCGGCTTTTTTAGTTTTTGCTTCTAATAGTTCGCGCATTTTCATAATATTTTCCTCATGCAATATTTAATATATTTTTCTAATCTTTATTTGTATTAGCACGTTGTAAATCTATTCTATAACTTTTAATACCTTTTTCTTTTAACCATTTAGCAACAGCTTTTTCTGCTTCTGCCGGACTTTGATATTCAGTACCTAGATTGATTTCTTTTTCAATCGTCTTGCCATTTACTGTCATAGTAATATGAGCAACAATATCGGGAAGTTTATATTCTACATCGTTAGCATGAGCCGGTGTTCCTAACATATTTGCCGCTGCCATTGCGGCACCTGCAACTTTAGTTTTCCAACCTTCGTCTAGGTCTTCTGTTGTATGGGGCGCTTCTGCTTTCTTTGGCTTGATTGGTTCAATAAACTTCTTAGGTTTCTTGTTATATTTTTTAGCACGAATGCCTTTTTTATGTTCAAACAGTTCACGTAAAGTCATACGGGAGGTTCTCCGGTAAGATAAGGACGACTAAACCATAACTTAAACCATTCTTTAGTTCCAGGTTGTATGTTATGCTTCTTCATTAGTTCGCCCTTGCTATCTCCAGTAACACTTATGTTACTACCTTGATTGGCACGATACTCGTGTAGTCTAGCTTCTGCACCTAGTCCGCCCATACCTGATAATATTTTTAGTTCATGTACAGGATCATTGGGCGCAAGATAACAATCATCAGGACTATCCTGATTTAAATCTTGACTTGTTATCTTATATTGTTTCATTTTACTAGTCTAAATGCTTTGAGATTTTTACGGGGTGTACCTTTGTTTACATCCACAGTTGAATTCTGTTTAGTAATGATACCTACACCTGCGGCATCTTCGTGCAATCCAAAGCCTTCACGTATATCGTTCATTAATTCACTAACACTTGCTTCAGTATTGGGTAGATTACCTTTATAAGCATCATCAATATGAGGATCACCGTCTTCTACTGTACCTAGTGCATAATGAAACATGTTGTTACCTGCATTTTCTATGATAACAAAATAAAACTGATCGTCAGTTTCTTGACCTTTAGTTGAGAACATAAACGCATCATCGCCTTTACGTTGACCTTTCCAACCCATAGCCCTCATTGCGCTGTTAACTTTGTTTGCAACTTCTGGCCACTCTAATGCAGTTCCTAAGGTGGCTTCTGTTACGCCTTCCACAGGAGCCGCAACTTTTTTCTTTGCTACTTTCTTTACAGGTGCATTAGAGTATGGTAGCAGGTATTCTGCTACTAGATCAAAGAACGGTTTACCAGCTACAGGAGTATCAGCATCTACACCAGCGGCAGTGGCAAACGCTTCACGATCACCTTTAGAAACTGCATCACGTAATGCTGTAGCTGAACTTAAACGTGGTGTTGGTTTTTGTTTAATAGTTTTAAAATTATAGAAACCGTGTGCGCCTTCTTTACCATTATACTGTACAATGGTTTTAGTAACCCAATCTTCATCAGTTAGACATAGTAGTGTAACATCACCGTGTTTTTCATAGACCAGACTGGCTAGCGTTAGCCATGATGTTTCTGCAATAATATGTCCTTCAACTTCTGGCCATATAGCAGTCATTGCTTCTACCTTAATGCCGTAAGGCAATGGATCTTTTGGACCTACTGTGCTTTCGTTAGTACCTACATACCAAACAGGACTCTTAGCGGCAAGTTCCCATGCGGCTCTATGTCCCTTGTGCGGAGGATTAAAGCGACCAAATATAATGGCAACTTCTTGTCCTAGCCCTTCAAATATCTGTCTTAGTTTCATAATAAGTCCTTAGGTCGGCGTCCAACGCTTGCGAGGTACAAGTTTAACGTGACCTAGCTGTTTATTTTGATCCGCATATCGAACACGACCTTCGCCATTTGTGTCCCATATCTCACCCTGTTCGCCTTCGATTTGATCAATGATGTCGTCTTTCATTGCTTGTATTCTTTTTACCAGTGTAAAGATAGTTGCTAGTGCAGTTGGGTTTGCCGCAACTAGATCATTAATCTTTTGTTGTTTGCCTGGACTAGTCTTTGATACAGCTAACCAATCTGTAAAATGTTTTGGACTTAGACTGTCTAACTGTTTTGCTTTGGCAGTTTGATTTACATAAGTGTAGATAATATTTTTTAGGTCGCTTAGTCCCGGAAGCCCTTGTAGGAATCCATCCATTTGACCACCGTGCGCCTGTGCAAACTGCTCAATGGCATCGACTGCTGTAGTATCAATCTTAACAGGCTTGCTGTTGTATATTGGGCCAAGAACAATTAACTGTGGATTACTATTGAACTGACTGAAGTCACTGATAGGCTTTTGACTAGCATCTGGCATACCAAACTCTGGAAAAAACGCATGTCCCACTACCATTACTTGTGCATTAGCAATACGCTTACCTAATCCGCTATTGGATCTCACATGATAACATGTTTGACTTTTATTATTGGGACAAAAGTTATATATGCCTTCTTTATCTGCTGGAGGTTGTTGTAAGAACAAACCATCTGCATATACAAAGCCCACGAAGTCTCGTGGAGTAGCTTTGTCAAACAGGGGATACAGACTAGCGAACTCGCTGGCAAATTTATCTCTTGCTTCTTTCTCTTCGGGAGTTTTTGGACTTCCCGACTTATTGGCAATAAAATCTTGTACTGCTTCTGGACTATCTGTTACAGCACCTTTGCTCCAACCATTATGTCCTGCAAGTATTAAAGGACCGTTAGCCTCAGCACGGCCCCAATATATTTGTGGATTACCGTCCCACTTCATACGAATACTATTAGCTCCTTCTTGACTAGCAAAATCTTTGATATGACTTAGTGCTTCAAGTGTGCCTTTAGTACCGTGAAAGAAAACTAGATCTTCTAGGTGGTTAAATGCTCGACCTAACTGTTTAGGTGCTTCTGCTTCTTTAAACAGTTGTCTTAATCTCATAACTGTACCTTATCCAACATGTGGCGAAACCATTCATTAGTTCCAATACGATAACTTTCTTGACGGACTGGTACTTCTTTCCAGTTGGCATCTTCTTTGGCTTTTGCTAGTAATGCATCTGCTTCTTGTTTTGGTAATGCGGCAAGAATACTTTCTACGCTACCTAAATCTTTAGCACTACCGTTAGGTCCAAATAGGTGTTTAGCTACATCATCTAAGTTGTCAGCAACTAGGTCGCCCTTCTTACCTTCTGGTGTACGACTAAACAATCCCTGCCATGCTGACCACATGTAGTTTTTCTGTTTGGCAAGGATAGCCATCATTAGTTGTTTGTTGACACCCTTGTACGGACTGTTATCGGGAATAGTATGTGTGTGAAACTTAGATACTTTCTCAGCATTAGCTGATACCATAACATCTACTTGATGAAATTCTCCGCCAACTGGAACATTTACGTGAACGTTAATACCGCTTTGTGCTGTTTCTAAACCTTTACTGCTGATATAATCGTTAAGTGCTTTACGACCTGCTTTAGCATCTTTGACTTTAAAGTAGTTTAATACAGCCTGTTCGTCAACAATAACATCCATATCGCCACTAGTCTTACCTGGTTTAGGAGTTGCGGCAGAGCCAACGGGGATAGCAGTAATACCTGTGCCAGCTAGTGCTCCGTTAATTGTTTTGAGTATTGCAGGAACATCTTTGTGATCAAATGGAGTTGCATTAGCAAATACATTTCCGCCTTCTAATAAAATCATTGGTCGTCTCCATCATAGTCGCCCTGCTCAATGCGATCCTTTTCTTGACCAAAAATCTTACGGGCTAGTTCGTCACGGTCAATGTTAGTAAACACTGACTTATGGTTATCGGGAATATTAAATTTTTTGCAGTATGCTTCTGCGGCATGATCAACTACAGGACGAAAAACACCATCGTGACAACGATTACCTGCTTTAATGTGTGCTTTAACCTTGCTAATCATAGGAAAGAACACTTTACGATAGAAATTGTGATCGTTATGCATGAAGAAATGTAGATCGTCAGGCAGATCCATTTCTTCTAGATTTAATACTGAGTTTACAACTTCATCCATTCTCATAGCACAGATACCTTATTATAGAGTATTTATGCTATTTTGAAGTTAGGTTAAATTTCCGTTGTAGTGACTAACTGCTCTACTTTACGTATTTTATCAGCTAAAAAGATGTGACAAAGGCTTAAAGTCTTTTCATCTGCTACGTAAAAGTGCCCACCGTACTTGTATTTGTTGTTAGTAGTCTTAATCTTAGGCAGTTTAACGGCCCATTCTTTAAAATTATCAGCAGAATCCCATAAGCCAGTAATAGTTACTTTATACTTATGAGTGTACTCTCCACGAATAATAGCTTTGGGATTTGACAATAAGAAGTCACGAACTTCGTCAGTTTCAGGAACGGCAATTTCTTCTACATCAATATTAACAATATTAGTAATTTTTGAGATAAAATCTAAATCATTAGAGTACAAACCTAATGTACTATTTTCAACCCTAAGTGTAAAATCACTCAGCGACTCTAATTGATCTAATAGCAATAGACCAACAAACACATCTGTTGATGTTGCTTGTTGTCTGCTTCGCCACCCGTTGGTTATATTAGTCGATGATACTCGATTATTGCTAAATCGATCAGCTAGAACTTCGATCTGTTGTCTAGTGTTTGGAAGATTTTTACCTCTAAACAGCGTAGACAACGGAGTACGAACTGCTACCTTATAAACAAACCTGTTAAAGAATAGTTTGGTAGTTTTCTTCTGATACATTCTCTTTAACTTTCAATATAATACCAGAGTCATTAACATCAATCTCAACTGTGCCGCCGTCTTTTAATCCACCAAATAACATTTCGCGTGACAGCGGACGTTTAACATCTTTGTCAATAACACGCTGTAATGGCCTAGCACCCATCTTGCTGTCAAAACCTTTTTCTACCAAGTAGTCGATAGCTTCGTTGCTAATAGTAACTTTAATGCCTTTATCATTAACTTGAGCTTTGAGTTCTACTAGGAACTTGCCAACAATTTTAATCATTGTTTCTTTGCTTAGTTTGCTGAATGTAATGATACCATCTAAACGATTACGGAACTCTGGAGCAAAGAACTTCTTAAGTTCTTTATCTTCGTAGTCGTTTTCTTGACTACCAAAACCAATAACATTACGATCTGCGTCAGCGGCACCTAAGTTAGTGGTCATAATAAGCACTACATTTCGGCAGTCTGCTTCTTTACCATTAGATCCTGTAACTTTACCATTGTCCATTAACTGTAATAAGATAGTTGACACATCTGGGTGTGACTTTTCAATCTCGTCTAGCAATAATACACAATGTGGTTGTTCTTGCAGTTTAGTAATCAGTAGACCTGCGTTTTCTTCAAAGCCAACATAACCTGGAGGGCTTCCAATTAACTTGCTTACAGAATGTTTTTCTTGATATTCACTCATATCAAAACGGATCATTGGAATACCCAATTGTCTAGCCAATTGTTTGGCCGCTTCAGTTTTACCAACACCAGTTGGGCCCATGAACACAAAACTACCAATAGGTTTATTTTCTGCTTTCAAGCCAGCCTGTGCAACAAGAATCTTGTCAACAACTTCTGTAATAGCTTCGTCTTGTCCGTAAATTTCACCTTTAAGATTCTTTTCAAGGTGAACAAGATTTTCACTTTCTTTTTCTTTGACAGTTTCTTCAGGTAAGTTAGCCATCTTAGCAAGCTCAAATTGAATCTCAGCTACATCAACACTTCTGTTATCAACTTGTTTGATGTTAAAGCGTGAACATGCAACATCGATCAAGTCAATAGCCTTGTCTGGTAGCTTACGATCAGTCAGATACTTAACGCTTAACTTAACTGCTGACTCAACAGCCGCATCGCTAATAGTAGCATTGTGGTGCTTTTCGTAATACTTCTTAATACCTTTAAGAATATCAATGGCCACTTCTGGAGTAGGCTCGTCAACGGTGATACGTTGGAATCGACGCATCAATGCGCGATCTTTTTCAAAGTGCTTGCGATATTCTTCCCATGTGGTACTAGCTACAACTTTGATAGTGCCTTTACTCAATGCTGGCTTCATCATGTTAGCAAGATCATTACTACTATTGCTACCACCGGCACCTGCGCCACTAATCATGTGCGCTTCATCAATGAATAAAATAGTCTTACCTTTGCCGGCAAGAGCTTTAAGCACTAGTTTGAAACGTTCTTCAAAGTCTCCACGATACTTACTGCCGGCAAGCATAGCACTAATATCTAAATTGAATACGGTGTATTCTTTTAAGAATTCTGGAACAGCACCGTGAATAATATTAAATGCAAGGCCCTCTGCGATAGCAGTCTTACCAACGCCCGGGTCTCCGACTAATAATACATTGTTTTTAGTACGACGACCTAGTCCTAATGCAATTTGCTCAAGCTCTTCCACTCGACCAATTACAGGATCAACTTTTGCTTTCTTAACTTGATCATTAAGGTTAGTGGTAAATGCTCTTAATGCTTTTTCGCTTTGTGCATCTACTACAGTATCTTCTTCTTCTTCGTTGAGTTCGTTATTAACAAAATCGGCAAATTTATCACGCTCAATACCGCCCTTATTAATATAATAAACAGCGTAGCTACGTTTTTCACTAAGGATACTTAAAAACACATCAACAAGTTCAATACTTTGACGTCCGCTAAACAACACCTGTGTAAACGCACGATTTAGCACACGCTCGACTGTCTGCGTCTTTTTAGGTTTAAATCCCCTTGGAGCATTTTCAATTTTAATCTCGTCAAGATTAGTTTTCAAATAATGCTCTAGGTTGGTTTTGATATATGTTGTATCAGAACCAAAATTTGTTAATAGCTCAAAGAATTTTTCTTCGCAAAGCATAGCATACACTAAATGTTCTAGCGTTACATACTCGTGCGAGAGTTTTTTACAGTCTTCAACTGCTTTTTCAAATACTTGTTGTAATTGATCACTTGGTTCTACCATTACGTTTCCTTGGGTTATGATGAGTTAATTATACACGAATTAAGATTATTGTCAACCGTACTTGGATTTTAAATGTCTTAATATTTCAGCATCTTCGTAGTCTATTGACTTTGGAACAACAACATCAATTTTAACATACAAATTACCGCGTCGGTGTTCATGCATACCAAGTGGCAATCCGTATTGATTACATGACATAGTAGTACCTGGATTGATACCTGCCGGTATGGTGATATCCAATGTTGAATCTTCTACAGTTTGAATCTTAATTGATGTTCCAAGCATTGTATCAAACACAGATATCGGTGCAGTGGTGTACAGGTCTGCACCCCTACGTTCAAACTGTGGATGCGGTATTTCTTGAATAACAGCAATTAGGTCTCCACGTTGCAGTTGCGGATGAGTATCGTCTCCCATCTCGTGGAATCGAATACTGTCGCCCATTGCAACCCCTCTAGGGATTTTAAGTTGCAGTGCTTGTTCTCTACCGGAAGGTAATCGAATACTACCAATAACATCTTTACCATGCAGAATATCTTTAAGAGTCATCTGTACAGTGATATTGATACTTTTATTTTTACGCATCATTCCACGTTGCTGAAATCCGCCAAACGGTCCGCCAAACATATTACCAAAAATATCATTCATATTTCCGGTATTAAAGTGGAATCCACCTGGCCCGCCAAATTGTGGTTGCGGGTTATCGTACTCGGCACGTTTTTGATCGTCACTGAGTGTTGCGTATGCTTCTTGCAGTTGTTGAAACTGTTGTGTATCACCACCCCTATCTGGATGATGTACAGCGGCTAGTTTTCTATAGGCTTTTTTAATGTCCTCGGGGCTAGCACCTCTAGGAACACCTAATACATTATAATAGTCCATATTTTATTTTATTGGTGAAAAAAGGTATAGTAAACATTATACTATACCTTTTTACTTATGTCAAGACTTTTATTTCTTCTTGCCGTCTGGAACAGCTTCACCTTCTACTTTTTTATGAGTTTTGATTTTTTTACAATCTTGAGCTTGTTTACCAGTTTTCTTATCATTCACTGGCTTGCCAGCTTTGTCCACTTTTGGTGTACAAACTTCTTTAACCACTGCTTCTGCGTATGCAGTAGCTTGATATCCTACAAAAGACCATATTACAATGTTTAATGCAATTAAAAACTTTTTCATTTTATACTCCTTTCTTAGCTAACATAGCTTGAACTTTTTCTTGAATAATCTTTGCCCAAAACGGCTGTGGAAAATTCCATCCTACAAATGCTCCTAGTGCTACCCAAAATAATGTATCTAACATATCCTGCTCCTTTAAATTGCTGGTTGTGGCTCGTCAGGCACAATCTTTTTGCCGCCGGCCGTTGTTGCTACTGGTGTTGTACTCCAACTTGCTGGGGGTGTAAAACTTGATGTTGCTGGAGCTGGAGGTGTGCTTCCAAACCCGCTTCCGCTAAAGCTACTTGTTGGTGCTGGAGAACCGAAGCCCCCTGTCTGGGCACCAAATCCTGACGCAGGTGCGCTAGGTGTTGTAGACCCGCTTGATGGTAGTTGTGCTCCGCCATTGTTTGCTCCGTTTAATTTTTCTTGTGTACGACCAAATGCCGCAATGCCTAATACTGCACCCATTGCGATATGGAATAGTCCAGCACCCTGTAAGGTCAATGGATTCCATTGTGTAATTTGTGTATGGGTAAATGTCTGCAATAAACTCCACAGAATTGGGAATACAATCATGTCCATAGTACATACTAACATGTACATCCAACCCATCATTGGACGCCATTTTGAATTCATCCAATCTTCTTTTTTTGATTCGCTTGTGCTTTTAACTTCTTCGCTCATTTGTTGCTCCTGTATTTTAAAATATTAGTAATGCGCCCTGTAGACTCAATACTAATCCTAATCCTGCTACTACAAAACTACCCCAGAACAACGGCATGCTAACAGCAAGAATACTTGCTGACAATAATACGATTGCCAACTGGTATGCTGTGCTTGCATATCCAATCCATGGGCTACGTGTTTTAGCATCGTCACGTTCTGCTTCTAATGCTTTGGCTTTTGCCATAAGATCTTTTTTACCTTCTTTAGGCTCGTTTTCGTAACGTTCAATCTTAGCAGCCATTTCAACAGCACGGGCTTTATCGCCATTGTGTTGTGCTTCATATAGATTTTGTTCTGCAAGTGATTGCTTGATTGATTTTGCTTGATAAAAACTGTAGGTGTCGTTAGCCTTGATAGTATTGTTTAATACTGTGCTAGACAACTTGCCGCCGTACCATGCGTTGACTGCTAGACATAGTGCAAATATGTTAATAACCATACCCGCTTTATCTTTGATCTTCGCTTCACGCTCGCTACGTGATCCAACCGGAGGCTTAGGTGCATCCGGATCTTTAGGTGTCTTGTTTACTAAATTTAGTACGCTGTCTATTAGTGCCATCTTCGCTCCTTCTATTATGTTAGTATTTATTTGATACTATCAAATATTTTCTTTTGGGATTTATACCAATCAATCCAGTTATCCACTGTGTCTTTGCAGGTATAATACTGTCCGTAGTTGTCTACAACTGTAGGTAATACTTCGCTTAACTTAGTTGTTTCTGGTATTAGTTTTAAATCTGGACATGTTTCTAACATATCTCTAGGAACATCTGGAAACTTTACAGCTACTGGAACACTCGAACAGCCTGTAATTAGTAACACAGCTACTATGATAAGATGTTTCATTTCTTAACCTCCTCAATAGTAACAGTTCCTTTCTTTATAGAGTTTTTAGCCGCATCATTTAAAATGTTTATTGCTTCAGGAGCAACTTTACACTCTGCATCTATAACTTGTGTTTCTTTAACAATACGCTCTTTGACTGTGGTAATGTATTCTGTACGAACTTTTTGTTTTTCTTTAATCTTAGCTTCTAGTTTAATATTAACTTCTTGGCTAGCGGCTTCTGCTTTGGCTACTTTTGCTTCAGCTTCTGCAACTTTAGATCGCCAAGCCATTTCTACATCATATCCACCGCGTAACCAAACACCTAATATTACTAACGCAATTCCAACAGGTTTTAAGATACCTACATACTTGCCATACATAGGAATAAATTTACCAAACCATCCGGCAAACATTCCTGTAATACCGACGGCAATAATAGCCCAATATACCCAGTTCAGTATTGCATCTGGGATGATGCTAAACATCCACTGAAGTTGACTCATTTTTTATCCTTGTAGAACGTGTATAGCATGATTATAATGCTTTATACGATCCTCTAGTCCAATAGTACCGCCGTTGATGCGTTTTGTTAATGTAAGTATATCACCTGCATCGGCCCATTGATTTAGATTGTTAGCTTCCCAGAACCAAGCGGCTGATTGTACACAACCTTCAAATGTTGTTAAATGTTCGCTGGCTTCTTCTACGCTAATTTCTAAACTCTGTGCATAACGAGTATAGTTATCTTTGCCAGTCAACTGAATAAGACCACGTCCGCAAAATTTCCAACCATCACCGCTTTCTTCTGGACCATTGCCCATACGATTTCCGTACGCACGATTTGCAATACGTTCTGGTTGCATTGCATACTGACGTGCAATATCTATGTTGGGAAATAGTCGGGGCCAAACACGACACAGACTTTCTGCTTTGTAGTTTAA